TTCGCTGCAATCGACGAATCCAGCCATGGAGTATGCGATCTGCACGACGTTCGGCCATGAATACGCTCACACGCTCGGGATGCCTGATGCAAGCCAGTCTCCCGGGCAGATGCTGAACGCAAACCCCAATGTACGTCGGGATCCTTTGTGCAGCCGCATGGCCTACGGACGTGTTTCGTTAGCAGCCCATGAATGGCTCGTGGGACATGGCTTGGCTGGCACACATAAACTCACCCGCTAAATACATTCATAAACGCCCTGGAGAGCTAGCGAACCCGCGCTCCACGCTTGTGGCTGCGTACTCGTAATCTGCAGAGATCCAGCCCACGGTTGCACGGTTTGGACACCTGAAGTTATAAGTCCAATCGCGGCATAGACAGTACCATTAGGATCAACGTAACCGCCTAACACCTGATTCGCTCCGTCAGGTTCTGGCATAAAGGGAAGCAAAAAGTTCCATACACCAGTGCCACCTGATGTATTCAAAGCCAACTCGAGTGAAATACGTACTGCGATTGTCTTCCCATTCCGGCTATAAGCACCAATCAACGAGCCGCTGCCAAGCGTTGGCTGAGTCCCCGTTGTCGTCCAGGTCGGTGTGTAAGTAGTCCATGACGACCCTATTACCGCTGTTGATCGACGATCGCTATATACGAATGAGGCTGCTGACGGTGCAGCAGCCGGCACATATACATCAGCCAACTGATACGCGTTAGATGGTACCAGACCGACGCCAGCACGGCTCGCAAAAAGCGTCGCCGAACTCGGGTTGCCAGCTTGTGGAGTGCCAGGGACCACTACTGGCTGAACGATGTCGCTTGCATCTCCTCCATCGCGGGAATCAAAGACCTTTATGAACAGTGTGTCAAGACGAGAGTTCGTCGGATCTGGATTGGAATGCAATGCGTTCACAGGGCCTAGGTTTGTCACAAAATATGAACCGGCGTTAGCCTGTACGGTACCTGGGATTGCTGCGCTCCCGCCAGCTATCTGCGAATTGAACCCTGACGCTGCGTACGCCAACAAGTCGTTTGGCCCGACAATGCCAGGCGAAATTGCTGCAGCGATTAGCAGACGATCCTGCTGCGGGGTGTAGCCGAGCGCTGAGTCGTATTGGGCAGCCAAGAAAGTCATGTTGCTCCTATCGTAGAAGATTACGGGGCTGAGTAGACGAAGACATTGTCAACTTGGACGGAGACCCTACTGCCAGAGCCTTACGTAATCAACCTGCATAGTAACATTGCTGGCAGGTGTTCCACCGTAGGGTACATCATCCCCCACATTACAGATCAAAGACATGCCATTTCCTACGGTGTCAATGGTGCCCGTTGCTGTGTATACCTTCACGCCATCATAGTAGAAGTCAATCACTTCGCTACTACCAGACGCATACCAATTCGCTCCGTAAACATGAAATGCATTTGAGTAGGTACCGCCAGGGGCGGTGTTACTTTGTTGTGGGCTTGAAGACGTACCATAATGGAAAGTGGGCTGTACAGTACCCAGACCTTCAGCAACATCGATCTCTCCTCCGTCAGGCCACGCGGCCGAGTCGTTTCCAACGGCCCAAAATGCTGGCCAGTTATAGATTGAGGCACCAGATCCAGGGAGATATATGCGTGCCTCAAAGTATCCTCGGATGAAGTTGAATGCTGGTGATTGACCCCATGAGTCTCCGGTGCTAACCCACGCCCCTAAACCTGTGGTCTGCAACAGATTCAGAAAACCACTCGTTACCCATACGTGGTTTGAAGATACATTTCCGTTAGTAGAGGACCCGTTTAGAACGGCCCAATGAGGATTTGCCCAAGCACCGAGGTTGGTGCCATTATCGTTACCATATGATGTAGCTCCATAGGACGCTCCTGTAACGGCGTCGTTACCATCCCAGTTCTCGTTGAACTTGACCGTCCATGGCTGGCCCCCGTGATTGTTGGCGCCCGGTCCGGGAGCACTTACTCCGTTGGAAAAGGGCACGATCGAAGTCACGGCTGTGATCGGTCCGAATGTATTTGAAATCTTAGAAGCACTCCCGGATCCGTTGACAGCCGTTACAGTCACGGTAATCGTGTGGGTTTCATCACCCACCACTGTCGGGTAAGTGCTGGCGCCCGTGCCAACATTGACACCGTTGCTCTGCCACTGGTAAGTGTATCCAGTCGGCGAGTTCGTCCAGGTGCCCGGTGTCGTGGACAACGTATTGCCTTCGACAGTGCTGCCACTGATCAATGGCGCCACGTTATTCACTGGAGCGCCCGAGCCTCCACCGCCGGTCGTGAGTAGCGTGCCGAGAGTGCCTGCGCCCGAAAGAGCTGCCGTACCCAGCTTGCTGAGACCGAGAGCAGTCTCAGTCGATCCCAGTATTGCAGCAGCCTTGATTTGTGTCGTGTAGTTGGCTGCGAGGTAAGTCGCCAGTGAGACGACGATACATCCGATGGGACCACCATCTGCGTCCCCAACACTGCCTGATGCGCCCTCGTCGAAGAAGACAAGAACCTGACCACCTGCTGCATACCAGCTTGTCCCCTGAATCACAGGGATGATCGAAGATAGGAATGTATCTCCTCCTGTAGTGATACTATTTCCGCCAAGATCATTACTACCACTATCGCTGTTAGTCAGGCCGAGCCACATAAACCGCGGAGGACTTGCGCTGTTTAGATCGGCAGTGATATTGGCGTAGGAGCCCAAGGAAAAGGCAACTCCATAACTTCCGGCATCCAATGAAGTGACGCGCGGGAAGTAGCTTCCAGGCTCATGATAACTAGGCGTGCCGCTTTCAAGGTAATAGCGCCACTTCATTCCTGCTGCATGAAGCTGGTCAAAGATCGTCGTGCGCGCGGCGAAGTTGGTGTCCGCACTATCATTGACAATCGTCGAGTCATAGTCAGGGCTTGAGGTGTTATAACAGTCAATACCCGAGGCGTAGCCAAGGTAGTTAGGGGCGCTGTAGTGACCAAGCGCGCGCACATTCGTAGCTGTCCCATATGTTCTTGACAAATTGCCGCAATAACCCGAATCACCAACAACAGTTGACCAGTCTGTGTTCTCCATGATAATCCACATGATGCCAGCGGAACCCCCTCCGCTGACTGTCGCTGCAGTAACAGCGTTGACGGAATGCGACGTAGCAACAGAAGCAGGAACGATTCGGCTTGCAGCTCGCGTTGTCGCAGATGCAATTGATGTCGCCACTGCGGAACTCAACGCAAGCGGCTGCCCCCATGACGCGGCACCAGTAGCCGCCGAGAGCGAGATCGCATTAGGCGTGAGAAGCGGAGCTATGATAGGACCAGGGCCGAGAAGGAATGGAGCCAAGCCTGCTGCCGCGACGAGCACCACGCTGTTGGCTGCAGCCGGTGTGACCGTCAGAGAGGGGTTGGTGTCCGTGGATGTGGCTGTGCCGGCCGCCGAGAACGCCGTGGGGCCTAACCATTCTGAGGCGTATGCGGTGTAGAGGCCACCAGTCGTCGTGACGGTGATTGACTGGGCGCCTCCCGCTGCGTCGATACAGCACCACCACTCGAGATCTCCAACAGGTGTCGACGCGCTGATGCCATCAGCCCGCTGCCACAAGCCGCCTACACCCGCGACACCGAGGACGCTGTGGCCACCAGAAACATGGATCGCGCACACAACTCCGTTACCACGCTCGACGAAGAAGGGCAAATTCCACGAGACACCGGAGGGAAGAGCTGAGCCGGAATCGCCTGCTTGGACGAATCGTCCTCCTGTGACTGTGCATATCGCGTTGGATGTGGAAACGCTTGACGGAGCTAATGGTACCGGCCCCGGTATCGCTTCCGATGCAGTAGCAGAACTAAACGCGGCAGCCGATGGATGAAGTGCCACACTTGGATATGTAACTGCTGCAGTCGCACTACTTGTCGCAGCAGAAGAAACAGGATACAGGTAAACCGGAGGTAAAAGTGTGAACGACGCACCGACGCTAGCCCATGGTACGGAAGCAGTTATGCCGTATTCACCGTCACTCGGACTGACGACCGTAGCATCTTCCACATACAACGTAGCCGCATCCTGGAACTCTCGAGTGACAAACAAGGCTTGAGGACTCCAAGTCATGCCAGGCTTGGCATAGGCTGCCGCAGCTACGACCATCAATTCACCCGACAGCGCGAAAACCGGGCCACAATCGGTTCCTGGTACAGTGCCTACCGCGGAGTTGTAACCATCAACCGGCGAACTGACTGCGATGCCCGAATACTCCATTATGGCAATGGATGAACTGAGAGCGCCAGCAGTTCCTCCGGTCCACGTCGCAGTCACGGTGTTTGCAGCACCGCCGATGGCGACGGCCCAGAACAAAGCGACCATTCCTTTATCGGCCGCCGCCGGTGACAGTGCGATCAGGTTCCAAGTCTCGCGACTATCTGCTACCGATACTCCGGTGTAAACGTTTCCGCTCGTTCCTATCTGCACAGCACACACGAGTAGATGTGGGGCAGTCGTGGCACCCAGCCACGCGACTGAAGGCGTAGCGGTGTTGGGGTTCGCAGATGTTCCCTGAACGAAAGCCCAAGCCATTAGACGATCCCTACCCAGACTCCAGAGCGCTTCTGATAAATCGTCGTGAGCGCTGCGCCGTCTTCTTGGACATAGAGCTGTCCGTTGGTGCCAACAGAAGAAGGAGGAGCGCCGGCCCCGTAAAGGATGTTGCTTCCCGGCAGTGTCTGGATAGTGCGTTCGAGCGCCTTCGTCTTATCGGCGCCTTGGCTGATGGTCGTGCCCAGATGAGCGCTACGCGTTACGCGTCCCATCAGCTTGTACTCGTAAAGACGGATTGGACATTGGAAATCATCTCGTTGCCCTCGTTGTCAAGCGTGATTGTGAAGGAGAACATCCTGATCGGCATCGGTCCAGTGCCGGCTGTGGGAAGGGGGATCTGCAAGCACCCGTAATTCGCCGTCAGATAAACGAAATCTCCGATATCGTAGTCGACGAATGGCTGCGGAACGTCTGCATCACCGTGATAGGCAAACGGTGTGAATGTCCAGATGACTTCGGGAGCTTCGCGGAAGAGCACCTCGGACTCGGCATAAGCAGTGGTGATCGTGAGGCTGTTGATGTCGGATAGCGACGCGGTGTCCTGCATCATTCCGTAGGTGTGAATGCTCTCCGTTATCTCACCCGGTCCTGGATACTGGGAAGAGTTGGTGAGCTGGTCGAGCACAGTCATCTGCGTCGCGACGTTGGAAGCGTCCTCGGTCGGTGTGAGCTCGGTCAGGTTGCCTGGGCAGCTGAAGACAGCGTTTGGTCGATCCTGACCGCGGCCGTACACTGTGCTGCCGCCCTTGACGAGCCCGTAGTAGAAGTCGAGCTGCAATGTCGCTGGGTCGACGCGGAAGTCGAAGCCGCCCTCAACATTCGACAGCGTCTGGATTGCCTGACCGATGTTCTGGAGCTGCTGATAGGTGACGTTCCAGAGAATGTTATGTGGGTTAGGCTCAACGGATCCGACGCTGATTGGAAGCGGATACTCGAAGTTGGTCCTTTCAATGAGGTCGACTGCAATCGCTGTTGGATCCAACCCCAAGCCGTTACCGGGCGTATGCGTAATCCCGCTGGTGGTCGAGGTCGGCCCTACCATTGGGTTGACGCCAATGACGCCACACTTCAGCAGGCGCTTGAGTAGGTACTGGAACCAACCGACCGCAGTGACCTGCAGCGTCTGAGTCGTCGCGTTTACGGTGGGGCGAGCAGTCCACAGGGGTCCGCTCCACGCAATCTCGTCATTGCGATACAGGACCAAGCAGTTGATCAGCGTGTGCAGCCAGATTTGCTCGGCGATAGAGTCGAGGATGTTGACGCTGAATGCTGCAGACTCCACGCCGTTTAGAGACAACGCCACGCTGCGATTCTGTGCCGTATCGAGCAAACCGATGTTTGAGAAGCCTTGGAAGGCGTTGTTTGAGAAGATCGGTGTCGCCAGATACCAATCCCACTTGACTGCTGGCCCCAGCGTGGTGCTGACGAAGACGGGCGTGATCGGCGTCGGTATCGGAGTGACGACCTCGCCTGGGAATACGACCGAGCAAGTCGTCGTAGACGTGCTGGTACATGAAGGTGTCAGCGGGACAGCGCTCGGCCTGGTAACCGTTGCCGAAGCAGAAGAGATTGCGGCGCTTGTTGGCGTGACAACGACAATGCCTGGCCTGAAAACCAATGCCGTCGCGGCAGAAGTGGCAGCGCTCGTCGGAGTAAGCGACATTGCTGTCGGTATAGTTAGCGTGCATACGGCACCGGAGGAAGACGTCGCCGACGGGGTGAGAAGGATCAGAGGAACAATCGACCCCAGCATCGTTGTTCCCACCGACCGTAGCGTGCCACCAACACCAGTCAGCAGAAGCGGGTAAACCGCTTGTGGATAGGAAACTGTGCAGCTCGCAGAAGAAGTTCCCTGGGACGGCGATGGAGTAACCACCGCAGCAGGCACTGAAAGCATGCATGTGGCTCTCGACGATGAGCTTGCCGACGGCGCGATCGTGAGCTGTGACACAACGGAGCCCAACATCGCCCCACCGACCGACCCTACGATCCCTCCGACACCAGTCAATGCAATTGGTACAGGTGTGCCAACCACTTGTGTCGTGACCGTCACAAAGGCGTTGCTCGTCGCAGCGCTGTGTGGCGTAAGCGAGACGCCGAACGTGAGAATGATCCCAGCGGTCTCCCACAGGAATGGAGATCCCGTCGTCCAGGCCGCTGTTACCGAACCAGGGGGATTGATCCAATACGAGACATCAAGAGAATTGCTCCACGACCAAGTTCCTGCGTTGTAATTCACCCATCCAACCGACATCACCGTCACAGTGGTGCACGTCGCGCTGCTCGAAGCAGTTGCTACTGGCGTCAAGTTCTGCGCCGTGACAATTGCTGTCGACGTTGCGCTTGTAGCTACTGACACAGGGACCAATGGGATAGTGACGCCGGCGATCACCGAACATGACACGCTGCTGACACCGTCGCTTGAAGCAGATAGGAGTGCAGCAGCAGTCAACGCACCGGATGATCCACCGACTGCGTTCGATGTCGGCGAAAGTAGACCAGACGCTTTGGCGCCCCCGATAGCAATTGAAGTCGCAGCCGTCGATGGGGTTAGCGCTACGGAGAGAGTGGCAACATAGAACTCGGCCGAGATGGCGAAGCTCGCCGATGAGGTGACAGTCCCCCATGTCGGCCCAGCGGATGTACTGGCAGCGAGGTTGAGCCCAGCAGCTTGGTTATCGCCACCGACCGCGGTGTGATAGGTCCAGTTCGCTGGTGTCCCGTTGACTGGCGTTGCTGTGGTGACGGAAAGATCGAGCCAAGCGAAGATCCCCGTCGGCAAAACACTCTGCGTGGTGATTAGCGGCTTGGCGGCCGTCGTGCTGGCCGTATTGGTATCAGTCTGGCCGGTACCACCGAGAGTCCACGTCCCCGAGCCCTGACCCGTCCAAGAGTCGACACACCAATCAGTAAACGCGGCGTTAGCCGTGCTCCATGTAACGGCGACGGCACCAGCGGTTATCGCCGTGGCGATGCCCCACCAGATCTCCAAGTGCCCACCCTGGCTGGCGTTCTCGTCTACCTTGGCCGCGGTCCCCTTCCACGAGACATTAGGGCTCGAGACCGCAGTGATGTGATTCCCGGTGACGCTGGTGTAGACACCGAGAATGACGATATCGCCGACATGTGCCGGCGTAATTGACAACGATGGCGTGCCCGTCGCGAAGGCGTCAACAGGAAAGCCGGTCGCGTGGGCAAGCGCCATATCAGGCCGCGCCTAACCTACCCGACAGACGCGGACCGCTGCCTCTTCAGACTGCTTATGCACTGTAGGTCTCCTACGCGTCCGCAGGAGCAGCGGCAGCAGCCGCTACATGCGTTCCATCTTCCTGCGCAACTAGACGTCCTGCGGCGACCTCATCCGCATAACAGACGCCGCCAAGCACTTCATCGCCCCTAGCGGTTCTGTTGTAAGTGCCATCAGCAGCATGTTCAATAAACCCCGCGCCGACAAGCTCAGCCAGATAGCCGACAACCGCTTCGACCGAAGTGTCGCCATAGGTGTTCGGATCGTCTGTCAGATGCGCCGACAGACCTGCGGCTTCATTTCGCGGCCAGTTCGTGTTACCAATCCGATCGCTATGCGGATTCATCCATGCCAACACGCGTCCGGCTGGATCCGTGAGCACATAAGGTACTGCGGTTTCTACTGATGCTTCCATGGTGGTTCCTTTCAGGGTTATCAGGTCAGGGATGTTTGGAGCACGCCTGCTGCCACGGTGGCAGGTGTTTGTGTTACTGAAATTACCGTCATACTGAGCGTACCCCACCATATGACATTTCCGACAGTCGAAGCGTCACACAGAGCAAACGCGTTCAACGTCGATGTGCTGCCAGTACAGGCGGCAAACGTGATCGTTGCCGTGTTCACACCGACAGATGGAGTTGCGACTGTTGCAGCAGTCCAGTTACCAACGACACTGGCTCGTGCATATCCTGTGTAGGTCGCCTCGACGATCGTCGATCCAGTAGAAGACGACGTTGGTATAGAAGTACACAGCGCTAGGTACGACCCCCCGACTGCAGACCATGTCGCTTGACCATTTGCGTGATTCACAGCCTTCTGCTCTGCGTACTGACTGAAGCCAGAACCACCGGCAATGGCTGGGAATCCAACACCTTCATCCATCGAACACCATGGACGACGCTCGCGCATCCATTCCTTGCCAAACTCTGTGAAGTGACCGAAGCGCAATTCGAGGCGTCTAACCACGAGCCGCCCTTCGCTATCCGGCAAAATGATTCCGCTGGGCCGACGTTGTACTATTTTCATTACGAACTCCTATTTAGCTGGTTGCGTCGCCTGTTATCGCGTCCAGCATCGCGTCTACACGTGATGCAAAACCGACCTCTTGGCTGACTCGGATTGGTATAGATGTTGTCTGGCGTGAATTCATGTCCCCGAATACAGTGCGTCTTGCGCGCATTGTTGGCGGCAAAACTTGTTCCTCGTAAAGCGTTTACGCCAATTGACACTGGCTCTAAATGCGCAGGATTGACACATGCGCGATGTATGCAAGTCTCTCCGCCACGGCATCCCGAGTCATTGTGACAAAGGTGATCTAGCGTCAAATAGTCAGGAATGGTCCCAACCAGCAGTTCGTAAGCGTATCGATGAGCAGCAACGGTTCCCCCATTATCCTTTCTTCGCCAAAACTGTCCATAACCCCTTGAAGTCGTCGCTGTCCAAATCCAGCATGGACCGAGTTTGGGACGATGGATGGGAATTGGACCGTCCTTATCTACCTTCGACCAAAAACGATCAGCCGGACTCCCACCGCTCTTGACGATTAGTGGACTACCCCACCGTAACCACCGATGGTAATGTGACGAGCACCAACCATGAGCCTCGTGCGGTCGTCCACAATCAACGAGCGAGCAAAGACGCGTCGGCATGTCGTCACTCGTCCCTTCTGAGTCTCGCGCGACGTGTTACCGTCATGAGTAGACTCCTATCTGTGGGTAGACACGTACGTGTCCGGGGTCGGAAAGTATTTGTCGGAAAGCTTGGAAGTGCTGCTTTATGCGCGCGGCCGAGAGAGGAGCGCCATAGATCGCGACATCCTGAGCCGCAGCTAGCGTCACTGCTGCTGTCAGCGGAGAGGCGATTTGAACGGGCATTCCGATCATTATCTGATCACTGCCTGTGGCAGTAGGTCTTGTGCTGAGAGCGAGAACAGTGGGGCTCACGATTGACGTGATGAAGGTTCCAGAGCGTATGACGTTCGCACCAGGAGGAATTGGATCAGAGACAGGAGCTCCAAACTGCATTCCGGCTGTCGTGGCAGACGACCCTCCGTAACCTGACAAGAGCGTTATATTATTTGACGCACCCGAAATCGCGCACACGACGCCACGAAGCGCGATGGAAATTCCAGGGGCACCGCTCAGCCCTTGACTCGCGACAAGCTGGTTATCGACGTAGATGGATTGAAGCCCCGAGACAAGATCGTAGGTGCCAATGATGTGCTGCGGCCACCCAGTCAATACACCAGCGGCAGTCAATGTGTGTAATGTAAATGTCTGGTAGTTACTAGTCTCGATCCAGACATTGAAGATGACGTTGAATCCGCTGAGCTGAAGTTGGGCCTGACCGGGAGCCGAAAACAGATTGAACGCATTCCCGTTAGGGTCAGCAGTCGATAGACCCTCGATCGTCAGTCCATGAGATAAAGCGTAGGGAGCTACATCGACCGATGAGAAGTAGTTCCCAACACTGCCTAACGCGCTCGTACCAATCACGTCGTCCTTGATCAAGCTCGGCAGTGAGAGCACCGGCGTACCGATTGTCAGCAGGTTGATCCCGCCGATATCGTCGACGACCATCGCCGAGCCGACATCGTCGCCAAGACCCCACCGGCTGATCAGCGATGGGACTTCATTCTGGACATCAGCAACTGTGATCATCGTCCTATTTCCATGTGTTTGACCACGCGACGGAGACATATGGACTGCCCACGATCTTCTGGCCGAAGAACAGAAACCGACTCAGGCCAGGTGGCAACTGAAGCCAAGTTGACGATGGATCCCACAGGCCGAAGACGTTATTGCCAGAAGAGTTCGTCAACGTGTGCTTGGCCACGTCGATAACGATGTGATCGCCGTTGGCGATGGTTCCGTCGAGCTGAATAAACTGGTTTGTCGGGAGGAGGAGAAGTACCGGAATGCTGACACCACCGAAGATCGTGATGATTGGCTGCGCGAGCCACGTCCCACGATTGACGCATTCGACGTTCGGTACCGATGACACCGACTGAGATGCCGGCTGCCCCATCGAATTCACCGGGACGGTGTACCGGAGGGGGTAAGTGCGTGGATAGATTCGCCCAAGTGCGGTGCTCGAGGCCGGAGTCAGCACAGACGTAGAGAGCATTTGTTTCGTCGGCTGCGTCAGCCTCGGATTCGACGCACGAACCGTCAGTTGAAAGTCGCGCCTTATGCGAGTTGCAGAGGCACCTATTGTTCCTGCTGCGCCAGCACCTGAAGAGGTAGACTGTTGAATGACGTTCTTGATCACTGGCGACGCGATCGGCCGCACATTGGTGACCATGTCGCACGGCCAGATAGCATCAACGCGGTAATCTTCGATTGCAATCTGCGTCGCGTTCTGTCCACCGACGAAGACGCCGGCAAAGCCTTGCTGCAGATAGCCGAACTGCTGCGCGATGACTCCTGAGAGCGCTGAAGATGTAATACCTAACGCCTGAACATTAGGGTTGGTAGTTGGATCGACTTGGTAAAGTGATGCAATGACCTGATCAGCGATGATCTGAAGCTGCAGCCAATACTGTTGCCCCCCGCTAAGCGTCAACGCGTTCTGAGCGAGCACTTCAGTGACACCGTTGTAGTAGGCCACGAGACTCAGCGCCGTCGGGCTTGCCGTCACATAGAGATAGTTCGTGGCTGACGAGCATTTCGCGATGATGCCGCCGTAGGGGAGCGCTAGACCGGGATTCGTCGTCGGCGCCATCGTGAACTTCTCGGTGATGGTGTGATCTGTGTATTGACGCAGCGCGTAGTAGAGGACGGCTGGATTCGTCAGCGAGCTCGAGCTGTAGACAGTGCGCATCGTTCCGTCACCGGGGAATGCCGCCGACTGAGAGATCGCAGCCCACATCGCAGCAGAGGTGAGTGGGTCGCTGAACTCGTCGTGGATGTCCCACCAGCAGAACTTCATCGATGACTCGACGAGCGTGCCGAAAGCGGCTCGGAGATCGCGTTCCATGCGTGCGAGCTCAAACAAGTTTCCGGCTTCCATCGTCCCGTCGATTGTCAGCGTATCGCCGCTCCAGTAAGCGTCGTAGGGGATCTCGCCGTGATCAGCCGGGCGTGGCGCCCGGTTGTCGCGAATGTCTGGAGCGCCCAAGCCATCGATCTCTGTGACCCAATAACGATCCGGTCGCAGACGATCATTGAGAATCAGGCCGTTGTAATGAATCGGCGACTGAAGCCCGAGCGCAATCATGTCGGCGTTCACCGGCGTGAGGTACTGATATGCCGGGAGCGCAGAGCGAGCGATGGGGGCGAAGGTCGACATCAGACGGGGGTCTTCATCGAGAAGGCAATCTGCTTGCCTTGGGTGTATGGGTTTACCTCGGGGGAAACCGGATTCGTGGAGACGTTGATGTGTGTCGTCGTGCTCGAGTTAGCGATACCTGTGCCGGTGAAGGCTGGGTTGGTCGCTGCAGCGATGCCCAACGACGAGGCGTAAGCAGGTTGCAAGCCACCCATGCCGGTGAAGATCGCGTCACGGAAGTTCGTCCACAGACTCGAAGCAAAGGACTGGGGCTGAGTGAGCTGGCCATTCAGCGTGGCAAGCTGGAGATTGTTCTGTGTGATCGCCTGCGTATTCGTGATCAGGCTGTTGATCAGGTTCTCGAATTCCGCTGCCTGAGCTGGATCCATGCCAGCTTCCATCCCCGACAGATTCAGACCCATGAGCTTGCTGATCAAATCGCCGGGGCTCAAGCCTTGGACATTCACGCCGAAGTCGCTGTTGAGCGTTCCAGCAAGCCCTGCGTTGGCAATATTTAGTGAGTTATTGCTGCCTTGGTAAGCCTGCATGAGTGTCCCAACGTCAGTCGATCCAGTTGTCTGACCGATGGTCTGGATGATCTGCGCGAGTCCTCCGTAGACGCCGCTCTGGAACTGCCCGCGCGACTGCACGTAAGCCGATGCTGCGTTGTCAGTTGAAGCTGTGTTGTCGGCAAGCGCCTGGGTATTCGTCGCGAGATCAGTTCCGATCCCATCGAGCGCTTGAATGATCGTTGCTTGCGCGCCAGTATTGCCAGCTACGATCGCCATACCGAGCAGCGACGACGCAGAAACGCTCGAGAAGTCCCCGCCTGCGATCGCTTGCAAGTTAGCTCCAGATCCGGCGTAGGAAGCTATCTGCGATTGGTCACCACTGATCGATGTCTGGAAGCCTCGATTAGCAAGTGCGCCGGCGAGCCCAAAGTTGCCCTGCGTTGTGGCGACGCTCGCGAGGCCAGCGAACAGAGATGCACCGGAAGAGGTTGTTTGCGCTGCTTGCTGAACCCCCGAGATGGCGTCTTGCAGCGCCTGCGCCGTGTACTGGACAATGGACTGGTTGAGCTGATCGATCTGCTGCTGAATCGTCGACACCGTCGTTGCGTCACCCATTGCGCTCGCTTTCTGCAGAGCGTCTTGGAGCGCTGTGACTTGATTGGCCGCGGAGACCGCCATTGCCTGATCGATGGCCGGCAGGAGGTCGAAGCGCCCAAGTGCCTGAGCACCGCCCTGTTGGGCCGTGAGGCCAGCGAGCTGGGTACCGTAGACGTTGGAGACCTGCTGTAGCTCGTCCGTCACTACCTGCTGCTCGGCCTGGTAGGTCGCCTGAATGTTCGTCGCAATCTGGTCGCCAAGAGCTGTCGATGCGGCTTCCCACAGGGCGTATTGAGTATTGAGCCCGGCCAGTGCTGCCGCGCGCTTCTTGGCATTTGTGATGAGCTTCGACTTCTTGCGCTGCGCGACGATTCCCGCGATCATCCTCGTGGCAATTGACTGCTGTCCCTGCAGCCCAGCGCGTTCCTCCTGGAGCCCTCCGATAACAGCTTGATCACCGGCACCAACTCCAGCAGAGATGACGTCGCCTACGCCAGCAGGTCTGCGATCAATCTGACCGAACGACATGCCTTGAGTCCCGCTCGTGAAACCCGCCAATATGCCCGCGTCGGTAAGTCTGGTCGTGAGCTGCGCCAGAAACTGTGTTATCTGCCCCCACGTGTCATTCATGAAGTTCGATGCAAAGTTAGTGAAGTCGGAGATTTTCCTCGACAGTGGCTGCAGCTTCTCTCCCACGCTGCGCAACTGATTCAGACCAGAGATCACTGAAGTAAATGCAGTGCTGATCATCTGAATCGCATTTGCTGGATCGGCACCGATGAAAGCGAGCGTATTCGGCACCCCGACGCCGGGGATCGCATTGAAGATCTTCTGACCGAATGCACTGAGCCCAGACGCGACAGACGAGGGGAGTCCCTTTGGCATAGGAGGTCCTGATGGTGTCTTTGGTGCCGCCGGAGCACCCGCACCAGCTCCTGTTCCTCCTCCACCACCTGTGCTGGAAGGTGCGGTCGAAGCCTGCGTAGACGTTGACGGCGAACCACCGCCCCACGCTGCATTAGTATCCGAGCCAAATGCATTAGGTCCAAGTCCACGCACAGCCGCCTCAATCGACGCCGTAGTAGCACCCGGCTGCTGGAACGCCCCGATAACGTTTGATATGCCCGACTGGGCCTTGAAGTAGTTGATCGCTGCCTGGATACCCTGTTGCGGTGTCGCAAAGTTGCTCACGCCAACTGAGTTAGCTGCCCCAGTCGTCGGAACGCCATATCCACCGACAATCTCGAACGGGTTATTAGCGCCGCCGTGCCCCGGCTGAAGCACATGGCCGCCTTCCTCGGCATTCCACCAAGCATTGAGTGCCGACATACTGGCGGGAGTCACAGGCGCACCGATCTGCTGCAAGAATGCGCGCGCGAATCCTGACGGCGAACTGGCCGACGTGTTTATCGCTAGATTCTTCTGCGACTGACTGACAGCGCTTTGCGCCGCCTTTGACGCCGGGACAGGCTGATACTTTCCGCCGGGGAAGAAACTGCCCCCCTTCAGCATCGCGTCGATATGGTTGATCTGCGCCTGGGTGTATCCCTGCCCGGCCACCGTGTTCTCTACAGACTTCAGCGATTCACCCGTCGTCGGGAAGATGTTCAGGCCCGCCAACGCGGCCGGCCCTGAATACCCCGGAGCAGGAAGGCTGCCAGGACCGGTATTTACATTCGGAGGTGCCTTACCGAGTAGCTTATTGATTGCCAAAACGGCAGCAGCAGTAGCTGCCATCGCAAGAAGATATGGTGCGAGTTCAAGCGCTGCTGCAGCGCCCGCAGCACCCATCGCACGAATTCCAGTCGCCTCTCCAGTAAGCACACTTGATGCGATGGCTTTATCGCCCATGCCAGCTTCTGCATCGCCAACTGCAACCACCTCGGGCGCCGCCACCTTAGAACGATCGCCGACCGCTTGAATCCCAGTCGCCTCATCCTGCAATACGGTTCCCTTGACGGTTTTGTCAGCAGCAATCTGCTGAGCATCGCCGAGATCCGTGACTTCCCCTGTTGCTTGATGTGCAGAATCGCGAACGCCATTCATATGATCCGCAAAAGTCTTGAACGCCGCCGTAATCGACCCGGTAGCTTGGAAGACCTTCAGCGCTCCCCAGAGTCCCTGGACAGCTCGCGTCGCACCGAGGAAAGCATCAGCCACCTTGTTCATAACGAGCATTCCGACAAATGCAGCGGTGAGTCCCTCAAGGATCATGCGTCCGCCAGGGATCAGATTGAAGAGCGCAAGTAGTTGGGTCACAAGGAATCCGACAACTGTCGCGACATCACCGATGGCCGGAATCAGTGTCTGGTTGATGAACTGCCCAAAGACCTTCATCGCGCCAGAATCGAATACGGCGACCATGACCTTGCCTAGATTCAGCAAGATCCCGCCGAGGATTCCGAGTACGGAGACTGCGTCTGCGAAGAACTTGCGTACCTCTGGCCCGTGCGATTGAACCCACGTTGTTGCAGAATCCATTGACTTGGTGAGGCTCGTAAAGACGGTGTCGCCAGACGGTGCAGCATCGGCGCCGATCGCCTTCAGCAGCATGTGGAACGAGTGGAGAGCTTCGAGAATATGCTCGAGCCGCGTCTCCCACAGCGAGAACTCTGCTGTCAGCCGCTTCTGTCCGGCTACGCTTCCTTCAGTGTTGGCGAGATCATGGGTGAAATCCTGGATGAATCCAAGCAACGTATGCAGAGCTGGTGCGGCAGCCTTAGCCACCGACATGAAAAGCGATTCGATGTTGCTGATGATGTTGGCAATGATCGGCGCGTTCTTGGTCGCATCAGCCGCCATCTGCTCGAAGAAGTTGGTACCCCCCTTGGGACTGAGGACTTGATGTAGTCCCTTCCCGATGGCACTGGCAAGCGTGTCGAACACCGCCATGAACTTCGTATTGCCGAGAAGACTCGTGATCTTCTGCACGGCGTCAGCAAACGGCGCGACGATCGCATCGCTGAGTCTGCGCAGCGGGCTGTTGGGAGAGCGAAGCTGTGCCTCGAGCGTGCTGAGCGCGTTGTAAAGAACCTTCTCGGGCGCGGTCATCTGCCCCAGCAGGTAGTTGAGCTGGCCCTGCGTCGAGGTCTCGGATCCGCTCGGGCTAGCAGCAGTCATCTGCGCCAGTCGCAGCGTCGCCTGCGCAGCCTGGACCTGCTGCGGCGCTCGCGTTTGAGCAAGCCGGGCTTGACGCGCAGCCTCAACCGCTGACATCACGCCGGAGCTACCAGCGACGCCGCGACGACGTGCGAGCGCAGCATCAGCTTGTGCCCGAGGAACCGCGATGTTGGCCTGCGTGACGCCTGTGCGCGCCTCCTGGACAGCAAGCTGGGCCTGCTGGAGTTGAAGCTGCGACCCACCTGTCTGCTCGAGCTGCTGGAGCGCATTCTCGGCCTGCGCGAGAGAAAGCCGAGCTCCAGTCGCTTGTTCAGAAGCAGTCTTCTCGGCGAGTGTCAGATCGATGATGTTGCGAATCGCGGCGGTCCGCGCATCGGTGAGCGCCTGCTGAGATTCCTTGACCTGTGTCTGCGCTGTGGTGACGTTGTTGTAGGCGTCGACGAGGCCATTCTGGGCAGCCGTAAGCGCCTGAGCGGTCTGAAGCTGAGTCGCAGCTTGCTGAGTGGGGTCAAACGCTTGCTGCTGCTTGAGCTGCGTCGAGAGCTGTACTGCGGAGAGCACGCTCTTGATGCGCTCGATGCCGGCCAGAAAAACGGCCGCAACTGGGACTGCTTGCGCGAGCCCGGAGACGAGCGCTCCGCCGAGTGCCGCGCCGGCCTCAGCAGCATCAGAGGCAACAGCCGTCAGACTGCCGGCGAGCCCCACGATCGCCGTGTCGAGCTGCTGGATGAAGCCGACGATGCCTACGACACGTAGCCCTCGTAGCTCGGCAGAGAGAGAGATGACCTTGACGCCGAAACTATCTCCGGCGCGAGAGATCCGCGCTACCGCTCGCTCGAAGTCGTTGCTCGCCTGAGCTAGTGGGATGTTCTTGAGCTTGCCACCAGCTTCATCGGCTGCACGCCCGAATCGGAGAGCGTCTTCCGATCCAGTCTCGAAACCGCGAGAGAGTTTCCTGAAATCGTTTGAGAAGTCCTGATATCCACGACGCGCATCTGATGTAGAGATGCGACCATCTCTCACCGCTTTGTTGAACCTTTCGTAGGAAACAGCAGTGTCATCAACGGCAACTTTCTGATCACGAAAAGCACTCTGTCCGCGTCGTACTTCATCAATCATCCGAGCCGTTTCATCCGCTGCACCAGATGTCGCATCGGCATGGCCCCCAGCAGCTTCAGCAGCTACATTGTGATCACGCGCGATACCTTGAAGAGCCGACCTATGCTGAGGTCCTTCACGTCGCAGCCGTTCGTTCTCAGTACGAAGACGTGCCGTCTCATCAGCAGAATCGCCTGCGGCAACGCCAACATCGCTGAAACCACGCTCGAGATCTTGTGTACTGCGACCACCAGCAGCCGATGCACGCAGTCCATCGACTTTTGCCTGTAATGCATCGATCTGTCGGCTTGCCTCGTCGCGAGCTCGTAAGAGGATTTCGATGATGAACTCATCTGGCATTGCATCGCCTGATTTCCTCTAGCTCACTTATTAGTGCGCGTCGAACCTCGATGGTTATCTTGGGCAGAGTTGTACCCCTATATGTCATCTCCTTCGCATAGAGAGACACAATGTCTGCCTCTCTTTGTTTCATAAGGAGATATGGGCGTACTTGTTCCACTACATCTGCCACATGCTGTGCTCGATACACACGCCATGCGAATGCGCCCATAGTATTAGGAGTCGTAGTCACGCTCCCAACACTGAAAATATCGTGTAGACGTACTAACGGTGCGCGGCAGAGCTGATATACACTGACAAGAACAGATCGAATGACCGGGTTCGCATTGGCTGCATCTTTGCACAACGTAAAACAGCCTTCAGCATCAAGAAAGCCAGCGGACCATGCAAGGCCCGCGCCTTCCTCTAAAATGGTCGGAGTGGCGTAAGAGACCAACTTGTCTTGCGATGTTAGAAGACGCTTTCTCGCCGCAAGTGTCGACGGTGAGAGCTTATGCGTGCCCGTAAAAGTACGTGCGTACAGAAGAAGATTGTAGGCCTCCGGTTGTTTGACCGTTAGATACGGGAGCAACAGCGGTACGATTTGCCGTACTTCAGCTGGGTTAGTTATCAGCCAATAGTGGGCATTTTTGGAGTTGTGCTTCCTAATCGCACCTCCAAACATCCGTTGAAGCTTCAATAGTGGCTCAATCTTCTTTTGGCCGGCCGACAAATGTATCCGCCACGCAATCACTCCTGAAGGCGCTGGATGGCTGACAACACGGAAACATCCTTCGCCGTCCAGAAAACCTGCAGCCCAAGCAAAATCGGTATCGGTGTAATCTTCAGCCATGACTATCCTGGAAGACTCTCGATGACTCGTTCACCAGGAAGCACTGGAATGGCTGCCCGTTTACTTGCCCGCATAAAGCCTGTTTCGAGAACGCCGCTCTCTTCAATGCGCTGCGCTTCGGTGGTTCCGTTCCACGCGTCTGCGATTAGCTGCTCATACGCAAGCTCGATTTCACTGACTATCTTGGCGCGAGGACTGTCCTCGCCGTCGAGATTGCTGTTCGCATGAAGGGCGGCTATATGTGCGATACGACGCGCACGTAACTCATCGCAGATCAGCCGACGCTGGAATGCGTCGAACGCCTTGATGAATCTGCGGTATGGCCACTCCATCAGTTCTTCTATGGTCTCGGGGTGGGCGCTGCTGAAGTGTTCGAGGGCCTCAAGGGCTGTTGGCCGCCGGCGCCGAGGGACCTCTTCTTCGTCCTCGCTTTTCTCGATTGCCGAAGAACGCGCGGTAGCCGCTCGACGAAAAAATCCTCGAGCTCCTGATAGTTCTGGGCGATGAAGAGCGAGAGCATCTCCTCGCCCTGCTGCATCGAGAGGCCACCATCCTCGGGCGAGCGTCCCCAGATCTCCTTGACGACATGACGCTCGTGCAGCGGCACCCGCAACCAGATGCACTGGCATTCTTCGACGACATCGGGGAGATAGGTCGCGAGCTTCGCGAGACCGCGGACGAACGAATCCACACCGGAGAAGTCCCCTCGCGTGATTCCGTCCTCGTTGGTGAAGACCTCGGCAATCGTCTGGACGTCGCCGAGAACGGACTCGAGCGTGATCCCCTGCTGCATCACGGTGCTGATGCGATCGCCAATCAGCCCCGTAAACTGAAGCATCGCCGTGTAGGAGAGCGGCTTCTGCATGTAGGAACGCGAGAAGTCGAGGTTGGTCTCCTGGTTGTTGCGCGGATCGATGACTGAAATCGCTCCGGCGATGACCCACTCGCGCGCTTCGACTTGGATCTCGAGATCGTCGAGCTGGTCGTCTGCAGCGCCGGCGAGAACTCCTTGATCGGTCGCCTTTTCGGCTGTCTCACCGTCGATGAGTTCGCCGCTGACGTATCTCGGTGCTGCTGCTGATGCTTCCATGGGGCTGGCTCCTTCGGTAGCCGGTGTTGATGTCATGCGCGCTCTTCGAGCGACATTGCAGCCGCTTCTGCGGCCATCTCGTCGAGCGCAAGGCGGATGTGTTGGTCGGTGCGCAGGAGGGCCTGTGCGAACGCCTCGGTGGCTGCCACGAAGTGCTGTCCACGCTGGCCTGCGACAGACTCGGCGAAGATCTCGTGGCCGTCAATCTCGAAGTGCATACGCTTGGCGGTGTGCGCGAAGATCCTGGATCCGGTGTCGCCGAAGATGCCCGTGCCGACGTCGACGAAGATGGGGTAGTGCGAGGAGTCGCTGCCGATGCTCGGCACGGACTCGCCGATCGCCGTGATACCGAGCTTGGCCTCAATCAGATCAACGACGTCTTCAGCGTGGGTATGGATCGTGTGTGCCTCGAGCTCGTCCGTGCGCTTAGGCTCGATCGCGCGCATGAAGACCGTCGAATCCTCAACAATGCGCTCCACCATGTCCTTGAGCGCCTGATGCAGCCGCGCCGAGGACAGAGCGGAGACGTTTGAGCGGACGCCTACGACTTGGACGTCGTTTTCAGGCATGCTCGTAGCTGTTGGTAGGCGCGCGCATCGTAGACCGAGGGTTCTCGGCCTCGAGCGCGAACAGTGGCCTCGCCTACAGCTCGCGGTTGAGGATAGCTCGAAGCCTAGCAGCTACCGAAGCAGCAAGCTGGTGATCCACTTCCTCACTACGCGACGAGCACCGGGACGACGCGGACACCGTACAAGCCGAGTGATGCTGCGAGCGTGTCACTCCCGCCGCTCGAGCCGAGCCGCTTGAATCGCACCGCGACGACGCCGGTCGGGGCGGTGCCGACACCCGCGTTGCCAGTCCACAGGGCGCCCCCGAAGCTGGTCGCTTGCAGTGACCCGACCGCGGCGACGGCGAAAACGTAGGGGTTGGCGGAGAGCTGGTTGTCGCCGTCGAGCGTGACACCGTTCACCGCGGATGCCATGCCGCAGTACAGGTCGGCGTTTCCGGCGTTCGCGGGCGTGAGATTGAGAAGCATCGCGAACACCGTGAACACACGGCAACCCGTTGGGAGTGCGATGTACGCGACAGCCGAGCTGTCAACGCTTTGCGGGAACGACAAGACCTTATGGGCCGTCCCGTCCGCGTTCGCAACAACAGCGGACGTGGTGCCGTCGGTGTCCACGAACGCCGTCCACGGGACCATGAACGCGGGCGGAGCCGGGGAACTGTTCGTGTAGGCCGTTCCCGGGGCGGTCCCCGATGTTGGACGCCAGTTGTATTTCGCGACACCAGCCGTGAGGTCCGACCCGCCGACCATGCCCCCGATGTTGTCTTCGGCGTTCGGGCCGTACGCGACGACGCAGCTCATGTTCGGGACCTGGCCGACCGAGAAGCGGTCGCCGACACCGTTGATCTTGTTTGCCGTGCCGTCGCAGAACACGGAGGCCCATCCGCCGTCGGAGTCGTTGGGGGTATTGTTGATGCCCGGTGCCATCGCGGCGATGTCAAGGCTGTTGCTGTGAACGCCCGAGTCGATGCGACAGTTGTGTTTCGTCGCGTTATCAAGACGCACGTCGATTCTGTTGCGACTGCAAAAACCGTTCGCTGCTGTGTCGCGCAGCCAAAGGTTGTGACCTCCGACGCAGTATCCGAAAAGCCCGGAGATTCTAAGGCCACCGGCGCCGTCGATGAGTCCTGTCGCGCTCGACGCACCGTGACAATCAACACCAATATGGTCACTGTCGGTCGTCATGTTCTGCCACGCCATCAGGTTCGTCGCAATGAATGTCAGCTTTGTCAACGCCTGGGCTGTTGCCGTACCCGTCGCGGGCGAACCAGAGAACGTGAGCGGGCTTACAACGGTCACGTAGGCGCCCGCGGGGATGAGCGCGTTGCTAATGAAATCGCCTTGCGCCCATGTGCCGGTCGGGTTGCTGATCGTGTTCGTGCCGCTCGCGATGTCGCCGACACCGTTCGCCGCATTGGTCGCGGCACCAGCGGCAGAAAACTTTACCGTGTCACACGTGTTGCAATAGTCGTAGACGAGACCTTGTCCGTAGGGCGCAACAAGACGACAATGAGCGAAATTGAAGTACCAAGAGTCGCGCACGTCAATCGCGCGCAAACCAGCGGTCGTCTGATTGCGGCCGTTGTGATCGAACACGATTCCATACGCCGTAAACCACTGCGAGTACCTGCCACTCGCAGCGGACGGTCCTCGCAGGCCGTCGGCGTTCGTGTAGTCGGGGCCGAGGATCGGGCAGTTCGCGCCAGCCGCGAGCTGAATCCACGCCTCGCCGATTAGGTTCGGTGACGCCGGGAGCTGGTAGTCGGTGTTGGCGTGGCCGTTGTCGCCGAGGCGTTGGTTGAACCACACCGGCCCGGGGCCTTTCATCCGCGAGTTCGGCGGCGGGAAAATCTGGCCGCTTATGACCCAGGGGCCGTAGCTATCCGGGACCAACAGCCAGCCGCCAGTCAGCGCCGACCGTGCGAGCCCGTCCTGAATATGGCCGAGCACATCGGCTGGTTGCGACGACCCCGCGTAGAACGCGCGAAGGTCGTATTCTGTGGCATCCGCAATTGGCGGACGACGCGTCTTGCCCGAATAGCCCGTACCCCATGCTTCGGTGATGTCATCGGGCATCGTGCCGCTGCCCGGAGTGCCGGCCCCAACAGGCGCAGAAAACGCGCCCGCCAAACCAAGTGCAGTCCAGATATGGTAGATACTCGCGCCAATCGCGTGAACCACCGGAGTAGATCCCTCTACTCCTCGTGTGATTGTCCAAGTAGTTCCATTCTGCCCTGCCGTGACGAGAATGATCTCTCGAGGCGTGCCAGCAGCATCGACTATGGTGGCGCGGAACTGTCCTCCTTGGAGAGGGGTAATTGCAGCTCCGACCGTCGTGATCGTCTCGACCGTGCCAGACGCCGGCGTCGTGGTGATCGGAGCGGCGAGAGTAGTTAGCGACGATGGATAGCCCAACGTCGGGCTGTTGGCGAGCAGTTCGGTGGTCATGACTCCGGCAAGCTCGGCGACACTACGAAGGAGCCTGCAAGGTTAGCAGCTACGTAAGCAGCAAGCTGCTGAACGAGCCTTGCGCCCAATTAGTGCTTCTCGCCAAAAGCGGTAGAGCTAGGAAGTGGCGACGTAGATGCCGTCGATGATCGCGCTAGCCGCCACCGACCCTGGAGCGGTCGCTCCGGGCGTGACCGTCGCCGCGACCGCCACCGGCAGCATTCCCGCTGGCTGATTCGCCTGCGCTGAGAACATTTCCACCGACGAAAACGAGCCGTCCGCGACAGCGGTCGGCTGGACCGGGCTGCCGCCCGTACCGGCGGCAACGAACAGGCCGCAGTAGTAGACGATCGGCACGGAGACGACGATCGGCGCGGTGAGCACGCATTTCAGCCACGTCTTGAGCGCCCAAGTCGCTGCCGCGTTATCCGTCGATTGCAGAACCAGCGTCAGCGTGGTCCCGGAGAGCGTGTAGACGGCCGCCCAGAGGTGTGAAGCGCTCGATCCGTTGGTCAGTGCGGTGCCGCTGTTGAAGAAGTGCAGGTTGGCGATCACGTCGCCGGGGAAGAACGCGATCGGAGACGCATAGAAAATCGTGCCAACGGTCGTGATCGCCTGCCCGGCTACCTGTCGTGGCACCGACTCGCGCGTCGCGCCAACGAGCAGAGAGTTCGACGCCGGGGCATACCGCGCATCAAAGGCGGCGGATGCGACTTCCTGCCAGTTCGTGCCGTCGTAGCGGAACGTGACCGAGTCACGCGCATTAGCCGCGACGCTCGCTATCGGGGTTGACGCCCCCGCGAACACGACGTTGGCAGGCCATACGTATGTGCGTCCCCCGGTGCCGTCCTGAATCCATTCGATCGTCAGGAACTGGCCGGTCGTCGGGTTCGTGATCGAACTGGATGATGCGTTGGCGCCCAGCGTCACGGCTGCGATGTTGCTGGCGGACGCGTCGATCGTGACCGCACCCGGGGCTGCGAGTGTCTGGGCCACGACCGGCAGATAGAGCGCGCCGCTGTTCTTTATACCCGCCTGCGCGGCACCGGCGCTAGTCGTGAAACTGATCTGATCCCCGGCCCCGGTGTTCGCGCGGAACCGCATCCCGGCGTTGCCACCAGACGTGGAGACCACGAGATCCGGGAGGCCGTAGCAACCGCGCGAGTTGAACGCGGTGACGCCCGACAGGATGCCTGAGGGTCCGGAGCCGCCGGGGAACGTGCCGAAGAACCAGATTCCGATCAGCTCGGGGTGCGAGAACACGGCTTCGGATGTCGCGACAGCGAATGCTTCCAGGCCGTCCGACGTGCCGATCGTGCCGCCGACGATCGAACATCCAATGTTGCCAGTGGTCGGGTGCGTGAACTCCACATCGGCGTACAGGCCAGCCCCGGCGCGCGAGTTGTTCTGGATGCCGACCAGCGTCAGGACCGCACCCTGCACTGCATGGAAGTTCACGCCGCGCTGCTGGTTGTTGTTCGACTCGATGCTGGTCAGGCGATGCGGGGCGCCGTTGAGCACGATGCCATCGAGGCCGTTGTCGAACACGTCCCACGTCGCGCCGCGCAGCACCCCGCTGTTCGCGGTGGTGACGATGCCGTTGCCGCCGTTGAAGCCGCAAAGGAAGGTGTCGAGCTGGCAGTCAGGGGCATCGACGATGAGGCCGTCGCCGACCGAGTAGTAGACGAACAGGTCACACATTCGCGTTTCGAGCTGCCCGACATAGACGGCGGGGTTGCTGACGCTGCCGCACCCGTAAACCTCGACGTTGCGCAGCCTGTTGCCGCCGCGAACCGTCGAGGAGAAGTCGAGCACGACGCCCTGGCGGTTGGTGCCGGTGCCGAGCACTCCGATGTTGCGCAGGCCCGATCGCACGCACGTCGTCGGGAACTCCACGATCGGGTCGGTTGTGCTGCTGTCCCCGACAAGCCATGCCATCGGAACATTCGATGTCACCGACCACTCAAGATCGGGGCCTTCGATGGTGACGCCGGACAGCATCGTGAGCTTCGGCCCAACCGGGGTCGCGCCCGCTGGGAGCCGCACGATGCCTCCGCCGCCCGCGTTCGCAGCAGTGACCGCCGCGTTGAGACTCACGTAGATCCCGGGGTAGGGGTAGACCGTGAGCTGACTGTCGGTTACCACCGAAGGCGGCAGATCAAGACCCCACACCGTCGCGGTCGTATCGACCGTCACCGTGCCAGCCGTCTTCAAAATCCACCGCGATGGTCCGTTGACGGTGCCGTTGACCACGGAGACCGTGCGGCCCGCAACGATCGACGCGGCAGACGCGTACTCGTGCGGGCGCGTCCACGCTCCCGACGCTGCGAGCCACGGACCGTTTTGCGAGCCGGTCGTCTGCCCGGCGCACAGCACCAGATCGCTAGCAAGCGTCGTGTACCCGTCGATCGTCTGCAGCCCGGAGAGCGTGACATTCGCTGTGGCGGCGACCTGGCAGACCGCGAGCTCCGCGATGTGGATGTTCAGCCGCGCCGTACCCGCATCAGCGAGATCGGAGAGGTTGTTCAAACGTTGTGCGGCGAGCGCAGCAGATCCAGATGCATCAAACGCAGTCGCCAGACCGGCAGCAGTCCAAATGTGGTAGATGGCTGCGCCAGTGGGATGCGTTACTGTCGTCGATCCTTCTACACCGCGCGTAATCGTCCAAGTAGTGCCGTTTTGGCCCGCCGTGACGAGAATGATCTCTCGAGCTGACGATGCGACGTCTACCAGCGTGATGCGGAACTGACCGCCTTGTAGAGCAGGCGGAGCCGCAGCATTTGTCGTGCATGTTTCGACGGTTCCAGATGCTGGCGCGGTAGTAATCGGCGCAGCAAGAGTTGTGATCGGCGACGCGTATCCGAGGGTCGGACTATTTGCGATCAGCTCAACGGTCATAGCTCATTCTTCGGTTCTCTGTGAAAAAAGCGACGACGCCAAGAACGGAGCCGCCGCCTTTTGTCACGGAAGCTGTTTTTCAGAACGCGAGTTGCTCTATGATCTCGCCGAAACGAGCCGCCGGATCGGCGACAGAGAAGTCAGCGAACGCACGGAACGCGTGAGCGATCGTCTGCTGATTCCCCGTCTTCTGGAAATCGAAGCTCGAGTTCGCCGGCGAGCGCGTGACATTGCGCAGACATACCGCGCGGATACGCCCGGCTGAGGTTCCGATGAGCTTCTGATGCAGAACCGCCAGACGCCGTGCGGCGTATGACAGCGGAGCACCGACCGGCAGATGTCGCTCGTTCGGCGTCTCGGTCACGTCAGTGTAGATTGCAGCGCCTTCCCAAGCGAGCTGGATGTTCTCCAGTGTCGTTTCAGCGAACTGCGTCGCGACCGTCATCTCCCACTCGTCCGGGATCGCCATCAACGCGCCCAGGATCTGATCGACGTCGAGCAGCGACTCGGTGTTGTTGCGGGTAACCTGAACACCGGATTTCGTCGATCCGAGTTCGGACCATCCAGCCATCGCGTCCCACTGGCCGATGCCAGGCGTTGTATGCGCGACGCTAGCAAGCGGCGTCGTGCCGCCAGTCAAAGCAGTCGACTGGGTCAGGATGAGTGGCTGGATACCCAGAGCGGTGAATGTGACCACCACAGGAGTGGGGAGCGGGCCTCCGGTACAAACCACGCCACCAGCCGTTGCGATGCCAGGCAGCGCATTGAGCGCCGTCTGGACTGCAGACGCAGCAGCGTTGTAGACGATCGGAGCACTTAGCACGCTCAGGAAGGAAACCGTGAAGGTGCCTCCCGTGGGAGTGCCGGTAGTGATGAGGGTCTGCACGTCGGCAACATAGGAACCTGACGTCGCAGCAGTGTTGATGATCGCCTCGATGCTGGCCGGGAAAGCCTGCGTGATCGGGGCAACGAGCAGACGAGCAGGGCCACGAATGACCGCGTCGCCGAGGGGATTGACTCTCTGGAAGCCAGACATGTGCTAGCTCTCCTTCTGTTCAGGCGCCCGGAGACGCGGACGGGGTTGATGTCGGCGACGCGCCGAACGACTGCGTCGGTGGGGACGGACTCACTTCGGGCGCCGGCGCAGGAGAGCCGTCGACCACCTCAAGCTGGTATCCGTTGGAAGCGATCGCGTAGAGCTCTTCTGCGCTCAGCTCGAGTGCTTCGCCACCACGAACAAGCGAGCGACCACCAGAGAGCTTGACTTCGTTCGTCTGGTCTTCTGGCGAAGGATTGGAGATGTATTTGACAAGCGGCATTTGTCCTCCTAGAAGACGAGTGAGGTGACGGAATAGGTGAGTTCCGTCGCTTGCACGAGGAACTTCTTGCCGACGTTGGTAGCGTCGCTCTTGCGCACGAAAGGCAGTGAAGAACGGCTACGAGGTGGCCGCTGAATTCCCATCGTCGTCGAGCCGAGAGAACGGTCAGCGTTGATACATCCGCGGACCGCTGCAGTTAGACGATGAAGCTGGCGATCGATCTGATCCTGGTCGCTCTGATTGGCGACCGGATCGTCGAACGGCCCGCTACTGACCCAGACCTCGACGATCAGTACGAGCTCGAGTGAGTCGTACTGGTCTGGCTGTACTCGATCCTCTGAAGGAGCCGAATCGAGACAGCGCACCGTGATCGCAGGAAGCGTGTCGTTCGGCGCAACCTGCAGATCAAGGCGATGACCAAGGTAGACGCTGCGCGGATTCACCGACTTGATCGTCGTCGACGCCATCGGACGATTGGTGTCTGTGGCCCAGTCCTGATCGCGCGCTTCCCAGAGCGTCTGCTGAATCGTGATCTGCGCCGGAAGATTGTCGATGATCTGCAGCGCGGCAGCGCGCTGGATCAGCTCGCTCGAGTCGTCCCAGCCGATTGCCGGCCGATCGACGGTGCGCCACGGGTTCATGACCGTGTTCACGGGAAGAACATCCCCCACTCAGGACCACCAACAGCCGGCCGCGGCGTGCGATCTGGATCCAGCGTGCGATGACGCCGTTGCTCGAGCGATGACATCGGCACCGCCATGACCTTCGCCACTGGAAGACTGGGGATGTAGAAGCGAAGCTGACGTAGATCGCTCGGCAGCTCTTTACACAGACGCGCGTGGAGCTGATCGAGCGTGGCGATGGCGTCGGGGTAGGCCGAGACCTCCACTGGGCTCTGCGTCGTGCGCGTGCGCCATTGGCGCATCCAGTAGTCCTTCGCGGGAACGATCAGATGCTTTGCGGCGAGCTTCGAGAGGTAATCGAGGAGCTGCGGGTCGTACTGGCTCTCTAGATCAGATGTGTCTACGTAACCGAGCGTCTCTCGCTTGGCACGGTCGGCAAAGCGCTGGAAGAAGTGATCGCCGAAAGCGTAATCGCTACGCAGCGCATCGAAGGTGATCGGCATGTACTGGCCAATCCCATCGACGACTGGACCGATCTGAGTGCCGTACCCAGGTCCGTGATCGGAGATGACGAGCGGAAACTCGCTGGTCTCCTGGTAGTGCGAGCTCGGCAGATCGATCCCCCACCAGCACATGTACGGTCCTTCGATGGCCGTATCGCCAGACGCCCAGTCGTAGGCGATGTTGAAGCCGTCGTCGCCGAGCGGGGGATTGACGACGCGTGCCGCCACTGACTCGAGCACTGGCGTGCGCGAGAGCAGCGGACGCATCGAAAAGGTCACTACCGAAGTGGCATACGTCGAATCGAACGCGCTTCCGTCGTCCTGTGTGACAACGTCGTAGAGCGAAGGCTGCGTGAGCCCGAGCACCATGGTGACCGGGTCACGCGTATCCTCAGCGACTGCTGGCTTTCGTCCGAGAATTGCCATCAGACCGCCGCTGGAACCTCATCCTCAACCGGCTCAGGCCCCTCGACCTCTTCGCGCTCGTACTGGACAATGGCCGGACGCCGGCGATGAGCCAGCTCGTAGTTGACCACGTCCCGCACATCACGGTCACTGAGGATTGCGAGCTTCGAGAGCACCTCTCGAACATGCATCTCGTCGTAGCCAACGAACGGCTCGCGCTCAACCGGAGCAGTGAAGTCCACAACCATCCCGCGGTTCATCCCTGCGCGCTCGAACTGCTTGATGGAATTGACCTCCGTGCTGCTCGAGGATTCGCGCATACGCTCGATGATCTCCTCGGGATGCAGACCGACATAGTCATCCCAAGGCGCTGTCAGCTCCTGGCCATCCTTGTAGCGAGGACCAGCAGCGATGGTCGCCTTCACACGATGGTGCTTTGCTTCTTCGTCAGTGAGCGGCTCGAAATGCGCGCGATAGTGCGCCGAGCCCTCCTTGATCTTGCCCTTGATGAAGTCGCTGACTTCCCAGTCAGAGACCACAGTTCCGGGCTCGTGTGTGAAGGTATCGCCGTTGACGTTCTGCGTCGTGACGGTTTTCAAAATGAGGAAAGGCATTTGCTCAGCTCCTCAAAGTGTGTGTGGACATTAGGGCTATCAGCTCCTATTTCGTGGCTTACGAGAACACCGTCGCGGTGAGGAACGCCTCCGGGCGGCGCAGGCGCACGAAGCGCGCCGATGCCTGGCGGAAGAAGTAGGTGTGGTGGTCGAGGATGATCTCGGACTGCATTCCCTGCAGCCAAGCGAGACGCTGCCAGTCCTGACGAACTGCGACCATTCCATCGGCCGTGTCAGCGATCGGCTCACCCTCGAATACGTACGGCGCGGTGACAAGCACGATGCCATCGGCGAGATACTTCGTCATCGCTGAAGCACCACGGTTGTATCCAGCAGTCACGTCGCGGAAGCCCGCATCGGTAACAATGATCGTCGGCGCCTCGGCGATGCGGCCGCCCTGAGCGTCGGACGGAGTCGAACCCATCAGAAGCCCTCCGATATCACCTGCTGTCGGAAGGAAGACATTCCGGTCGGTCTGGGTGAGGTAACCACGCGCCTGGTTGGAACGCTGCAGCGTCAGCCACGTATTCGTGTTCATGTGGAAACGCGACCCGTAGTAACCGAGGTCGTTGGCGATGATCCGCTGCCACGCGATCATGTCGTCGATCGGCGTCGAGTTGTTGCGATCCGTCCAGGGGACTGCGGCACTCGGTTGATGACCAGCGGTGTAGTTGTAGGTGATGGTGACCTGCTGGCCGGTGTGCGGGTACTGCACGATGATGTTCTGGCCGGTGAAAGCCAGCCAGCGCATCTGCTCCGTGCGGTTCTCGTTGCGGAGCTGGAGGATCGTCGCCGAGGTGACGAGGTCGACGCCCGCGCGAGCGCGGATGTCTGGGGTCGGCGACGTCAGCTTGAGCTGAAGATCCTCGTCGATGCGCTGCATCTCGTCGATCAGCAGCAGCGACACGACTTCCTGCGTGTAGCGGTTCTGAGGACTGTAGATCGCCGGCGTGGCATCCGGCGCGCGGAACTGCGCAACACCGAACGACGCGACTTCGGCGATCTCGCGCTCGATCGTGCGGTCGTAGACCGTCTTGATCGGAGCGATCTGGTCGCCCATCGCCGGGATCGTCTCCCACATCGTTTGGAGACGACGCCGCACGAGATCCGTGAAGCCCGCCTGCTCGAAGATGTCGAAGACGTTGAGGTTGGCATCGCCGCCCATAATCGGGCGGTACTGGGTGACGAGCCACTCGTAGAAGCTCTCGCCAAGAACGGCCTTCGTGGGGGCTTGCATGGGTGTTGACTCCTTGCTCATGTCGTGCCCTCTCACGCGCCAACGAACTGGCAGAGCGGGAGTGCCTGAATGACGAGCTCTCCGTACTCACCCCAGTTCTGGATCAGCGTCGTGTCGAAGACCGTGTAGCCGTTGTGGACTGGGATGGCTTCGTCGTCTCCCGTTGCATTCCCGAAGAAGTCCTTGTCGGGACCGGCGTAGATTCCGAAGATCGCTTCTCCGGTCGTGCCGGGGGTGGAGCGCGTGACCGCGACTGCCGGCACCGATCCGCCGGTGAGGGCTGCACCACTGGCTGTCATCGCCGCCTGGGCCTCATTGGCCAGCTCGTTGATGAACGTGACCACGACTGCGGTGCCAGGAAGCGCACCGCCCGTTGCGGACATGTTGCCCTGCCCGATGCTGGAAAGCAGCTCGAGCGCGGTAAGCACCTGAGTAGCCGTGGCCGCGTAAGTGATTCCCGCAGTCGTCTTGCCGCCGAAGGTCAGCGTGAACGTGCCGCCCGTCGGTGTGCCGGTGATCGTGATCGTCTGAGCCTCGTCGAGGTTCGTACCAAGACCGGCATACGCCTTGACCTTGGTCGGGTCAGTCGAGGACTTGGTGAGAATCGTTCCGCTGAGGAGCGTGAAACGGCCGAAGCTGTCGGCCACCAGCGTGCTGGCGTCGAAGACACCGTTACGAATTGACGCGATCCCAGTGAAATCGAGGATCGGCGTCCCGCGGGTAATTACCCGCTGACGAGTTTGAGGACTTGCGGGCATTATTGCCTCCTACTAGGCGCTGGCGGTTGGGGAGGGGGCGAGCTTCGCCTCGAACTCGGCAATGAGCCGGGGGTCTGCTTTCTTCCAGTCGGCAAGCAGGGCATCGCCGTCCTTGGGCTTGCCCTCGCCAGCGGCTGCAGCGGCATCCTCAGCACTGAGTGCGGGGCGACCACTGATCGGCGACTCGACGAGATTTGCCTGTCCGGCGAGAGCGAACTTGCCGCTCTCATCGAACGGCAGCGCAGCGATCAGGCGATCGGCAAGCTGAGTCGCCGTGTGATCGACGTCGCGAGCAACTCCATTCTCGGAGAGGTTCAGCACGACTGCCGGCTGCCCGTCATCGCCGAGCGCGATGCGCTCGTACTCAGCACAGAAGCCGGGGGTAAAACCCTTCTCCTGCAGCTCAGCGACGCGCGTGGTGACCGCAGCCTTGCGCGCTTGGCTCTGGGTCTCGGCGAGCCGAGTGACCAGGGCACGGTTCTCGTCCATCGTCTTCTGGAATACGGCCTTCGCCTCGTCGGAGAGCTCGAGCCGATCCAGCGTTTCCTGAGTGGTGGGCGGCATCGCCCCTCCTTGCTGGTTGTGGCGCCCCTGCGAAAGCTGGGACCGTGTTTCGCGCTCAGAGAGCGCGGTTGGAACTGGAAGTCCTTGCGAACCGAGCAGCGCGCCAAGTTCGGCTTGGTCGCGCGCTGCGTCTTCGTCGGTCACCCACTGCTGAGTGACCGGCGACCATTCGCTGAAAGCAGCGAGCGTGAGCTTGCTGTCAGCGCCGATGTCGAACGGAACGACCCACGCATCGTCTTGGCCGTCGGGATCGCCGTACTCGATCTGGACGAGCGCCTTGTTGGCGGTCACGTCCATCACGTAGTAGTAGGGATAGCCACCGGGCTCGCCCTGATTGCGGAAATCGGCGAGCTGGCTGATGAGCTGGGAGCGGATCTCGTTCAGCGACGGCTCATCGCCCCACTGGATATCGGCGAGAAGCTCCTGCTTGAGCTCGGTCTCGCTCATCTTGGTTGAGACGGAGGCGAGTTTGAGCAGATTCGGCGGCGGATCCTCTTTGATCTGGTGATAGAGCGCGATCAGCTTCTTCGCCGCAGCACGCTTCTGCTGTGTGGAGACATCGCCGAGTGCGGCGATTCGACCAGCGGCAGAGTGGACGCCATCGGGATTGAGCGAGCCATCTGGCTCGCGAACCGGCAATGAGCAGCGCTCTTTCGCCGGCTTCCCGTTCTTGCGGTCGATCAGGCAAGAGCGCTGATACTGCGCGTCAGTAAAGCGACCAGCGCTCCCGTCCCAAGACAGCTCAGTGGTGGTTTCGGAAGGTGCCGTCGGCGCCTCCGAGAGCATCATCGGAACGATGCAGCGATCCGAGAAATCCTCGATGGCGAGATCTCCGTAGGCGGCCATCCCGCGGACCCACGGCTTGTTCGTCAGCGCCGTGTGCTCGATGACTTGGTCGTACTGAGCGCCGGTCTCGGTGTTGACGTAGTCGTGGAGGATCCCGCAGGAGCGATTGGCTACCGATCCGCGCTGAATACGACCGAGGACGTCGGGCTCGGTGATCTTGTGCGCGCCAACGAGAACTCGCTCGCCAGGACGCTTCGTCGAATCGACGATCTTCATGTCGACGATGTAGCCGTTGTTCTCGAGGACGCCGTTCTCGTGCGTCGTCGGGATCGTCACGTGCTGGACGGCGCCGGCCTTGAAGTTGTTGAGCAGGTTCTCGAGGCCGATCTCTGTGCCAGGGGACTCGGTGAGGCCGGGCACGATGATCAGCGGCTCGCGGAGCTTCTCGCCGTAGGGACCGGGCCGCGTCGCGAGCGTGCCTGAGCGCAGGATCGGTGCCCAGATCAACTCAGGATCGTCGTCGGCGAGTTCGACCGGCTCACCCATGCCATCGCGGACGAAGATCTCAAGGCTCAGAACGTCATCGGCGCCAAGCTCGAGAGAGTCCTCGGAGAGACTCGTGACATCGATCGCCGCAGAGCGCGCGGCAGACCAAGCTGCTCCCGGTGCACCGCCCATGACCATGTCCTCGACGCCCTTGGCCGAGTCGTCAACGGTGCAGTCGTACTCGTGGCCAGCGTGGAAGTTGGCGATCGCCTCGACGTGATCGTCACTGAGCTGTCCTCCTGCGGCGATCTTGCGGCCAACAGCGAGAGAAGCATCGGGAATCTTGTGGTTCTTGGACGCAGCCACACCGCGCTTCGACATGGCAGTCATCGCCTTGGTCGGCGTGTGCTTGTGCTGGGCGAGTTCGAGGTGCTTCTGCTCGAGTTCCGTGGAGATCGTTAGAGGAGGCATGCGGCCACCGCGATCTTGGGAGGTTCATCGAGACCAATCAGCACTCGATACACGTCACAGTGCTCGGAGAGTTGCGCCAGCACCTCGAACACCTCGGCGATCGGCTCGCAGTGGTCGACGACGCCAAACTCACCGTCGAGTTCGTCGAGCAAGCTGATCGGTCGCTCAGAGAGACCGTGGCCGCCATGCCATGCTGGCTGCGCGGCGCCCTTGTCGGCTTCACCGATTGCTACTCCAGGCGCTCCCGTATCAGGAACTTTGGAGTGACCATGCTTGCCGTGGCGCCAATACGTCGTCTGACGGATCGTGTCCTTCAGGACACCACACAAGGCTTCGGTTTTGCCAGGGCCGAAGCGCTTCATGTTGTCGTGTACGCACTGGTGCCACGGATGCGGAAACTTTGCGTAGTGCTTGAGCAGGAAGCGCAGATAGCCCATCTTCCGCGGGTCCGCAGTGACGCGCTGATAGTTGGCGAGCAGTAGCTCGAGCCGACTATCGATTTCGCCCATGAGCATGCGCTCCAGCCGTGCGTCGCCAGCTTCGACGAGGCTAAGCGGTTGCACTGAGCAGCTCCTCGGTGTACGGCCCTGGGCTGAAAATGCACCTGCAGGGCTCGACCTTCCCACTGTTCTGAAGCACCCTCGCGCGGCACTTGAGGACGACGTTCAGCTCGTCCTCATAGGGTGATGGGCGATCGAAAACGAAGTAGCTCAAGATGTCGCTTACCGTCCCGCAGCGCGGACACCGGAGCTTTCCGCCGACGATCAGCGTTTGCTCAGGGCGCCTCGCGTCCGCTGACATCTGTCCAGCATGAGGCAGCCACCTTGAGGCTCCTATACTTCAGATATAGGTAATGGAATCTGCTATGGCGCGGGTGAATCGTTCGCCACGAAAGCGATTCCATCAGGGCCAAGAACGAGCAAATCGTGCCTGATCGCGATCGCTACCGCGTGCGCAAGCGTCTTCGCTTCGAGTCGCTGACGCGCGAAACTGAGTGTGGTAGACACGGTCGTAGGCGAGACGAAACAGTGCTCTGCGATCTGCGCTCGATGCATTCCCTGCGCAATGAGCGAGAGGAACTCTGCTTGGCGGCTCGTCAATATGGCACTCAAGCGCGCCAGCTTTTCCCCGGCTGCTCATCCGTGACGCCTACCGATACAGGCGGTGTCTCTGAGCCCCACACGAGCAACTCGATGTTCGCGCCGGCGATCAGCTTCTCGCGCTCGCCATCAGTCGGCTGCCAGACGGAGCGGATGATCGCCTTATTGCCTTCGACGATCTGCTGGACGTGAAGGTCGCTGTCCTCGTTCCCGTCCTCGAGGCGGTAGACGAAGTTGCATGAGGGAGTTCTCCTGGGCTTCACGACGACACAGCGATCTTCGGGCCATGCAGAGAACCAAAGCCGGACTCTATGTAACTGCGTGCCGCTGCTCGGAGGTCGTCGACACGGCCGGTGCGCACGAGCTGACGCATCGAGGAGAGATCCGGCGCGATCCAGTAGAAGAGCCAATGGCCGGCGGCAGCATGGCCGAGATGACCGTTCTCGGCGGCGCTGTCTTCCCACGCGAGCTTGATCTGCTCGAGACACTCGAAAAGCGCTCCCTCGGCGCCGTCAAAAACGTAGACGGAGATCTCGTCGCCGCGCTTGAGATCGCGCGCCTCACCATCGGGCTGCAGCGCGATGACCGCTACTGCTTGCTCGACCTCATACTCGACATCCAGCCCGAAGGACTCGAAGTCCTCGATCTTGCTGACTCCAACGCCGAGAACGATGTTCACCGCAGACCGCCGTCCTTGGAGACCCAGAAGCGCAGATGGTTTCGGCCACCCTGGGATCCAAAGCTGATGAGCGTCGCGTCGCGCGCGTAGAAGCACTTGCCACCCTCGACGATGGCGATCGCGAAGCCGTCGGTGCCGAGATTGACGAAATGCAGGACGGTCTGCTCTTCCCAGACCACGCGCGAGACGCCAACCGTGAGCCTCTGCTCGTGCCGGCGCCAAGTAGTCCACCAGCCGATTCCCCGCGCGATCTCGCGCCAAGGATCCTTCGCCCTATCGGCTTGACCTTCCTTGTCGAGCGATGCCACGCCAGAAGCCCCGACAGGGGGCGGAGTTTCGCGCGCAGCGCCGAAGATGGCCAGCTCAACGTCAGTAGCGAGGCCCAGCTCAATCATGCTGGGATCGAAGTCTACGTCAAAGCTGCTGCTACAGAGCTATCGACGCGAACTCCAGCGAGCCTGCGGAATCGATGGTGGCTTGAGCCGCTTCGGCTTGCGCCTCTCGTCGAAGGCGACGTAGAAGGCGCTCAAAATGAAGACCACGATCCACATCAGCGCCCACGCCGTGAACACGACCACCAAGAACGAGAGCACCAGCATCACGCCGATCACGGCGAACAGGAAGCGAAAGAGGAAATAGATCATGCGCGGCACCCACGATAGCGCTGATCCCGGCGAAGACCAGCGCGATATGCAGCCCAGCGTACTGAGCATTCTCCTCGAGGTCTCATAGGAAGTGGCTCTCGCAGGCGCCTTCTTCGTAGTCACAGCGATCGGCTGGATCTTCAGGCCGCGGCGTGTAGCGGCGCTCGCGGGTCTCCTCGGACTTGCTGCAAAGCACACAATCCCAGCGGTAGATGAAGTACCAGTGTGGCGGTCTCATTCGTCCTCGTCGCCATTGATCATGTCTTGCAGGCGTTCAACCTCGTAAATCATCAGCCGAGGCTCATATTCGGACATCTCATGGCCAGCGTCGTACTGAGCCACAAGACCACGCATTCGGTCTACTAGCCGAACTGCAAGCTCTCGATCATCAGTCACCCTCGCCTCCCAACTCGTCGTGCTGCTTTCTGGGCTCGGCGGACCTTCTTGCGCGCGGCATGAGCGACTGCCTCGGCTTTCTCGGTGTCCTTCTTGGCGATCGCGGCCTGGAGCCGGCCGAGACATCTTCCGCAGATCGGCCGAGGAATCCTATTGTCCTCCGTCACCCAGTAATCAGCCATCGCCCCGCAGGTAGAGCAAAACTGCATGACGGGGCGGTTGGACTGTCGTTCGATGGCCTCAGTCATGTTTCGCTTGGCCCCCGACTCGGGGTACGATGAGTGCTCGCGCCAACGGGACCGGGATAGACGTGCGGCGCATCGTGTGAGCCGCAGATCGAGCAAGCACGATCGCCCGCGTCTGCCCCGGCGCTGACGCCCGATTCCTCCTCGCAGCGGTCGCAGAGCCGGACGGCGTTCGTCGCGTCGTACTCAGGCCATGCGTCGTTTTGGCGGCTCTGGTCAGACATCCTCAAGCGCCTCCTCGGCGATAGCCGTGGCCGTATTCAAGGCGGGTAGCCAACGATCGGCCTGTCCCATCTCGCGATCAAACGGGCCATGACCAACCTCGACGATGCGACGCAGCGCCTCGCGGTAGCGGTCACGCTCGTCGGTTAGCTCTGCCATGTGTTGTGCTAGGAACGAACGCGGCTTATCCGCCCAGTCCTCGAATCGGCGGCCTTGCTCGGTCATGCCGCAGCCTCCCTCAGTAGGTGGGCCATCAGGCGCCCGCCAACGTGCTCCGCATACCGCGGCGGGATCGCCTCGCGCAGCCCGTCTCTGGACGCCCACGGCATCTCCATCGCCTCGCGGCCCTCGTCGACTGCCGAGAAGTTGCCGACGGGCTGATGGATCTCGTCCCACGCCGGCGGCCTGCCCATCTTCACCTGGCGCAGCCAGTGCTTCGGGTGCCACGGCGCGGTGAGCGAGAAGTTCGTCTCGAAGTAGCGGTGCCGATAGACGCGCAACCCAAACATCGAGCCGCACAGCATCACCGGATCGACCAGTTCATCGCGAGCGCCCTCGACGTTCTCGATCACATAGGGCAGACCGGAGGCGATCAGCAGCTCGCGCGTCGCCGCGATCAGGTCCGGGTGCTCGTAGCCACGCAGGTGCGTGGCCTTCGAGTAGCGCTGGCACGGCGGAGAAGCGTGGATCGCGTCGAAGAAGTCCCAATCGCCCCATGTGAGGGCATCCATCTGCCAGAACTCGAAGGGGTAGTGCGGCTGCGGATCAATGTCCACACCGACGACCTCGAAGCCTGCGTTGTGGTAGCCCATCGCTGCGCCGCCTTGGCAGCAGAACAGGTCCAAAATCCGAGGACGCGAGCTTGCGTTTTGGCGGCCGGTCATGCGGCCCTCCAAACGCCGTGATCGATGTAGCCGTGCCAGCCCTTCGGCGAAAGGATCGAGTTTGAGTTGCCGGGGCGCGGCTCGACGGTGATCGTGCCGTCCTCGTGCTCCTCGACCTCATGCACAGCGCCGCCGATGTTCGAGCCGGGGTTCGCCAGCATGAACAGGCAGCGGTCGGGTGTCATCACCATCCAAGCGTCGTAGCCGTCATCGGTCGGCCATTTGGCGTAGCCAGGGTCCTGCGGGTACTCGAAATCGGCGAATCGCAACGCCTCGTTTTGGCGGCGCTCGCTCATGGATAGAACCTCCTCGCTTCCTTGAAGTCAAGTCCGAGGGCGCACTTACTGCAATGACCCGAGTAGTCGGCCGTGATCTCGCCTTCCTCCGCCCCGTAGAACTCGTAGTCCTCACGGAACGTCCGGTACTCCTCAGGGTCGACGGCCTTGATCGCATCGCGCGCCGCATCGAACTCCTCGATCGGCACGGAGCCGTACATCGCACCGACGCGCGCGACCTCCGCGCCGAAAGCCTCCTTTGCTTGGGCAAGGCAGCGAGGGCAGATCGCCCAGTTGTCGGAGCTCATCGTGACGCTCCGTTTCGGCGGCCGGTCATCGCCGCGCCTCGTAGACCTGGCCCGGCTCAATCACTGAGTCCTCGGATCGGCGGCTCACGGGGTTGGCCCCAGCATGCGCTCGGCCTCAGCGCAGACAATCCACTCCGACTGGGCCAAACGCGCCCTGAGAGCCCGCACCTCCTGGGCCTCGCCATTGACAAACGTCGGCAGCGAGTACCACGCATGCGCCCCGACGTGGCCCTTCTTGTAGCCACACGCAAGCGGCTCACGGTTCGGTCCAGACTCGGACACGATGCCGCAGATCAATTCTCGACTGGCGGATTGCCCCATACTCGGCAGTTGGTGTTCGTCGCTCATGCCAACCACGGAGCTATCCACAAAGCGATCTTGCCCAGCAACCATGCTTTCGGTCCCTCCGGCCTTTTGCGTACGCGCGGTGGTAAGCACACAGCCCATGCTCGAGGCCGTGCTGGTACCTGCAGCGACGCGCAATACACGTGCTCACGCGATCTTCACCGCGCTCAATCGTAGACGCTGAGCAGCGATCTGCACGGAGTAGCCGCTTGCGAGTGTCAGTTGGAGACGATCACCCTCGACGGGATGCAGATGCTCGACCAACTCGGTAATCGTCGCGCCCTGTAACAACGCGCGGACTTCGTCTTCACTAAGTTCACTTGCGGCAATGTTGGGATCCTCGCCGGGAAACACTCCTGCAGGAGTGACTGTGATCTTGTCGGCAGCGGCCGGCTCTGTGATCTGTTTGAGTTCGAGCACTCTCGTCCGCGGCACAAGCTGCACACACATACGCTCGAGGTCGACGGCGAGGACATCGGTACAGCGGCAGCGGATGCGGAAGACCGCGCGGTCTGACAGAGCCTGCGCGTCAGAGAAAGCATCGACCTCGCGCAAACGGAGAATGCACTGTTCGGCATGGAAGAAGTTCAAGTCCAGGCCACTGCGGGTAATCCCCTCCACCCAAGCAAGCTCTCGCTCGTCCATGTCCCAACGTTCAGGCTCGCCCACAACAACTCCTTCCCCAGTAGCCGCCAAGAACCTACCTACTAGATCAGCTTAGCAGCAGCTTCTCCAGACAGCAAGGTCGGAAGCTAGTCATCGCAGAGTGATCGCGCACTTTAGGCAGATCTTCGTGGCGATGCTCATCTGAGCAATAGCATCGAGCTAAATACTTAGCTTCCTCATACATAGAGGGAGTAGCGAAATCCTCGAAAATCTCAGATTCCGCCGGAGGAATCTGCGCAAGAGGACTCAGCCGGTAGAAGACCCTAGGGGAGGGGTAGCCGGATCCGAGCACAGAGGGGGTCAAAACCCACGCTATGCAGGGACTTTGTCGAAACGCACCTCGTCGAAAAGGCCCTAAATCGGCCGAAATCCTCCCAGATCGGCCCGAAGACCCTCTCAGACCCCTTCCTACCGTCAGTAGAGCACTGCTCTGATAGCCGGCGTAGGTGCTTGCTCGGGCAGCTCTTCCTCATCGCAATGCGCTTCTGAGCGATGACACGACCTCTGCTGAGCGAGTTGGAATGCTCTGTTGGCGAGTTCTCAAGCTGTCTACCATCCGGGGTCGAATCGCGCGCCGGCATGGCCAAGAGGCAGACCCCTGGGGAGGGTCGGGGGATTCTCAATCCGCGTTCGCGTTCAGTGTTGGCGGGGCTCTCTTGGACATCGGATCACATACTTTCCGGTGACCGAGCTCCGGCGTCCAGGGTTTTGTACGCGCGGCCGGCAGTGCGCGAAGGTGACAGAGAGACTGCTAGCTAGCGCAAGCACTTATGTCCGGTGAAACAAGCTAGAGCACTCACGAGACACGCTCTAGGTAGTGACTGAGAGGGCCGGAAGGTTGAGAGAGAGTCTTTCGGCGCGGTCTGAGCGATTCTCCCGCTCTCCGTCGACAGTAGGTCTCGCATCAGTACGTAGCAATGGCTGAGCGCCTGTCTGCGGTGTGCTTTCCCTCTGGCGAAAGCCTTTTATTAGAAGTGATCACAGTAGCCTTGACGTAGCTATGTAGATGTGTATGATCCATCTATCAGACGCGCGTGAGACTAGCGCGAGAGACGATCTAGGGAGACGATGAGCGATGGCTGAGCAGAGTATTCCGGCGCCGATCACTGGTGTCTCTGAGCGCGAAGCCGGTCTGATCGCTTGGGCGCTCCGCAAGACACTAGATGAGCGCTTCCACAATGAGACGATGCGCGCGGAAGTTATCGCGCTCGCGCAAAGGTTCGACTCAGAGCGCTGAACGACTGATCTTCGGCCCGCACGGCGCTCGCTGTAGCGCGTGCGTGGCCTTGCAGCACTGATCGCGAGAGACTAAGCAGGGCCGCTTGACTAGCGGCAGAGAGGCTAGACGATGACTGAGAGTGATTCATCCGGCGAGGTTCAGACGAAGCGAGGCCGTTTCATTGTTCGGCGCCGGCCGAACGCGCACGGCTCGAATCTGGCCGATCAGGAGCAGCCGACGATCATCGTCACTGGTCCCGGTATGTACGAATTCATCGGCCGTTGGACGACGTTGTGCGGCGTCCCTGGTGCTGCTAGCGCGCTCAACGCTATGGACGCGACTGACGAGCAGATTGTCTGGGCGTTGACTCACGACGAATCCATCTTCGCATAGGGCGAAACGGCGCGCAGTAGCGCCGTCTGCGGGTGACTCCCGCACTGACGAGCCAAGCGAGACAGAGAGACGAGACGATGGTACAGACATTGACTAGCGAGTGGCCGGTATACGTTCCTTATCCGGCCGTCGATACAGACGATCATCCTTGCGCGCGCCCGTATATCGAGCGCTCTCACGACGTTGTCGACGACTTCATCGCGCGGGTTGACGCATTCTCCGCGCAGCATTGCTATCCCGTCCACAACTACGCAGAGGAGCTGTAGCGATGCGCTATATAGCGCGACCGACAGACGCAAACGGTCGCGACCGACTAGGTTCGCTCGGCACAGTCGCGGGCAACTATCAATCGCTCGCTACTTGCACGCGCTACATGCTCCAGCGCCGGACTGATCCGGCCGAGACTTACAACGTCTATACGGTGACAGGCGCGAAGTGGACTCACGTTGCGGTCTACTGCGGCGCATTCGGCTTTCTACAGACTGCGAGTAGCGATGACTGAGCAGACGAGCAAGCTACATAAGGGCATCCGCTACTTCGCTACACGCGCGGATGCAGTCGAGCACGCGCAAGCGCACGGGTTCCCAACTGGTCGAATCATCGAGTATCGGCGCGGTTGGACGATACAGCTCCGCGTGAGCGGCCCGTATGTCGGCACTGACACCGAGCTACTAGGCGTACCGCACGTGACGACTTCGACTCAAGATTGCTCGATATCGAGCACGTTTCTACCGACCGACTGAGCGAAACACTCGCGCTAGAGCGAGTGTCCGCGAGACAGACTATCTCGCGCTGATGAGCTAACAGGGAGACGATTAGATGACTGATCTAGACCGCAAGATGTCTAACGGTGGAAGTGTGCGCGATTGGCTGGGAACGGCCGGAGTCGCGGCGAAGGTAGCCGGAATGCGTATTGACGAGATCCGCGAATACGGCGCTATCCGCGACGGCTACGGGCACGACCTAAACGCATCGCTTGAGCTCGTCGCGCGCGATCTAGAGCAGGCGGTCGCGGAGCTTTCGACTGTGCGCGCGTTTCTCGTGACAGTCGGGCAATTCGACGCGAACGCCAGAATTGACCGTTTCATGGAAGCAACCGCGGACGGAGATCCAATCACGACGCGCCGCAATATCTACAACGCAGACACGGAGGCGACCGACTGACCGACCCTAAGACTGTCGCCGCATGCGTTAGAGCGCGAGGCTTTCTCATCGGATGAGATCATGCGGCTTGCCGGAGTGACTTTCCGGCCGATTCCACAAACTAGAGAGAGACGAGATTATGGCGACGAATAAAGGTCGTGAATTGGCGTTCAAGCTAGCGCCGGCAATCGGTACCACACGGGCGATCACCGAGACTTGCTCGCTGATTTGCAGGCACGCGACAACGCATCATCGACTCCAGGAGCAAGCGTGTAACGGCTATCAGACGTATGACGGTAGCTGGGATGAAGCGGCGTCGAATCGCGCTGATGCGCGCGAAGAGAAGATCGAGGCCCGCATTCGCTCGCTCGTGCAGGATTTGCCCGCGACCGACGATGGCCCGTTCGGCGTCGTCTTCCAGGGCGATCCGCGCGGATGCACGGTCAAGATCACGGCGCCGGGCGAATGGAGCTCGCTCTATGACGACTGGGGCAATGAGGGAGTGTGCGTCCCGGTATGAGCAAGCGGAAACGCATCCTGCAAGCGCTGAGCGGTCTCCTGTACGCGCTCGGCGAAGCTGAGCATAGAAAGGGGCAGCTATGACCGACCAGTGGTACGTACAGGAGCGATTCGCCCGCGTATCTGGCACCGATCGGGTCTATGAAGTGGTCCGCGATAGCGTGGTTTATGACACGTTCGAAGATCGCAAGATTGCCGATGCCGTCGTGAACTACCGCAATCGCCATATGCGCGAAGACGTTACCGAGCTATAGGCGAAACGCCGCTTATGCGGCGTCGCGCGGGATTGACTGCCCGCGTCTGACGATGCCAAGTCCAAACAGAGAGACGAGACGATGCGCACAAAAGCAAAACCACCCAAGGAAGTCCGAATCGTGCGACCGAACTACATCGCGGTGTGGCGATGATCGAGCTGACGACACGAGACCATACGCGCTATCTGTTGACTGATAGCGGCGATGTCGTCGCGCGTTCCGATGGTCCGCGCGGCTGGAACTACAGTGGCAAGTGGACGATTCTCGGCGCCGTAACGCGCTGGAATGCTCACCGCTGCGTTTCCCTGGCGGAGATTGTCGACGGCGCCGACTTCGGCCACGGATTCATCCGCGACCTAGATCATGGCTCAGTTCGTCAATGGGGCGGACATAGCCGCCGACTGCTCAGCGCGCGCAAGATCGACGCTAAGCGCGAAAGCGAGCTGCGCCAAGCATTCGGGGTGCCACGATGAGCGATCTAGTCCAGCGAGCTCGCGCAATCCCTCCAGGAACTACAGCGCGCCTGTTCTATGTGACCGTGCGGGATGCTGGCCGCACTGGTTTCCTGCTCGGTCCGTACAGCACGCACGGCGAAGCGCTAGCGAACGTCAAGCGCGGGACGCGCTTGGCGCAGGATGCAAACTCGCGCGCGGTGTTCTATGCGTTCGGAACGTCGCGCTGGAAAACTGGCGACCCCGTACCCAAGACAGTATTTGGCAAGTAGCGGAACGGATGCGAGGATTTGGCGCGAGTCGAATCCTCTCACCCGCTCACTACCGAGCGGCAATGAGACGAGACAGGAGCGCACGACTATGCGCAAGACAAATGACTACCAACCCTCCGACCCTAAGCGCTCACGCGATGCACGAGCGACGACTATCGAGCGCAAGGCTACCCGCGCGGAAAAGTACGGGGGCAAGCGGCGATGAGCGAGATCGAACGTAGCGCTGGCCTGGTCGTGAGCATCGGCACGCTACCCGCGATTGTCGGAGGAGGCTATAGCGGCCGTAGCGATGAGCTTGACGCGACCGTACAGCGCGCCGCAGAGATGCTGCGCGATGCCTACGGTCTACCCGTTGTGATCCGCTTCAATTCCGACCGGCTCTCTGGCGGCGCTTGGCTGAAAACGCATGAGGTCGACGGGATCGGCCGCAATAGCGAGATCGGTCTATGCGCGAGCGAGAATACGGAACGGACGGAGGAACGCTACCGGCTGATTTGTGAGCGCAGCGATGGCGACATGATCTATAAGCCGCGGCCACTAGGCGTGAGCGTGCAAGCACATATCTCCGTGCGATCCGCCAAGGATGGAATCTACTACCACTGCACGCATGAAAGTCTCGAGGACGCGCTGGCATATGTCCTAGCGAATGCGGAGCTGAGAGAGGAGACACGATGACTGACGATTATGGTAAGAGGATCAGCGACAATGCTTTTGCAAACGCCGAGCACAAAGAGATCGAGCGCGGATTGAAAGCGCTAGCGGCGCTGCGTAAGATTCATCGCTACCTCTACCCGGAGATCTACCCGGCTAAGCAAGTAGCCGATCATCCGAATTATTCAACGGGTGACGATTACTACGAATGGAACGCCGACACAATCGTAATCGTCGCCGATATGGTCGACACAGCGCTAGCGAACGATCCTACTACCCCGAAACATGCATGAGCGCGCGCACAGACTCAATCCAAGCGATTCTAGACGCACGTCTCACATGTACGTGCAAGATCGCGCCGACGATGACAGATGATGAGCTGATGGCCGTTCGATCTTGTGCGGCCGGTTGGCAATGCTCGACGCTGGACAAGATCAGACGGCAGTTTGTCGATTACGCGCGACACGATAAGGAGGCTGAGAGATGAGCGAAGCAATGAGCGTCTACCTAGTAATTGTGGACAATGACGACACCGAGCCGGAGATTTGGGCGTTTGAGTCGCCAATCAATGCCCACAGATTTTCCAAGGCGTGCAAAAATAGTTGCTATATACGCGCCATAGGCGTGCTGGACGAGCGCACCGCAACGGTCATTGGTACGTCTCTTTGGGTTTGAAGTACGTGCCGATCGCCGAGGAGACGACGCAGTGAGCCTTTACGACTACAAAATCTCGCGCAAACTGATTTCCGATGATCTGCCGTTCTATGCCCTGATTATGGCAGCGTTCCGGCAGGCGGACACGTATAACGCAGACGCGCTATATCGCGCGTTCCCTGCCCTCTGCGAAGAGCTGATAGCACGCTATAACGCGCCTGGCGGAATTTTGCCGAGTGATCCGGAGGGGAGAAGCGCATGAAGCCAGCCAAGAAGCAACCCAAGCCGATACCGCCTAAGCGACCGCTGAACACGGATCAACAGTTTGCCCTGGTCCGTCGTGAGACGATGGCCGTCCGAGCAGACCTCTACAGAAGTGGAATCATGGGTTGATCCTTCGCGGCATAGCAGGGATTTTCGCAGCACTTGACGGAGCTACCGAGCATCGGTAAGCTAGCTAGTAGATTTGGCGCGGTCGACTAGCCGCGTTCTACCCACGAGACGAATGGAGACGATCAATCGATGGATCGAGCCACGCCAAAACTTGAAGTCCTAGCAGCGCCGCAAAAGCCTCCGCTGACGAGAGCAGATGCTCAAGCAGACATGATCGCTTGCGGGATCAAGCCGCGCGAGAGGATCCTGCATCAGCCTCAACCGCCGCTCACGATGACCACGCAGTTACTGCCATTTGGAGCGATCGCCGTTGACGGAGTCGTCCGAATCACCGAATGGCACCCGACGTACCGGACAATCGACCGCATTCTGGCCGAGTATTTCGAGATCGACCGGGATCGCCTAGATGACGAGAAGCGAGCAATGCTGAACGAGATCCGAGCAACAAACCGATGAGCACAGAACCTACCCGTCCAAGCGTGACAGAGTTTGTGGAGCGTCTTCGCAATGACGGCCACGAGGATCTTGCGCGCGAGATCGAGAATGGCCGCGTGAACGGTCTGACTGATGAGCACAGAGCACTACTCGATGCCGCGCTCGTCGGCTTTGGGATTTTGGTCGACGGCAAGAGAATCGACCCATTGTCCGTTCGCATCGTCGCGTACGAACCGGCAGAGAGGAGAGAGGCATGAGCAAGATCAAGCGCGCAATCAGAGCCGCGAAGATCGTAGCTCGCGACAAGCGCATCCCTAAGCCGCTGCGCTTTATCGTCGGTCTGTCGCTGCTACCCATTCCCGGCCCGCTCGCCGATCAAGCTATCTACAAGACGATGGGATGGAAGTTCATCTATGAGGCCGGAATGCCGCACTTCACCTACGAATTCCGTATACGCAACCGCAATGCGGAGACGTCATGAGCGCCGTTCTCGCGGAACCATCGAGGGAAGACGTGCTCTTGGGCGCTCTTGACGCTCTCGGTGGCTCCTGCGAGCTCCTGCGCACCGTTGCAGGGCCGCAGTCAGACCGTTTCGAGCTGAAACCGTCTACCCCGATGCGAATGCGCGAGTACAACCGCATGGGCGTCGATCTGGAATTCGCGCTGGGAGCGCGCGTGAAGATCCTGGCACCGCTAGCTGGGAAAGCCGGCGAAATCGGCGTCGAGGTTGCACGCAACGACCGCAGGATCGAGCATCTTGCCGCGATGCCGCCACCGATTGAACCGCTGAGCTTCCCGCTCGGTCCGGATATGGATGGCAACCCGATCTTCTGCAACCTCGCCGAATCGCCGCATCTAGGCATTCTGGGCGAAACTGGCTCTGGGAAAAGTGCCGCGATCAACGCCATGCTCTGCTCGTTTCTGAGCCGCTTTGGTCCCGATGAGCTTGGTCTCGTGCTGATCGATCCCAAGCAAGTCGAGCTGGCGCCTTATGAGGGCATCAGTCAGTTGCTCGCGCCAATCGCCACTGATGTCGACTCGGCGCTTGCTCGTCTGCGCTCTACCGTCAAGCTCATGGAGATGCGCTACGACGTCATGCAGAAGTTTTCCGCGCGCTCGTTACCCGAGTTCAACACGAAACTCGAGGCTGCCGGATACGCACCTTGTCCGTACATCGTCGTCGTAATCGACGAGCTGGCCGATCTGATGATGAGCAGCCGCAAGGAGAGTGAGTCGCTGATCGTGCGGTTGGCTCAGAAATCTCGCGCTGTCGGCATCCATCTTGTATTAGCGACACAATCACCTAGAGTGCAAATCTTCACTGGATTACTGAAAGCTAACATCCCTTCACGGATCTGCTTTCGAGTGAGTTCGATGACAGACTCTAGGGTAGCTCTTGACAAGAATGGTGCCGAGGCACTTTTGGGTAATGGTGACGGTCTGTTCTCTATGGGTGGTGCGCCGTGTGTGCGTTTCCAAGGTGCTTTTGTGAATTCGGCTGAAATTCAGACTATCTGTGATCGGTGGCGCTCATGAGTGTCACCAATGGAGGCCGAGAGATGCCATCGAAGCGCGAATCTCGTAGCGACACTATCGCCGGCGTAGCCTTCATGGTTGGTCTTGTCGCTGTTATCGTCGGTATTGGTTTGTTGGCACATGCTTCGATTGGTGTGTTGGTGCTTATCGGCGGCGTCGGGATAATTGCGGGAAGGCCGGTGAAGAGGTGAGGGCCAAAGAGTTTTGTGATGGGTGCGGACACGCGATCAGTTCGGATGTGAAACCTTGGACGCTTGACGCCGACAAGCTGTCGCTGTACGTGGTACATCCAAACGAGCGCTGCTACTCCGCACTACAGCGGCAACTGCGTAGAAGATTGGCTGATTATGACTTCCAACCTCATCCGACCGCGTCATGACTCAGACCGAAGTCCTCTTGACCGTACCCGAGGTAGCTGAGCTGCTTGGAGTGAACCGTTCCTGGGTGCAACGTGCGGTCAAGCGAGGGGAAATCCCGAATTTGAGGCTGGGAAGGTACATTCGCTTTCGGCGCGAGTCGGTCGATGCATGGATAAAGGAGAGAGAACAGAATGTCTAAGATCATCGAGCGCTCCGGTGATGCACTTATACGACGCTGGAGAGATGGCGTACATAATGGCGATTTGGCCGTTTACGCACACGACGACGGCGGCGTAACATTGCAACTAATCTGGAATGCTGGGGGCGAAGAACGACTCAGTTACATCCGCGAAGAATGGGACGCGATTGTTGCGTTTGTATCTGAAGCTCGGGAAGCACATGGCTAAGCGTTCAGGTCAATTAGCAGGCAGCATTTTCCTCAGATCGCCGGAGAGGACGACTTGGTATTTTCAGATAAGAACCGGCGATGGTCATCTGAAGCGACGTATCGGTCTGGCATGGAAGGGCAGCGGAAGGCCGCCGGAGGGATATTTCACGGCGACGATGGCTCGCGAAGTGCTGGAGAAGAATCTTGTCAAGTATGCCAATATCTCGCGCGGTTCCAACCCGAGCTTCTCTGTCGCTGCTGCTGAATATCTTGGCTATCTCGAGCGCCACCAAGGTCTTCGTGCTTCTACTCTGCGCAGGTACTCCTCGATCATCGAGCGCGATCTTCTACCCGCTCTCGGCGAGCGCCAGTTGAGTACGATCGGCCCGAGAGACATCATGGCGATCCGCAACGAGATGATCAGCCGTCCTGCCTACCGCCGTGGCGCCAAACCCGGCGATCAGCCGACACAGCTCTCTGCATCGACGCTGAACCAGACCCGGACGATGCTCGTCGGCATCTACAAGTTCGCGAAGAAGGCGCGAGGATATTCCGGGCCGGATCCGACTGTGGAGTTCGAGCACTCGAGGATCAAGCCTCAATCGCACATCGATGTCTACTCGCCGGCTGAGGTCTTGGCTCTTGCGCGCGCTGCTGCCGATGAGCAGGACGCCGCGATCTATCTCGTGGCTGCTCTGGCCGGCCTGCGGCGCTCTGAGCTCCGTGCTTTGCGCTGGCGCGACATCGACTTCGTCAAGTCGACGATCTTCGTGCGCGGCGGCTACACGGACGAGGGTAGCTTCGGGCGTACAAAGTCTGGCCGAGGGAGATCCGTTCCGCTCGTTCCTCAAGCTGCCCAGGCGCTCGAGAACCTTTCGCGTCGAGAGTATTTCACGGAGGTAGACTGGCTCGTCTTCTGCAATCCTGTAGGCGGCGTGATCGACGGCTCAGCACTCTACAAACGCTACCTCGGTGCAGCCGAGAGAGCAGGGCTACGTCGGCTACGCTTCCACGATTTGCGCCACACGGCAATTTGTATGTGGGTTCAAATCTGGCCGCTAAGCGATGTCATGGCTTATGCGGGACACGCTTCTGTGTCAACAACTATGATTTATGTGCACCACAAGCCGCATACCCAGGCAGCTGAACAACTCGGAGCTCTCATCGACAGAGAAGTCAATCCGATGAGCGAACCAATCATGCTACCGGACGAGGAACGCTTCAAACACCTTACCCAGCGCGAGCGAGACCTGCTAGCTCAGCTCGGCAGTGAGGCAGAAGTCGAGCCGTGATCTACCTACCTTTGAGAAAACAGGATGGTTCGATCAGAGCCTACGCGGTGATCGATGACGAGGACGCGAATCTCGCGTTGTTCCGCTGGCGTCAACATAGCGGTGGCTACGTACAGCGCAGCACACCAACGGCAGAAAACAACCGGAATGTATACCTCCATCATGCAGTCTTGAGACTTGATGCGGCAGACACCCGTGAGGTCGATCACGTCAATCGCGACAAACTAGATAACCGCCGACACAATCTCAGGCCAGCAATCCGTAGAGCATCGCCATCATCCACAGACGATCTCGCGGCCTACTACGATGTTCCTGTGTCGATCATCGAAGCCATCCATGAGGCTCCGACGCGCCTAGGCGCGAGACCTGCTGGGCTCGAAGTCTTGTGTCGTTACTGCGGTGCGTTGATCATCGAGGGCTACCGCAACCGACGCTACTGCAGCGATAAACATCGAGACCTCTACCACTACGCGCGCCGCACTGAACGCCTAGCCGATATGCCAATCCACGTAGGATCCTCGGCATGAAGCTCAACTCCGGCAGCATCATCGTGCGCGGGAAGGAGTATCGGTGGTGAGCGATCGGTCAGTAGGCCACGCGATCATCAGCTCTGACTTGAAATGCGTTCTCGTCGTTTCGCTGTGGGAGCCGCGCCCAAATGGTTGGTACGAGAAATACGTGACCTTTTTCTACGACGTTGGAGAGGGCGTCGGAAACTATTTGGTGCACGGTACCGGCTATGGGCCGCGACAGGATTGGTGGGCTGAGATCGCATGAGGATCTCTCGCGCGCTCTTCGACGAGTTGATCGAGCATGCGCTCGAGGAATCTCCACGCGAGGCTTGCGGGATGATCGCCTTCGAGAACGGAGAGCCGGCGAAGGTCTATCGAGCGACGAATTCTGCGGCCGACAAGGAACACGAATACGAGATCAGCGCCCAAGAACAGTTCCAGATCTACGCCGAGAGTGGATCGTCTATCGGCGCCGTCTACCATTCGCATCCGGTGAGCGAGCCCTACCCGTCTGAGGTCGATCTTCGACTAGCGTTCGATCCAGATCTGCTCTACGTGATCATCGGCCTCGGCAAGAGACCACAGATACGCGCATATGGGATTGTTGACCATAAGGTTCTCTGGATTGGACGCCTCTTTGCAGAAGTAGAAATCGTGACCGGATGAGCTACTACGTACTCCTAGATGTCGGCTGTCTCGAGTGCAATGAGCCGTCTACCGTCCTAGGGGACGCGGACGAGCAGAAAGCCCGTGAGGCATTCAGAGAAGCCGCGATGGCGAATGAACGCCCAATCCTCGAGGAGCAATATATGAAGGAAGACTCCGAGGGCACGACGACGATTGCTCTCGCCGGTGACGGGGGTAGCTACTGGTATCCGCTGCAGCTCCACAAGATCGACGTGACTGAATGAGCGACGAATTCAAACCCCCGCTGCTGCTCATGATGGAAAGCTACACCGCGGCCGATCTACAAACAATGAAGCAGTCGCAAGAGCTGCTCGCGTTCTACGCGAGATCCTCCTACGCGAGATCCGTACAGACACTGAGTAGGAACACCGGATGAGCGATCTACAGGACGACGCAAAGCGGCTTCACGATCTGGGATACACCAGCCGTGCGGTCCATGCTAAGTGGGTGCTCGACGCCTTCAAGACCCTCTACGGGCATCTCACCGACCAAGGCGTGCCGCTAGAAGATGGCAACACTGACCGCGGGAAGCACGTCGATTCTTCGTTCTACCTGAATTCCGACGAATGGGACGAGGTCGCTGCGGCAGCACAAACCATCGTCAATCTTGCCTCGATCATCGCTGTCAAACGCGCGGAAGACCTGATCTGATGAGCCAAGAGGCAGCTCGGTGTCAAGCCGCTATGTTTGGGGATTGGCCGTGCAAGCTACCCCACGGCCACGAAGGCAACCACCGTGGGGAGTGGTACGGGACCAGATACGAATGGAACGAAGTCGACGAGAACGTGTGGCCCGAGCCCGAATATCTCTCGCTGGCCGAGGCCGCCCGTCGTTATTGGCGGTGGGACGTGAAGCCTAAGACGATGCGTCGCCTCGCCTGACTAGGCACCCTTCGATCCCCGACATCGTCGAGGCGACCCGTTCGACTATGTCGTTCACTGGGAGCCGTCAGCACCTCAGTAGAGATCGATCTCAACTAAGACGCTAAGACCACTGCGATTTGCCCTGTAGTCTTCCGCATGGCGCCGAGAGCGCGTCTGCAGCAGATTGGCTTTCGGCGCCGAGCTATCTCAATAGAGATCGATAGCTATTGAAAGAGCTTCCCGATGGTGGCCAAATCGTGGCCTGGAGCTCTTCTAGTCACAACCTGACTAAGCTAAACCCCAGTAAACTCAGTGCCGGAGGAGGGACTCGAACCCCCGACACGCGGATTATGATCGGCTCAGGACGAGCGCGCGTCCAGCAGCAGCGGGGCTTCTCAAGGGCATAGCTGCTTCCTTCGAGGCACGATAACTATGCGCCCGTGGCCTCGCTTGTAGCCTCGACCGAGCTATCCGTCCAATCGCAACACTTTAGGTCTTTCTATTGTGGTCCTAGCTTGATACGCTACTTCGCGTGAGCGATTCTCAACTGCCACAAGTGGGGCAAAACGCCAGTCGAGATCCGGAGGCTGTGATGGGAGATTTTCATGCGATCCAAGGCTGGTATTTCCGACGCGGCGCCGATGGCTCCGTAGTCGTTCGCCACGGCAACGGGCCTGACCAAGAGGACGTGACGCTCGACGCGAACACGTGGGCGTCGGTGATCGCGCACGTCTGCGCTCGTGGCGAGAACGCCGCGACATTTCAAGATGCTCAGGACTTCCACATGGTCGAGCACCAGGTGGAGATTGGCGACCTTGATCTGATCGGCCGCGTCCCGGAGCACGAGTCCTGATGGGGCAAAACGCCAGTCGAAACCTAGTCGAACCGGAGACTGCGGAGCGCAACCGCAGCGATCCTCCGGGCGGCTACACCTTCAATGCGTACATTCCGTCGGAGTACGCGGGAATCGGCTTTACCGTCGCGTGCGTGCGTCTCGGCGACCACGCGCATCTCGACATCTTCAGCGGCCGTCACGTCACGCGCTTCCACGGCAGCGATCCCGCATTTGGTGGTCGCGCCGGGCGGCTCGTGCTGCGCTGGCATGAGTGGATCAAGCTCCGCGACGAGGTTCTAGAGCCGCATCCATTCATCCGCATCGCTGAGGTTGAGAACCCCACGCAGAGCCAATTGGAGCACCATGCTGGCGAAGCGGTCGGGCTATGACTGGGCTGCCGAGTTCGGGTGTTAGCGTCAGATGACCTTCTCCCGCTACGGCTTACGTATCGGCCGTCTCTCCATCACTTGGTATGACCGTTGGGCCGGTCTTCGCTGCTGGTGGAAGGGGATTGGTTTGCCGGAGTTCTATTTGCGGCCGGTCGATCGAAATCCGTTTGATCCGGCCATCTTGATTACGACACAAGCCGGCGCCCAGATGATCGAGGAGTCGTGGTGGGGATGAACGGCAGACCCGGAACATGGTCGCGCAGATGGAACGTGCGGCTGGGAAGGTTGCAAGTACGACTCCAGATCTATCGGCACAGCACCCCCCACCTTCCGGGTCGCTGGGTTGTGCAGCCGATCATCATTTGGGATTGCAAGCGATGACCACCACCGACCGAGACACAGTCAGTGCAGCGGTCTTCGCGCTGATGACTACTGCGGATGTCCGTCAGAAGACTCTCGGCGAGGCTCGAGCTATCAGGACCGCTGCCGCCGAAGCTCAGGCGGCTGAACAAGCTCGCGCGAAGAGGATCCACATGGAAGCGAATCGAGCTCTCATCGAAACGATCGATTCCGCACGCGCCGGCGGAATGAAGTACACGCAGATCTGCGAGGTCGTCGAGCTGACGTACCAGAGTCTAGTGACCATCCGCCGCTCGCTTGAGAGCAATAACGGCGCCACACACGAGGAGGAGACATGAGAAACACGTCGATGAAGGTCAGAGTCAACACCGAGGATCTGCTCAAGGCGGTTCGTGATCAGCGGAAGAAGATCATCGCCGCCCATGAACGCGACGCTGCGTCGTACGAGAAGCGGCTCGATACCTACAAGGCATCCGCCGGAAGCGCGCTCAAGAAGACGCTCGCCGCTCTCGACACCGGCAAACTTCCAAGCACAGACTACAAAGGTCTCCATGTGCCGCTGCAAGCGAGCCCGCCAGAGAAACCGCGTCTGAACACTGTCCAGATCGACCATCTGATCAGCACACTCGAAATAGCTGCCGACGACATCATCTCGATCAGCACCGACGACGCAGCGAGCTACTTCGGATGAGCAACCACAAACTCCAAGTGAGTCCGATCTCCCAGCCACCACCGTCTGCCGGCGCAGTCGACCTCAGCGCGCTCAAAGGCGCTCCCAAGAAAGTCGCTGACGAAGCCTTCAACCAGCAGCTCATTGCAGCTCAGGTGCTGTGCCAGTGCGGCGAGAGAATCCGCGACGAAGGACGACTTCTTTACATACGACGCGACAACACCGTGCCGAGTCCGCAAGGAGGTCTTCCCGGCCTCGGTCCGCTGATGGTGCATTCGCTCGAGTGTCCACACTACTTGGCGGTCATGGCGGATCCGATGCTCAAGGTCGTGGCCTTGCGCAGGGTTACTGAGGTCGAATGGCAGGAGGAAGCCTCATGAGCACGCCAATCACCAAAGCCTACGCGCAGTATCTCGCGACGCTCACTCTCGCAGGCATCTACGCACGGCGGATAAAGACGCTAAAGGCTATCGATAAGAGGAACAATCCCCTGCGCGCGACCAGCGGAGAAAAAGGAGACCTGCCTTCATGAGCACCAGAATCCTCTACAGCCACAGTCTCGACGGGTACGTTCGTCTCGGCCACAACCCCACGCCGTTCGATGCTCGAGACATCCGCTACACCGATTTCCGTCCTGCGCTTGTGAAGGCCGGCTTGGTGCCGATCCCCGGCGTCAACATTCCTGCCGTCTGGGGCCACGGCAATGACTTCCCGGTCTACCCAATGTGGGCGAATGGGCCTGATCCCTCGGCCGATGGTCTGGCGAATCAGGGTTGCGGAGACTGCGAGATCGCCGGCAAGCTCAACGAGCTCTACATCGACTCCCACAACGCTGGTCGACCGCTTCCCGTGGGTCTCGACGGCACGAGCGCCGTGAACATCTACTCGCTGCTCAGCGGCTACAACGCGCAGACCGGCGCCAACGACAACGGTCTGGACACGCGCACGGTGCTCGACTACGCCCAGAAGACTGGTATCACCGACAAGGCTGGGAAGAACTACAAGATCGGCGTCTACTTCTTCGCCGAGCCCAGCGATTACCAGACCTACTGCGAGATTACCTACCTCTTCGAGATCAGCGGCATCGCTTGGAACTTCACGGACCAGATGATGAACCAGTTCGACGCTGGCCAGCCATGGCAGTACGTGGCGAACGCGACCGCTGAAGGCGGTCACTACACCGCTGGAGTCGGTCCTGGGCACACGCTCTCGTGGACGCGCAATCAGGGCTTCACCGTCGCTTGCTACACCCAGCAGAGCACGGAACTCAGCTCGTACATCACCGCCGAGCGATACAACCAAGTCACCGGCCAGACGATGGAGCACTACAAGGACGCCGACCTCGAGAAGTTTACCGTGATGGCAGCTCAGACGAAACTAGGCGGCAACAACCGCAGCAGCATCTTGGTGCCTACGAGCTTCGACTTCACAACCCCACCGATTTCTAGCTTGTGAAGCTACTTGCTTCTAGCGTTATCGTGGTATTACAATGAGCCCCATGGCTGTCATCGACCACCGCGCTCCAGACCTCCTCGATCAGGAACATACGCGCAGGCTGATCGCTTCTCTCGCCGAAGTCGGCCTCGAGATCGTTCCTCTGCGGCGCAGGGAAGCACACGAATTCCTCCCGCATGCCAACTCTCGTCGCAATCCTGGCTGCGCGCGCTGTCCGTGGTCGCGTGGTGATGAGGTTCATTCGTGAGCGAGCAGACGCAGCCAGGCAAAAGCATCATCCCTGAGTGGTTCTGGGCTCACAACCGCTTCTTGCTCTGGACCGGCGTAAGGACCCTGCCGGGCGAGGTGCTTCCATAACACTCTCGGGTCATCGCGGCAAGCATATGAACAGCACTCAGGTCATGAACCGCGCCATCCGTGAGCTCGCAGAACTCGAAGGTCGCTACCACGAGATGACGGTTCGCTTCGTGGATCCGGCGCTTCTGCGCAACGGCGCGAAGATCGAGGTGCTGGGCAAGCCAGTAAAGCGATCGAGCGCCTTTGATGCGGTGACTAACCGCAGGCGCTCGATCGAGAGACGAGACGACGGGGATCTCCCGCGCGTCTACTAGAGCATTCTAGCCGATCTCCCGGCAGCAAGCAAGCAGAAGACGCGCGTCAGATGTGGGGTACCGACGCGCGCTTCTGCCATGGAACCGGAGACCCTGTGCCGGGGGTCAGTGCATAGTAGCGATTCTCGCTACGAGTTGGTAGGCTTCACAGCGAAGATCTTCCCAGCAAACCGAAGGAGCCCCCATGGCCGGAGTACGCATCAGGATGCTCTCGTTCCCAGGCGCCGGCGCGTCGCCGGAGTACGTCGACACCGATACCTTCGCGACGCCTGCACTGGCAATCGCAGGAATCGCCAACGGCTTCCTCATCGTGACGCCAAACGCCAATACGTCAGAGCCGGGCGATACGCCGCCGATCCAGGCGCTGAACGTCACGAACATTCTGACGATCCTTCAGAACACGGTCTGATGGCGGCCAAATCTGCTGCGATTCCCGGTTCAAGCGGGTTGCTGGTTTGCACCGTCGATGCAGATGGCGGCGGAGATCCTGTTGCGGTCAAACCGACTGCTCTGTGGGGCTGGAGCGCCTTCTCTGCGGCTGCTTCTGTCTTCGCGATCTACGACGGGACCTCTACGGGCGGCGTTCTGCTTGACACCGTCGAGCTCGCTGCCGGCGTAGAGCAGACGATCGAGTTTCCTGATCCTCTCGAGGTCGACTCCGGGTCGATCTACATCAGCTTCACATCCGGAACTCCCACGGGAGAGATCTTCTGGGGTTAGACACGTAGCAAATGCCGCCTCAGAATGGGGCGATGACTGCCTATTGCGCAGTTCGGGGCCATAGAGGTGGCCCAACCCGAAGCGGAGGTCAGATGTCCTGCACCGCATTCCCATCGCAATCGCTGCACTTGCGCTCTTCCTCGCAGCTCCAGGGATAGCGGACAGCGGCGTTCATCACCATCCAGCCATTGACCACCGTACAGGCGGGACGCAGATCAAGCCAGGGAAGGCACGAATCGTTTGCCACTCCGACCGCAAATGTATCGCCCATCTAGCTCATCACCTCTGCGGAGAGACTGGGGATCCGGTCCATTGCGCGATCTGGAGGTACTACGAGGTTGGTCGAGCGCGCGCGGCAGCGATACGGCGTCTAGCTCGAGCTACAGCCGGATGCTCGAGCACCAACGTCCTCCCGTGCATCGTCTACGCGGCGAGGAAATATCACCAATCGATCTCAACTGCGGAATGCGTTGCGCGTGATGAATCAGGCAATGACCCAGCAAACAACGCCAACCCCACGCACCATGGGCTCTGGCAGTTCGACGATGGGACATGGGCTAGCTCGCCGTACGCAGCGCATAGCGTATGGGATCCGCTGTGGTCGAGCCTCGCCGCCATGTGGTACTGGTCGCAGGGCCAAGCATCGCGGTGGGTGACCTTCTCGGGATGCCTCGGTTAGGAGGACTCGATGACTGACATGCTGCCGCGCGTCAAGCTGTGCTACGCGAAGGCTGGATCACTCGTCGGCCTTCCCTACGTCTTCTCGGGCGGCCACAACTCGCTCTGGCTGCCGTCGCTGAGCTTCGCTCAGGGAATCGGCACGAAGGGCGCAGGAGTCGACTGCTCATCCGGCGTGTCGATCGTTCTGCGCGCGGGCGGCATGTGCTGGAACCCTCGACCACCATTCCCGCTCTCAACAGGCAATCTCATGGAGTGGGGTGAGGAAGGACTCGGCCTCTACATGAGCGTCTACGTCCGCAACGACGCCGTCGAAGAGCATACCGGACTCTGGTTCAATCCGCGTTTCTTCGAGCATGAGTGGTGGCAGGCACCTCACACCGGAGCAGATGTGGGATGGATGACTCTCGATACCACCGGCATGATCGTCCGACACTGGCCTAATAGTTAGTGCGGAATGACACAAAGTTCTGGGAGAAACCACCTCTAGGAAAATTTCGACTTCTCAGTTTGCTGACGTCGCATCAGAGGAATGGCTGCAGCAGCCCTCACGCGCTCTGAGCGGCGCTGCGAGGGTGTCTGAGCATGATTCCCTTGCAGGACCTCGGCGAAGTCCTCGAGACGCAGCAGGACGAGCTGAGAGCCATCCTGGTCTTGGATAGCAAGCAGAGGAAGCTGTCCGGTGCCGCTGGCCATGTCGATTGCCTCTCGGAGCTGCTCTCTCGTCCGTGGCCATGTGCGCTTCGTGATCGAATTGCTCTTGCAGCTCGGCCGCAATCCCAGTCCGCGCGCGTCTCCGCGATCGTTCCAGCGATTCCCCGAGGCAACGGTGAGATCGAGCCCAAGAGACTCGCTCACCGCTTTCTCGAAGTCCAAGCCCTGCTGGATTGCCTCGCGATCAGGCACTACTGCGCAAGATCCCCTGGTGCAAGCGGCTGAGCCGGCGCAGGTGGATCGCTAAACGGCGGCGCCGGCACACTGATATCGACGGCTGGCTCGACAGGAGCCCATGTCTGGGGCGCATCTGCTGGCGGAGGAACTGGCTCAGACTCGACTGGCAGCGCCGTTGGATACGGTTCTGCGGCCGGCTCTAATACCACTGGCGCTGAGGAGAACGTAGAAGCATCCCCAGTGACCAGAGGGAAATTACTTGGATCAGGCAGGTTGCTCTCGGCAGGCAACTGGCTGCCAATACCGGAGTATGTGAGATCTGGGTTTTCGGCGGTCGTTCCGTCGGGGTTTGTCGCTGCGCCTTCCCATCCGACTGGATGATCGGGATGAGCTGCGAGAGCAGCTTCCCGATCAGCCTTCTCGACCTGCGAATCAGGAAGCTGAGGCTGCGCCTGAGTGGCTGGATCGCGATCAGGAACGATCGGCGGTTGATCACCGTCTTCCATGCCAATCACAAGCGGCTGAGGGACTGCTTCTTGACGCGCGGCCGGCGAACCATCCGCAGGCTGCGGATTCGCGCCACTAGCTTCCGGCGGGTACAACCCACTGGGCGTCGGCTTCGCGGGGTTGGGCAGCGAGTTGATGTTGAGCACCACGCTGTCTCCGGGCTGTCCTTCGACGGAATTGAGATGGCCGCCGCCAGAGATCGTGATGTAGCCACCGATCTCCTTGGCGATCTCCTCGACGTGCTTGGCGATGACCTGCGCGATCTTCGTCGCGCGGCCCTCGGCTGCTTCGACCTTCGCCTCGAGCTCGTGAGCCTCGGCGCTGATGGACTGGATCTTGAAGCTCACGAGCTTCCCCTTTCTATCGGGGTGGGGGCTAGAAACTACGTGCAACTACTACCGCAAGAATCACGATCACGACGATGAGCAGAATGGACATCTACGAAACCGTGTAGCCGACCGATACCGTGGTGCTCTGACCATCGGAGCTTGTCGCGGTCACCGTGTAGCTGAAGGATCCAGCCGCTGTCGTATCGAGCGTGCCGGGGCTCGAGCTGCCGGCGCCATCGACGCAAGAAGCGATGCCGGAGCCGCCGGGACCATCGACAGCGACGAAGCTCGTCGACACGACCTGGCCGACGGCGAACGCTGATCCATCAGTCGGCGATTCGATCGTCACCGTGGGCGGTCCAACGACCGGAGGCGGAGGCGGGGGAGGCGTCACGACCGGCAGAGCAGCCGTTGCCTCGGCAGCCGCGGTGTCGAGACCAGCCTGGATCGAGGCGAGCTCGGACGCGTTGACAGGGACGCCGAGCGCGATCTGCGCGGCGAGAGCAGCAGCAGCCGAAGCTGCAGCAGCCTGAGCGGCGGTGAGCGCACTAACCAGCGCCGGCACCGAAGCCGCGAGTGATGTTTCGTCCGCTGCGATACCTACGAGTGCGTCAGCCATGTGATCTACTTTCTTATTGAGGATGTGAAGAGAGGCTTGGAGAGATGCGCTGATGCGATCAGCGAGGTGGTCGATGATGATGTCGACGATGTCGCTCATGCCGTTGCTGGGATCAGAGCGCTGAGGATCCGATAGCGCTGATTGCGGTTCTCGATATCCCAGCCTGGCTGCAGGTGCTTCCCATCAGCAGTCAGTCCCTTGACGGCGGCGAGCCACACAGCTTGGCGAGACTCGACCAGCGCAGCGCGTAGCCCTTTCAGCTCATGCGCATGCAGATGCGGATGCTTGACCGCCTGCGTATAGGCAGCGACAAGACGACGCTCGTTGTGGGTCAGGACGTTGAGCGGTTCCGGTGGCTTCGCGACAGGCGCCAAGAACAGAGCACGCTCCATCTGTCGACGTGTGACGAGCCCAGGAAGAACACGACCGTCAGCGTAGACATAGCCCATCATCGAGTTCGCAGCGGCTACCCAGTCCCGCACGCGCAGATACGAGCCGAACGTGCTCGAGGTCTCGAGCACACCAGGGCCGAGGTTGTAGACGAAGCTCGTCGTCGCATCGAATTGGTTCTGGTTGAGCGGCAGCCTGAGATCGTTGACGGCTGCTCCATACTCATCATCGACATCCTGCTGAAGCAGCACAACAGCTTGCTGCTGGGTGATCGGCGGAGTGCTCGGACCGACGTCGTGCGTGTGGCCATAGCCGATCGTCCACACGCCGACAGCGTCTTGGTAGGGAGCGCCGTTGAACTGGTTGCCCCACTCGAACCACTCGATGAGCTTCAGCCCTGCTGCGCTGATGTTCATGGAACCGGAGTAGGCACTGGAGGCGGCGACGCGATCTCCTGGACATCCGTGACGACTGTCTGGGCCTGCTCTATCGCCTGATCGACTGAAGGAGCCGCAGCAGCATCTTCTGCCGCGTAGGTCACCAGCGCAGGAGCGTCAGCCACGCCAGCCGCGAGAGCAGCCGACGGCGCGAAGGCGATTGGCGGAAGTCCGGCAGCCTTGGCCACCGCAGTGACCTTGAGCGCGGTCCGCGAGGCGACGTGCAGCCCCGTGGTGATCGTCGCGAGGATCCCTGCTTCCTTGACCGTGAGATGCGTGCTAGGGATCGCAGCAGCGATACCCAGAGCGATGTTGATCGCCCACACAGCGATTCCCTCGCTCGTGCGGATCGCTTTTGAAAGAGGCGCTGAGAGCTTCGGAATCATGCTGTTCTCCTGTCTAGGCCACTGGGCGTTGTGGTTGCTGAGCCGGCGCTCCAAGCACAAAACGCCCTGGGAACGCCTCATCCAGCCACCACGCGCAAAGACCACAGAAGGCCCACGTGAGGGGGTCGATGAGGAAAGAACTGCTCGTCAGCGCAACGACGAGCGCGATGCCGAAGCAGATGCCTCGGAGCAGAAAGAACAGTCGCATTAGACCTCTCGATCCCGAGTCAGCCGACCATTCGGCCGGAGCTCGATCGTGTCGCCGCCAGGCATCGCGACGAGCGGAGAGATATGAAGGTCATCCCACCTGCGATACCCGACGATGCGACAAGACGGCACGTATTTCTCAAGCGTGCCGAGACGATCGAATTGCCGCACGGTGAGGTCGCTGCTGAGACAACTCACCGCTACAGCTTACCACCTAAGCTGCTATTGAAGCAACCTCATCGCTACTTGTGTGCTCGCGGTAGCCCTTGCCGTCCTTGACGACTTGGCCAGCCTTCTCGAGGCCGGGGAGGACCCGGTAGAGGTAGTTCGGCTTGATCGCGAGCTTCTCGGCGATGCCGGTGACCGTGATCCCCGGATTGGTCTTGATGACCTCGATGACTTCGAGACCACGCTTGCCGCTGCCAGCGGGACGACCGCGCTTGCCCGTGGGGGCGCCAGCGGGCTTCCGCGCAGCGCGCTCACGCTTGGGAGCGGTGTGGCCGTTGGATGACGTCGGGATGGTGCCGAGCTTCTCGGCGATCGCGGAGAGTTGACGATGCTCTTCGACCATCGGCTCGAGCTCCGCCAAACGCTTGGTCAGCTCGCTGTTGAAATTGTCCAGAACAGTGCTCATAAGGGTTCCTTTCGGTCTGCATCGCATGACGCGAATTGCGTGCTACAGCATACCGAAAAGCTATTCCGACAGCAACTGAAATCCTCAGCGATAGCTGATCTGGTCGCCCAGCATGAGCAGATACATGCGTTCATGCTCAGCGTCGACGTCGCTCAGGAGGTAGAGGATCTCTTCGCGCGAGTCGTAGGCAACCTGAGCACCGTTCTGGTCGAGGTGCAGCGGCAGCTCGTCGACGCGCTCGACGCGCAGATGATCAGTCGAGAGCGGGCTGAACCACAGCGTCCCATTCGGGTGTTCATCAGCGCTCATCGCGTCTTGCACGCCCATGATCTTGCCGTCTCTGGCCAGACATTCAGCGTCGGTCAACTCGTTCGAGCCATCGGAAGCATCGTGAGCCTGGACCTGTTCGACGCCGGCGAGATGAAGAGCCTCGAGCGTGCCGCGATTGTAGGCATCGCGGACTTCCGTACGAGCCACACGATCAGCATGGGTAGCCGGAAAATCAGCGAAGTGCTCTTTGGCTGCAGCAGCTACCGCGCGCGGATCCACGCTCTGCTGGAGCTGATCCTCGAGCCAGTTCTGTGCTTCTGAACGCACGGTATCGTCGATCGAAGAGAGCGAGCTACCGACTCGCTGCTGCACCCACGGCTTCAAGACGCCGGCGCCGAAGTCCTCAGCGTCGAGTCGAGCTCCCTTCAGTGCGCCGACACCACCAGCGAGCCCGATCTTGCCGATGAGGTCTGACATCTTCGCCGCCGTCGATCCTGCGGTCCCGATCGCCTCGATCGGAGAGCCGACGACACCAGGAGCATTCGCAGCAGCCCACGCAGCGATGATCGCGGCTGCTGCTGTCTTGGCGTTGCCCTGAGAGACGCCCTGCGGCTGCGTAGCGTCAGCGAGATGAAGGGTTGGCTGAGCCTCCAAGAACTTCGCGAACGAGGCGTACTGATCGCTGTAGCGCTCGACGAAAAGCCTCCGTAGCCGCACGATCGCCGAGCGTACTCCGGCATCGCGGTAGTGGGGAGTGTCTGGCAGCTCATTCATGAAGCCATCGGACTCGGCCAGAAGGATCCTCTGCGGCGGTTGGAAGTAACGAGTCTCATAACGGGACTCGCCCATCGGCGTGCGCACGACGCCAACGCGTTCGACACCGGCGTTGTAACCCTGGAGTCCCTGCCCAGAAGGAGGAGTAACGGGTGGTCCTGTGGCGGCCGAAAGCTCAGCGATGTTCTTCATTTCCTGGCGCATCTGCGCCTCGTTGAGCAGCGGGATTCCGCTCTGCGCCAGCAACGTGCGCATATCGACAGGCAGCACGTTGCCTCGAACCTGACCGATCAACGTCAGCACGGTTTGGCGAAGCTGCTCGTCGATCGCGCCGAGACCGCTCGAGACACGCCGACAGGGAGTGCCAATCTTCTCCGGGAAGTTCGCCGCGATGAACTGCGGGAACATGTGCTCGGATACATAGGCATCCCAGCCGTCAAGCAGCAACTGCTGAGACTCTTGGTAGACCTCGCCGAGCTGAGTGGCGATCAGGCGGCTCGAAGTGTTGTGGACGACGACGCCCTCGGCGACATAGTTCTTGCAGTGCGCCGGAGCATCCATGATGATATCCCAGACCTCTGCGACGCCGGCGTACTCGACTGAGACGACCTTGTGGTTGTTGGGAGCGTTATCAGAGATCTCGGCGAGCCTGCGGTCGCGCGAGAAGTTCTTCTTGTAGGCGACCTGGCATTCCTCGCAGCGCTTCTGCACGCCACTCGTCGGATAGAAAGCGTTGCCGCAATCGATGCAGTCCTTCAGCTTGTACGGCCGCGGCGTCTTGATGCGCCCCTGATACGGAGTGGCTTCGTTCTTCTGGATCTTCGCCGAGTGATCCGCGCAATACTTCTGGCGTGCAGAATTCGGCGTGAACATCGTCCCGCACGTCGCGCAAGCCTTGTCCTTCCAGCGCTGCTTCGTGCGTCCGTTGTCCCAGCCCTTCTGAGATCGCGCAGAAGCGAACTCGAAATTCTCCACAGGCGTATTCCCAGCTTGGAACTCAGCCATCGCAGCAGAACCAAGTTCGCTGTGACGAGCTGCGAACTCAGGATTCTTGAAGTGCTCAGCCGTATGTGCGCCGTTAGTCAGAAAGACGAGATTCTCGATCGACGAGTTGGCGTGACGTTCGTCCTTGTGATGGATGCCAAATCCTTGGCCCTGACGCGTCCAACCAAAATGATCTCCCACCGCCCTGAACTCAGGCGTGTAGATCTTTCCGGGGCCAACCGCAATCCACGGCTCTGAATCGCCTTCCTTGATCGGCTTTCCGTTGTACTGCTTCTCATGATCGATCTTCTCGTAGAGTGGCATCAGCGAGTCGCCGGGCTTCAGTAGCGCGAGCGTTGTCCAGCGACCATCACGACGCATGAAGGGATGATCAGCAGTCCCCGTGATCGTCTGACCGTTATCGAGCGTGAGCTTGAAGACATCGTCCGTCTTCGTGGGGCCGACTTCCTTGATGGGCCACAGTTGGAAGCGCGCTTCGTGCTCGTTATAGGACCAGACGAGCTGGCCATCCTTGAGCTCTTCCATGGGGATGCCGTCTGGGTAGAGATCGTGATCTCGAGGTGCTAGTATCAGAGTCGTCTTTAGGAGACAGGCCCCTCTTCCCTCGATGAAGGCCTGCTCAGGAATCAACCACGCCCGCAGCTTCAGCGTGTCGAGGTGCGCGAAGGTCTGATCGAGATCTGAGAAGTGCTGCTGGCCCGAGGCGTACGGAGTGATCTCCCATTTGCGGGCAGAAGTTGGCTTACCATCCGGCCCTTCGATGAAGTCTGCAGGCAGTGCAATCGTAGCTCCTGAGCGTGTGGCTTCGCCAAGCCTGATGGCCTTCTCGCGCGCCAGAGTAATCTGATTGGTCGGGTTGTCTTCGCTGTCGAGGAACTCTTCAAAGTCAGTTGGGTAGTAGACGATCTTAGCCGGATCGACGTGGTTCTCGAACGCGCGATCGGCAAGAGCCCAGCGATACCAGTATGAGTTCTTCGACGCAAGACCCCACGCTATGTAATTTCCCGTAGTTGTCGTAAGACCAATCGCCACATCCTCGCCGTCAGGCTCGATGGAAACGATCTTGTCTGGGCGACGAAAACGAAACCCACCACCGCTGGCACTATTGTTGTCGATGATAAGACGATCCATCGCATAAACGCGAGTAGGACGTGTGAGGCGAGCGAATCGCATCAACTCTTCACGGCCGCCCTTGATCCAGAATGAATCTGGATTACACGTGTATTGAAAGCCCAGCAGGTCCAATGATTCTTTCATGCGCTCGCGAACAGGGCCATTGTGACTTTCTGATTGTCCGATGAAAGCACCACTTCCTTCACCGTCATACAGCCCCCCAAGCCAATTGGCAGCGATCTGTTGTTCCTCATCAAGAGCTTCGTAGATGAAGGGACGTTCGCCGGCATGAAGATCAATGACTCGACTGATCTCGCGACCAACCTCGACAACCCCCCACTCCGAATCCCTACCTGGCCTGACATTATTCTGAGCAGTTGGATGCAGATTCCAGACATGATTCGGAGTACAGCGAATCACATGGCCCGACTCGAACGTAACCTTGACCATCTTTTGCTTTGCACGCTTCGACACGGCTGTGACTATGGACTTTGTCATGCAAACACGAGGCGCATACAAACCAGATGCACGTCGGCCCATCTTTGGCTCCCAACCGATGATCTCGTCGCCCTCCTCAATGCTGCCGAGCGGACGTAGCGTATAGTCGCTCATAAGGATCGGAGTCTCAGGCGGGTTACACCACCAGTAGCGATATGCACGCTTCGTTCTCGGTGAACCGTAGATGGATCCGAAGTTCAACTCAGCCTCATTCGTTGGCCACAGAGCGTAATCATCGTCGATGACACTTCCCGAAATGACCATGTAGCCGTACGCGCTAGCAGCGCTGATCAGATCGAAGTTTGGGATCGGGAGAGTGGAGAACTTGAAACCAATCATGTCGCCGTCGTCGTCCCACATCGGAAGACAGTGGGATGGATTGACCGCCATCGGTGTCTTCCACAAGAGAGCATCTGCACTCGATGTCCAAATCGGGATGTCCTTGCTTGGATCCGCAGCCTGCGGGTCGCGGTAATACCCGCCTAGCTTTGCTAGCTTGAAGCGCTTGACGAGCGGCTGATGCCCATACCACAGAACGTTGGAGAAGTTCAGATACGTCGCAGTGGAGATTGGCCTGAAAGCTGCATCCACAGCCGCTGCCAATTGCGCGTCTGGACATTCGATCAACCAATCCGCACGACACAACGGTGCGACCGTAAAGAACCACCCGAATCCCAGCATCAGATCGGTGGTCATCTCGCGGAGCTGATCGAAGGGGATATGGCGAACGCTGAAGGGATCGTTGCGACGCCAGCGGACGAGTTCGAGGTCGAGAATCTCTGACTGTGTACGCTGCCGCGTCGTCGGGCCTGCTGCCGCAGCTTCCGCCACACGAGTCTTGATGCCCACGGCGTTCGTGGCCTCGATGACCTTCTCCTGCGTCGGCGATGGACCTTCCGTCGCCTGCGTGAGAACCGGATCCAACGATGCAAGATCGCCAACGCTTATCGTTGCCATGGGCCTGGGCTCCTATCGGGGAAGTATTGCCCTACCTGCTCACGCCAACGGCGCTCGCCATCAAAACCATCACCGGCGTGAGCCATAGCGGACGGTGCGCTAGCTTCACCGCGTTGGACAACCACCGGATCCACAGCTCTGCTTTGCTCCCTGTTACCTCGCCGCAACTCGCGCGAAACTATCGACGCATGGCCGTAGCGCGCCGCAGCGCAGGAATGGCTCGAGGCGTCGTGAATTTCTCTACCATTTTTCTGTCTCCAGGACTCGATATCGTCGCAATGACGAGAGCAACGATCGATGTCCACCCAGTAGTGGCCGTCGCCAACCAGATCCTGAAGCGACTCAACTTGCGGATCGAAGTCACGCGAGCTGAGCCACCAGACGGTGCGCAGCGGCGGAGTGTGCTCACGCCAATCGTCACGTTGCTGGCGCCCTGCCATATCGGCGAAGCGCGCTGCAACTCGGAAGCCTTGGACCCTACGTCGCCAGTAGACCTCTCGGGCGCATACCTCGTCGGCGAGCTTCGTTGCTCCGATACCAGCCTTGAGGTATTCGTCGAAGGTAACGTGCGCTCCCTTCGGGACAGTCACCAGTTCACCACCAACTCCGGCAATCTGCACAGGCACACGCAGCGGGCCTTGTATCCAAAGGACAGCGCTCTCCGCACCGCCTCCCCAGTCAGTCGCAGTAAACACGCTCCCGTACTCAGGCTTCGGCGCCCAATTCTTCACGCAAAACCGTTCTCTGACCCATCCTTCAAGGTAGAGCCCATCAGCCATCGGGCGACGACATTCCATCTGCGCGTCCCAGACGATGCGAGTGTTCTGCATGAACTTCTGCATCACGTCGTTGTGAACCATCCAACCACGCGAGCGAAAAAACTTGCCTTTGCATACCGAGGCGAGTGTGCGAGGGTTGTCCTCACCCCATTCACCTTTCACAATTCTGTCACATTCGCAACGACTATCTGGGTCCAGATTCAGCTCCGTTAGACGCGCTCTACGTTCATCCTCTGGAGCGCACTGGCAGTTGGGAACTTCCTCAGCGCTCTCAAAACAGCAGCTCCGGTAAATTTTCCAAGGAGGAACAAATCCCTTCTCGTCTGAATCCGCGCATTCCTTGAGAATGCTAGCCACTAGACCGTTAGCTGACTTCAGCGTAGAGGTCGCAAAGTTTTGCGCCGCGATGCGCTTTCCATTTACCACACTACCGCTGGCCATCGACCTACTCTCGTTCCAAACTTCCTCGTCCATGAGGTCAACCTCGTCTGCATGCACCTTATGCGGATGCGGCGAGTTCACGCCGCTCTTCGACCCAACCAGAATTTCTATGGTCGAACCAGTCTTCCATTCGGTCTTCTTGCGCAGCGGTTCACCGACCATCTGAGGGTTTAGTGTCTTGTGGCCGTTCATGTCGGTCGTATACACGAACGACTTCACGTGAGCGTAAGCACGCTCTGCCTGTGATTCGATAGCGCCGAACGTACATGCGGTCGCGCCCGGTCTCACCTCAGCATTTACCCAGTGCACTAGAGAGACTGAGATCGTTTTTCCCAAGCTGCGTGACCCTAAGAGAAACAGCGCGTCATAACGCTCAAAAAAAGCATCTGCGACGAAGTCAAATGGTGCCTGATGATCAGGGCATACGGCAACGCGTGGGATGTCGTAGCCAGTCTCCCGCAGGATAAAGGCATGAAGTTCATCATCGGTCGTCGGAATGCGGCGCGCGGCTTCCGCTGGCGTTCCACGCTTATCCTTCGTAAGAACGTTGATCTTGCTCAGCAGCCGGCGCTTGCCCTCGTCGTCGAGTGTCGGCAGAAGCTCACGGAGCGCTTCTACGTCGATGCCGAGGCTATTCGTTGTCGTCGACACTGCTCACCAGCTCGCCCTGCTCATCGATCTCCTCGGCCTCGCCATCGATCGACTCGAGCAGAGCGAGGTCGACGCCAAGCACCGAGGCGAGAGCGTCCTTCAGCGCGTCGTCGAGCTCGTCTCCCTTGAGGTTGCGCAGCTCGCGCTCTTCCTCGCGCAGATTCTTCTGCGTCCAGTCCTCGACGGCGCGGTACTCACGAATGGCCTCGAGCTGGATCCGCTTGTCGCCGGAGTTGAGCATCCCCTCGAGCGCTTTGATGATGCCCTGGGTGTTCTTCCGAGCATTCTCGGCGACCGCTTCCTGCATGAGCACCTTGCGGTGATACGCCTGATGCGTGCGGTAGCCACCGAGACGTCCTGCCACAGCGCCGCCGAACTTGCCATCGGCGACGAGCCGCAAAGCTATCTCTCTCTTGCGCTCGCGCATTTCCGGCGTCCACCCAGTTCGCGAGAAGCCAGAATCGGGGCGAGTCTCGGGGAGATCGGCCATCGTTACGGCAAGGATACCTGAGTCCCTGCGCCAATCGCAAGGATCAGAGCAAGGACTCCCATACCACGCCACGCCCTGCCGTGCCAGACCAGACCGAACCTTGCCCCGCCAGACCTAGCCCAGCCGCGCCGGACCAAACACCTAGAAGTTTACACTCAAATTACTGCTCTGCGATTGCAGGACCGGCCAGAGCAAGCACCAAAGCATCAGCGCGATCTCCACCGCCGCGATCAAAGCGTCCAAAGTCAAGCTCTGGATAGCGCTTCTTCATCTGCTCGAAGACCTTGGGCTTGGCCAGTGAGCCATCGCCGAGGACCGCTTTGCGCGCTGAGGTCACGCGCGCTTCGACGACGACGAGCCCCTTGAGCTTGCAGGCGATAACGCTGGCAGCCTGGTAGTGGGCGATGATCCTCGTCGTCTGTGCATTGCGCTCGACGCTGAGAAACTCAACGCAGGCCATGTCTGGCTTGTTCAGCGCGAGCCATGTGCGTAACCAGACGAAGTATTCCGTGAGCCTCGCCGGCGCAGAGCCTACCTTCGGCCGGTCCCACGCGTCGAGCATCGTTGGCTCGTCATCCACCACGAGCGCGACGCCGCAGCAAGAGGACGACGGATCGATACCGATGATTTTCATAAGTGTTCACGCGGGCTAGCCGCATCCGGCCGGGGGCCTTATCCAAGAACCCCACTCGCCCGCGTGAAGCCTTTACCTACGCGCTCGCGCAGATCGCGTAGACAGTGATGTTCTCGTTGCTACCACTCGTGTTGGTCACCCTCGCCGACCAACGATCGGGCAGGAAGAAGATTCCGCCCAGCCCGTTCGTCAAGCTCGGATAGGACTCGTCGACCGTGAACGTCGCTCCGCTCTCGCCGCCGCCGATGATGCTGTCTCCTGCAGGGCAGTCAGTCGTGACGGTGGCGGTTGAGGAACCTCCGACGAGCGTCGCGGTACCCGTGACATGCACGATCTTCGAGAGATCGAAGCCGCCGTTGGATCCATCGGTGCCATTCGTACCGTTGGCTCCAGCAGCTCCAGTTGCGCCAGCAGCACCGACCGGACCGGGAGGACCACCGGGCGTTCCATTGGTACCGGCGGGGCCGACAGGACCGGGTACGCCGTTGGTGCCGTTCGCGCCGTTCGCGCCAGGAGCACCGGGCTTGCCGAGCTCGTGGGTGACGTTGCTGTTGAGGTTGTAGAGACCGATCGTGTGCCCGGCAATCTGCTTGCCGGTGATCAGACCGAACGCACCAGCCACGCCGGCACCGATGCCGAGCGAGACAAATACTGCGATGGCTGCGGTCTGCAGCCGTGAGAAACGATGCATCGTGATGATCCTCCTTGTTTGTTTTGCAAACTCTTGGTGGTTCAAGGTGGCCATTCGGTTGAAGATAGATCGATGGCGAGCACCATATCTCCGTCATTGATGCCAGCGAAGCGCATACGACTCGCGGCTGCAATCGTGAAAGTGATGTCGCGCCCCGGTTGCAAACCAGGCGCTGAGATCACAACCGCCTTCACGAGATCGCCATCAACACCAACGACGCGGTACGTCGCTTCAGTGCCGAGCGCTCGTCGGCGCAAGATCCTTCCAATCCACCTCATTTGGTGCCGGCGAACTCTTGTGAGAAACGCGTCAACTGGCGGCTGCTTCTCTCGCAATCTCTGTGATAAGAATCGCGCAGCACCTTCAATTTCCTCAAGGTTTTTGCGATGTTGTGCTCGGCAGTCAGATAGATCTGGACCTGTGGATCCGCAGCGATCAGAGATGTTCGCTGGGCCTCAGTAGGTCTCTTGCGATCGATAGTCGTCGGCAACTCGTTCGCTACTTCGACCTCACGCCCGTGGCGCATTTTCTCAAGGTCACCAATAGAGTCCTCCTCGTTAGTGATCAGAAAAGAGATCCGCGCCTCACAAGCGTGGAAACGAGCATGCAGTGAGTAGAGTTCCTCGACCGAACATTTCGACATATCGAAGGGCAGCCGCGGTGGCTCTTCCTCAATGTCTGGCGGTATCGGAAGATGCTCACGCTTGATCAGCGCGTCGAAGTGCTCACGCGCATCTCGCGTGGCCTCCTCGGGCACATGAAGATCTACTGGCGCAATCTTTTCCTCAACCAGTTTCTTCATACCGCCCGGTTCCAAAACTGGTGTTGGTTCGGCAACAGGCGGCGCAAAGCCATCGGGCTGATGGACAGCCTCTGGGCCGCCGTGAGCAGCCGCCTCTTCCTCGGCGATTGCTTCCTCGATGGCAGCCAGCCTCGGATTGGGTTCCTCGCGCTGCACCGCAGGCCCACCAGCGGCTGCTACCTCGTCAAGTTCGCGCGCAGCGAGAAGCTGCTCCTTCGTCACGCGACCCTCGGGGTTCTCGAGCATGAAGCGCAGCTCGTTGTCGCCGATACCAGGGACATCGTTTCGGCCGCGACCAAAGGAATTGTGCGTCAAAGCGCCCTCCAAGAAGAACGCATGATGCTGGCTAGTCTCCAGATCAACCGTATATTCGATCCCTCCATCGCGAATCTCGGCTACACGTGCCCAACCAAGACCACCATCTAGTAGCTCGCGTATGCCCTCGGCAACAACGTTGTTACGAGGAAGATCACACAATGCCAGCGCCTTGTCGCGCGTAATCCACGTGCCTATGACAGCACGAGGTCCATGCTTGGGAGACTTGGTCTTGAACTGATCGCGAAACTCTGGTGGTAGCTGAGAAGCATAGGTGCGCTTGAGTTCGATTGACGACATTATCGCATCGAATTTGTGCTGCTTGCCAGGAACTACAACCACCTTGCTCATTTCCTTGATCGAGTCGATGGTGTTCACGTACCACGACCATACAACTCGATAGCCACGTCGACTGGGAGATTCCCCCGAGCCAACAGTCGACCTCACACCTAGACGCGCGGACAATATCTGCAAATCTCGCACTAAGCGCTCGCTCGCAGAACTGACCGTCAATCCACCGTTCCGGCGCCCAGACTTATTCATTTGGACGCAACCGTCGCAGGAAATATATGTACCGAGAAATTCAGCTATCACATCCGTGTTGGAACGCATGATTGCTTCCGGCACATGAATCGTGTCCACGGCCAGACCATTCATTCCGTATCCACGTAGGAATTCCAAAGGACTCCCTTCCAGAAGAGGAGCACCTTTTCGCCGAATGATCGATCTGTTGATCGGGTTGGCATATGTCGGCACATCCCAACCACGTTCGTTTGCGATGCGAGCAACACGCTCATGAACGCCATCGTCGGCGTTGGTGTATCTCAGCGCTTGGTAGCGGGTAATGTTTTTCAGGCCCTCAGCAAGCCAAAGAGCAAGCAAAAAGGCATCGTCAAGTGATACGCCTGCCGAACCCTCTACAGCACTCTTGGTAACCGACGGTACGCAGATCGCATCACCAAGCTGTAGTTCTCCAGCGGCCACCCATCTGTCCCACCCATAAATTGGATGTTCCTTACTGACGCGAATCTGTCGACCATCAGCAAGACGAATCTGGACGATCTCCTTGTAGCCAGAATGCCAGAAGCCCGAGACAACATCGCCGCAAATACGGACACCATCCGAACTTAGAACTTCGTCACCGATGCGCACATTTTCGATCGCGCGACTCGAGCCATCAGACATAAGAACACGCTGGCCGACCGCCACGCACTTGAGCATCGGTCCTGTCACACGACCCTCGAGGTCTTCGCGCTCGGCCGAGATCGTTTCCTCGCCGTCGTCTTCAGGAGCGGTCACAGGCTCTGACGCGGGTGATTGCGCCGGCAGGATCCGCACTGTCTCGATGTAACCAGGATCGGGTTCCTCCGCTGCAGCGACCTCTGGTGACGGAGTAGGTTCTACGACCAGCACATGCGGCTGATCAGCAGGGGCATCAGGATGCTCGACGACCCACCGCAGCCCCTCCATCGACAGATTCGAGATCTCCGACGGGTCGATCCCGTGCGTGCGCATGATGCCAATCGTCAGACGGTCCTCGAGCGCTGTGCGTTCGGTGTCACCCTCTTCTGGCGCCTCCGCTGCTGCCTCCGGCTCTTGTGCACCACCATTGCTCGCGCCTGAGTCGGCTTGGCGCAGTCCGCGTCGTTCGAGCTCGGCTCGCACGAACTGAAGCTCTTCGCCGCTTTCCTCTTCGCCCAACTTCGACAGGGCACCCTCAATCTTGATGAGCGTTTCGTCGCCCAACGCCGTCATTTCTGTTGCCACGTCGTCTCCTCCTGTCTGTTTCACAATCTGAGTTTGGTAGCCGACTTCCGCGATAAAAAGCACTGTCGCCACATCGTCGTCTCGTGAGCCTGCTTTGTAGGCGAGATCGGCCATGCCGACGAGTGTCTGTGCCATCGCCATGCGCTCGCTCGCTTCGGCGGGAAGATTTCCCTCAACGTCGGCCTCCAAGAGCGCGCGCTGCAGCCCCTCTTGGAGGATCGTGTTGACTTGGTCTTCGGTCAGAGGGAACACGCGATCGGCTACTGCCATCTCACTGCACGCGCCTAACAAGCAACTCGACTTCTTCGCCATCCTCGAAGGGTTTACCGTCATCCTCGATGTACTCATCCGGCACGTTCTGCCACGTGACGGAGTTTGGCCCCGTCTGCTGGTGGATCATCGGACCCTCGTTGTGCATACGCCATGTTCCCTTGAAGCTCATTTTGTCTCCCATCGACTCAACACCGCTGCTCGAGCTGCTTCGTAGTCGTAGTTTTCGCGGATCCCTTGGGCGCTTACGATGACATTTGAGTCAGCAAGCATCTTCACCTTGGCGAGATAGTCTGCTTTGCAGCCCAATTTCTTGAAATCACACCATAAACACGGTTGGGCTGACCATTTCTTACTCTGACCTTCAAGCGGATGCTCAGGAATCGTCCCGGCGAGAAACGCTTCGCGATACTCAGCGAGCTTCGCTCGACCAGCAGCCATGTGCTCTTCGTCGAGACAGAAGTAGTAGCTCGCAGTGGTCAGCGGTTCTTCACGCGAGCTGTAGATCAGCGTGCCGTCATCAGGTGGCTCAAGTTCGACCTCCTGGATTGGGCAGCCGACGTTCTCGTGAACTGGGCACCAGCGCAGCGGACTACCGGGAACGATCTCTTTGGTAATGGCCCATGAATCGCTACAGAGAAACACCGTGGGTGCGAACGGCGCCTCGTTAGCGAGCGAGATGTAAGTCTTGAGCTGCCGGATGTACTTCGCGTGCGAATACGGTGTCTGCGTGAGGTCGTTACGCATCGCCGCCACCTTCTCAGCCGACGTGGTTTTCACTTCCACACAGTGCCCCTTGCGCCAGAACGCCGGCAGGATGATCGCGTCGCTTGCTCCAGTGAGCCAGTGCTCTGGATCGGCAAAGCTCGTCTGGATGTCATCGCTGGCCGTCTGATCGGCGCTCAACAACGTGCCTTCGCTGGCGAATCGCCGGACCCAATCCAGCTCTAAATTTTTTCCGAGGTCGAACATCGCGCGTACACGAGGGGAGAAGGGCTCTGGATTGGGAAGCCCCATCAGGCCATAGACGGCTTGCCGAGCGCAAGCCAGCGAATCCTCGCCGGGAAAAGCAGATGCGTGAAAGGAGGTCGACCAAGGCTGCCCGTGCGGCGAATCCCCTGATCCTTCGCGCCAGATGCGCTCTTCCTCGCGCTCGTAAGCAGCAACGAGGATCGGCTCGACGACCGAAATGCCAGCGAGTTCTGCATAGAGAGCTAAGCGCGAGATTCCCATAACCTCGCATGATAGCTTCTGGGCAGTAGCTTGTCCAGTAGGGATTATCGCGGCGAGTACGCTAGACTGACTCGTTCCAAGTCACTTCGAGTCAGGAGGCTGCTATGGCTGTCGTCGCGCGCATGAAGGTCAGCGAGGTCGCGCTGCGAGGCTGGGACACCAAGGTCACGCTCCGACCAGTCATTACGACGGATGACCCGCACAGCGAGGAGATCGCTGCATTCTTCGCCGCCACGCCAAGCGGTGAGATGTGGATGAGCATCAAGAACGAAGTCGCCGCAGAGCAGTTCCAGCCCGGCGATGACTTCTATGTCTCGCTCGAGAAGGTCCCTGCGAGTGCCGGCTGACACAGCCAACAAGAAGCCGGTCATCGTCTACCTCAACGAGGAGGACTATGCAACGCTCGTCGCCTACGCGGCCGATATGGGCCACGGTTCGCTCTCGGCGGCAGGCCGATTATTGCTGCACGTCGCGTTACAAGGGAGGGTCCCGCAGATGGCGCTCGAGCAACAAGCTACTGTCCGGCGAGCATCGCCTTCGTGATCATCGCGGCGAGTTCCGGGTCTTCGACGATGCGCTTGCGGATCCCAGGCTCGCCTTGGACCTTCTCGCCGGAGGGGAGCTGATACCAGGCTGATTTCGCGCCGGATCTCTGAGCGATCGCCGGCTGACCGCTGCGATGCGCGGCATTCCCGTCGACGTCGAAGAAGGTCGCGGCGTCGAGCAGCTCGAATGCGGTATCGAAGAGGAAGGTGTTGAGGTCGAGCCTGAGACGAGCGACGCGGAATGGCCTGCAAACGCGTGATTTGTTGACGCGCACGATGACCTCGATGCCGTCGGCTTCCTTCTGGCCTGACGGAGAGACTCCGGTCTCGCCCTTGATCTTGTCGTCGCGCTCGAGGTAGCCGTTCGTGGGGTGGTAGAAGAGCCACGATCCTTTGCGAAAGTGCAGGCTCATCGACGAGCGGTACTCGAGCGCCTTGCCACCAAGCGCGAACTCCTGCTTGGTTTGCTGATCGCGAGCAGCGTGATCGATGATGATCAGGGCATTTTCGTCCTTGTCCAACGCGTTGTCGATACGCCTGATGGCTCGCTTCCACGCTCGAGCATCGAGCGCGCGCGTCCAGTCCTCGGCTTCGCCGGCAAGTTCGTCCATGCAGGTCGCCGACGAAGCACTGTCGAGCACGTGCACGTGACAGGAATGCAGCAGCAGCTCCATCTCACGCGCAATGTCCTCGATAATCGTGATCTCCTCTAGGAGCACCCGCTTCGTGTCGACACCGAGATTCTTCGCGTGGACAGCGTCCCAGACCTTTTCCACGTTCCAGTAAGCAGCCTCGAGCCCCTTCGGGAAGCGTTTGTTGCGGATTGCCTGGGCCGCCGCAATGATCAGATAGCCGACATGCGTGTTGTGAGTTGGAATCATAGTCTCGCCAGCGAGATAGAGTTGCGATGGTGAATCCACCGCAACGCACTGCACCGGCTGGCTTTTAGTCTTATGCACACCTACGATCATGCGATGTCTATCAACACCTCGCTGCGGCTCTCGCCATCGTTCAATCTTCCGAACGAGACGGAATGGAGGAACTGGTGACTGGAAGAAACAAGTCTGAGAAAAGTATGTCTTGCTACCGATGGCAAGTCGTTTAGTAGAACCGAGAGAACTCTTCAACCCCAACCCCGACAGCAACTCTCGGAAGCCACGCATCATGCCCGGATCAGCCTGTGTGAACGAACAGGAGCCATGAACACTCACGGTTCCATCCGTATCCATCAGTCCACGCAGCAACTCCCAACGCTGAGACACCGACGCTCGTAGGTATGAAAGCGGAATGTGCTTATGCTCAAACACACCAACCTGCTTGAGCAGCGCAGCGAGGCCCAACACCCCATACCGTCTAGCACGGCCGCTACCAAGATATGAATGTTGGCGAACGACAAAGCCATGCTGGCTAAAGGCTTCCACGATCTCAGAGTCCATAGATGTGAAGTTTCCTTGTCCTCGAGTCCCATCTCCAAGCCACACGCCGAGCAGATACGGTTCGAGCGGAAGACCATCCTCAGCCAATTGCAGTGGCTCCGCCACAGCCACCGAATGATTGAGTCGACCATCACTGCACCGCAGCGTATCGACAATCTCCTCAGTCGTAACCACTTCTGGAAAGTGACGGCGCTGCGACTCTTGGAATGTCGCACGCCCAACGCCGCCATACCCGCCTCCCGTGGACCTGCCAGCAGATACGCGCGCTGCACGCGTCGTCGTCAGCCAACGATGTTCTGCGTCGGCACGAATCTCACTGCCATCGTCAAACTCGACCACATAGACATCATGGTCGTACATCACGTCACTCTTGCCAACCACACTGCATGGTCTGCCACGCTCATCAAGTAACTGATCGCCAATCTGCACATCGCCCATCGTCGTCCAACCAGTTGGCGTAGGAAGCGAAGTATCAATAGCCAGAGCCTTGCCGGTTCCGGGATCTCCCCACAGACGCGTGACACGACCAAGAGGAATACCACCAGATGTGATCCGCATGAGCGCTGGCGAGAGCAGCGGGATGCGATCAATTGGCGGTTGCTCGTTGCCCCGGCGAATCGAATCAGGACCGCGACGCTCGTTTATCGCGCGAAGGTCATCATCAAGGGTGGACGAATCGACCGGAGACACTATGCAGCCACCACCTGTTCTCTTTTTTGGGAAATGTAGTCGTCCATTTTCATCATTCGCTGGGCGATGATCGAGCCACGATCATCGCAACGACCACGTACCAGCAGCATCTCGCCAGACTCAACCAGAGACCGCATCGAAGCCCATGCATCGGGGAAGCACGTGATGCTGTAGCTCTCGAGATCGAGACTCAGCTTCACGAAAGCCATCTCCTCGCCTTTCTGCCGGCCGCGCTTGACAGTGGTCGTGCGCGTCTCGATGACGGCGCCGCCGATGATCACGTCGGAATCCTCTGGCAGCTCTTCGATCTCCTGCTCGGTGTAGACGTTCTCCCAGATCAGCGCAGCATCCTCGCCAAGCAGACCACCGGGCTCGAGCGCGACGCCGAGCAGCTCGAGCTCAGCCTTCGCGCGGTCGATCGGATCCCAAGTGATGCGCGCGCCGAAGCAATCGAGCGCTCCGACCTGCAGGAGCTTCTCGCGGGAACCCTTGTTGACCTTGCTGTACTTGCGCGAGGAACGCTGCTCGAAGTCCTCGAGGCTCGCGTAGGGACGATCGGCGATCACCTGTTCAGCCGCAGCATCTCCGACGCCCTTGACGCTGCACAACCCGTAGCGCAGAGCGTTGCTCTCGTAGTCGACCGTGAAGCCGGGACGGGAGATGTTGATGTCTGGCGGTAGTACACCGACGTCGAAGAAGCGTGCCTCGCGCGTGGCCTGCAACGCGAGGTCGTTCGAGGTGGTCAGCAGCGCCGCGTAAAAATGGATCGGGTAGTAGCGCTTGAGGTAGGCATCCTGGTAGCCCTGACAACTGTAGCCAGAGGCATGTCCTCGGCCGAATGAGTAGCCCGAGAAGGGAAGGATCTGCGCCCAGATGTCGGCGATCTGCTCGGACGACATATCTCTCTCGCGCGCTTTTGGTTCGAACTCCTCGTAGAGCGCACGCAGCTCGCGCTTGGCGCGGTCACCCTTCTCCCGATAGAGCTTCGCGATGATCTTGCGGACATCATCTGCGCGGCCAGCCGAGTAGCCAGCGAGCACTTGGAAGACCTCCATGACCTGCTCCTGAAAGCAACAAATCCCGTAGGTCTCGCCGAGCACATCCTTGAGCTGATCGGGGACTTCCCATTCTTCCTCGCCGTTCTTGCGCTTGGCGTAGCTCCACGGAGCGCCGCTGCCGATCGGTCCAGGGCGGAAAAGAGCGTTGGCGGCAGCGAGGTCGACGATATTCTCCGGCCGCATCTGACGCAGAAACGAGGTGATGTTGCCGCCACCGAACTGGTTGAGTCCGAGCGTATGGCCGTCTTGAAAGACGCGCATGACCTCGGGATCCACGTCATAGGGATCACGCAGCGCCGGCAACGCATCGAGATCGACGACCTCTCCGCTCAGCTCGCGGATGGAATCGATCGCCATCTGCTGCCGCGCGATGCCGGCGAGACCGAGGATGTCGATCTTCACGAAGCCGAAGTCATCGCAGATCGAGATCTGAGGCGTCTCCGACCAGGCAGTCCGGTAGCCGATCTCGCCTTCGGCAGCTCGCACAACCGGCATGAAGTCGACAACGTCGCCGGGAACGATCACGACTCCTGCAGCGTGTTTGCTCATCCTCGAGACCAGCGCATTTCCAGCGTTCTCGAGGCGCGAAGCGTGCGTCCACGCCTCAGGAAAGTCACGTGACCACGTATAGAGCGCAGGGATTCGACCGCACATCTCCTCGAGATCGGAGTCCTGCACGGGATCAATCAGCTTGATGACGTCCTCAGTGCGCTTGAAGTCGATGCCCATGATCCGAGCTACGTCCTTGATCGCTGCACGCGGCTGGTAGGTCGAATAGGAAACGACGTCAGCGACGGCGCCGCGGCCGTGCTTGCGCACGAGATACTCCTTGCACTCTGGCCGGCGGTTGTAGCCATCGACCTTCACCGACTCGAAGTCGATATCGACATCGGGCAGCCCGTGACGCTCAGGATTCAGGAAGCGTTCAAACTTGAGCTTGTGGCGCAGAGGATCGATCGACGTGATGCCGCAGAGGTAGGAAACCAGCGAGCCAGCGGCTGATCCTCGTCCTGGGCCAATCCTGATCGGCTTCTTGGGCTGCGGATTCGGCTCATCCTCGGACGGCGGCAGCGCTGCATCGGACTTTGCCCAACGCACGAGGTCCCCGACGAGCCACATGTAGGAGAAGTTCTTGCGCGCACGGATGACCGAGAGTTCGTAGTCGAGCTGGCGCTCGTAGACATCGTCGCCGGCCTTCCCGATGCGCTCCATGCCCTGACGGCACCACACGATGATGTCGCGCTCTGGATCCTCGACGCTCTTGGGCATCTTCAGCGCACGATCCATGAGGTAGGGCTTGACCATTCGAGCCACATCCATCGTCGTTGCGATGGCGCGATCGACGACCTGTGCTCCGAGATCAGGATGAAAGCGCATGAAGCGCTCGCGGACCTCGTCACCGGACATCAGATGCAGTCCCTCGTGGCCGAGCTCGTAGACCTCGTCGCCATGCTCGAGCCGCTCACGGTTCTTCGCCGCAGCCTCAGCGACGGTGGTGTTGGTGCCGATCAGCGTAATGATCTTCTGCGTATCGGCCCAGTCTGCATCGACGTAGTGGGAGTCGACGGTGGCGTAGTAACCGATTCCTCGACAATCTGCAAGCGACACAAGCTCGAGATTCAGCGAGCGTTGCCGGTCCCAATCGTGAGGCATCAGCTCGACGAAGAAGCGGTCACCGAAGATCTCCAGCGCCCGATCAAGGAAGTCGTTGACGGTCTGATCTGTTCCGTTCTCGAGCAGATAGGCGACCGGGCCAAGAGCACACGCCGTAGTACAGATGAGACCTTCTTGATACTGCTCGAGCAATTCCCAGTCTACGCACGGATTCTGGTAAAAGCCATCGACATAGCTCGCCGACGTAATTCTGATCAAGTTGTGCCAGCCCTTGAGATTCGTCGCCAACAAGACCATGTGCCATCTTCGATAGCGCCACTCGGCGCCGCGTACATGACGATCAGGACGCCAATACGCTTCAACGCCTTGGATCGGAATGATTCCGTTCTCCTGACACGCCTTGAGATGCTTCAAGGCACCTCCCATGGTGGCGTGATCTGTCTGCGCAAGATATGTTTGCCCGAACTCCGCAGCCCGCTCAGCAAACTGCCAGCTCGTACCAGCACCGTCGAGTGGCGAAGCATCGCTGTGTCTGTGCAGATTGCAGAAATCCATCACAGATCGAAGTCGACAGGATCCAGCCCTAGAGCATTGACGATGAGCAGCGCAACCTCATAGCTAATATGCATCGACTTTCGGCCATCGCATTGGGTAGCACCTAATCGGCGTCTAAGACGAGAAACGTCCCCCTTAGTCGAGCCCGAATGGATATAGCCACAAGCTGCAGCGATAGCCGCCCAGCTCTCAAACTGCCTCACGGCCATCGCTTTCTCGCACGCAACACGTATCGGCGCGACATCCACCAGTTCACGCGTCATCGGTCTTAGCCGCGCGTGAAGGCGCTCGCACGGACTGGGGGCGCGCCTTGGAACACGTTGTCAGCCGTAGTGAGCTGGCTCCGATCCATCGTTGGCTGCGGGCCTTCCGTCGCCGGCGCTCCGACCATCGCGATCGAGAAGTCCTGGAAGCTGAGCGGTGTCGTCAGCTCGATCAGGTTGTACTTCTTCTCGGCGAGGGCTTGATCGGCGATCGTCATCGGCTGTTGACCGCCATCTACATCGGCCGGATCGATGAAATACTTGGTGTCGTCCTTCGTCGTGCCGACCCGCTTGATCTCGAAATCGCGTGACATTAGACCCTTGTACTTCGAGTCCTTCTCGACTAGTTCCTGATACACAGTGCCGGAGCATTTCCAGAGAAAAACGCCATCGGCGCGACCAGTGATAATAGGATCGGTTCCGTTCTTCTTGGGTGTCCCGAAATCATTGCGCTCGTAGACCGGACCTTCACGCCAGATCAAGTTGAGAAAACCCTTCGTCGTGCGCCGACGAATGTCGTTGTTCTCGCTCTGGCAGGCGGGACATGGTGTGCCATCGTCATTAGTGTCGAGGCAGATGAAGTCAGCTGGCCAGCGACGACCGACCGGGATCCGATGAACATCAGCGAAGGTCAGATCGTTCCCCTGCTCGAGAAAACGAACCACCGCAAAGGTGCCCCCCTTGAGCCCGAACCAGTCAGCCTTGATGCTACTACCGCCGCCGCCTTGCGCGGCCTGCTGTTGCTTCTTTGCAGCCTGCTTGCGTTGAAAAGCCTCGATGCCAGTTGGCATGCGTTTTCTCCTTTACTTGCGGCAGCCTTCGATGGGCTGCGGGTTGGTCTACTTCTTCTTCGGCGCGGGCTTCGCAGCCGGCTTCTTGACCCGTCCGCGTCCGGCCTTAAACGGAGCTGCTTGCTTACCACCGAATGGCTGCTTGCTCTTGGGCTTCGGCTTGTCGGCCATGGCTTGACCTCCTCTGTCGAGTTGAAATCTCGCCCGATAGCTTAGCTGCTAGATCGCAGCTTGTAAAGCAGGAATCGCGCCAGCAATCAGCGCGATCGCATCGGCACCAAGCGCCGCAGCATCGTCAGGAGGATCGACAACGATCGAGACCGGGAGGTAGGGAGAGAGTGCTTCGACGACCTTCTTAGTGCCATGTCGGCCGGCTTCGTCGCCGTCGAAGTAGACGACCGCCGAGGAGAAGCGCCGGATGATCAGCTCGGCCTGGGTCTGCGAGAACTCTGAGCCGGCGACCGAGACTGCTCCGGTCTCGCCGTGCTGGTGGAGCATGATCGCGTTGAGCTCGCCTTCGACGATGACCGCTCTCTGGCCTTGCGCGCAATCGAGCGCGAAGACGACTTTGCTCTTGGCGTAGGTATCGAAGCCGTATCGCGGCGTGCTCCGATTACGAGAATCGCCCAGATGCAGGTACTTCGGGTGCTGGCTCTCGTGCCACGCGCGGCCCTTGAATCCGATCAGAGCACCGTCTTCGTCGAACACCGGGATAGCGATGCGCTGCGACAGCTCGTCCCAGCCGATCTGCCAAGCCTCGAGCGTCTCCGGCCAGAAACCACGCTCGTCCATGTAGTTCAGCGCCTGCGGAGTGGCCCAGAATGCAATACAGAAACGCTCGAGCCATACTCCATCGGGAGCCACGCGTCTGAGATCGTCCGCGATCGGACCGCCGATGATCCGCTCGACCTCAGCCTGCAGACCACCAGCCTCCACGGAGAGCTGAGAGCCACCGTAGCGCTCGTCGATGACACGCTGTGCCTCGGACTCGGTCAGGCCATGGAAGGCGACAAGAAACGTTATGGCATCCCCACGCAGGCCGCAAGCTGGGTTGTGGCACAGCCAGAGGGTCGTTTGCGCATTCATGCGCGCGCTGGGTGTCTGATCGCCGTTCAGATGATTTGCAGAAGGACAACTGAAATCGATCTCGTTGCCAGAACGGTTGACTCGCTTCGTGCCGGTCGCTCGGAGCAGATCCTCGGCGTCGACATAGGAGAGATCACGCCGGGGCATCGCGCGGAGCATCCCTCGTGAACGCCTCTGCGCCTTCCAGTGCGGCTCCGAAGCGCATGTGCGCCGGATCCCAGAGGAGATCAACGGTCTTGTCTCTCGGGCCGCTGCGCACCTTGAGCAGCTTCACGGCCATACGATTCTGCGCGCGCATCTCGTCGTCTTGGTGCATGCCGAGGTAGACATCGCCGACCTGGCCGACGGAGATCGAGCCGCCGATGCTCGCAAGCGTCGATCCGCCCGCGGCGGCCTCGCGGTTGTCCTGACTGACGAGCATGATCACGCTCTCGGTGGCCAGCGCGATCGACTTACACTCGTTGGTGATCTCGACGAGCCCTTCCCAGGACTGCATCGATGCTCTCGAGCGCCGCATGAGCTGGACGTAGTCGACGACCGTGAAGTGGGGCTTGTGTCGGCTGATCTCGGCGTAAAGACGGTCGATCGTCAGGCCGCCGAGTCCGTCGAGGACGACGAGATCGTGCTCGAGCGCGCGGAATTGCTTGGCCAGACGGCGCCATTTGGCCACTTCCTCGTCCGGTAGCTGCTGGATCCGCAGCAGCTTGTGCGAGAAGTGGGTGATCATCGTGTCGATGCGCTCGAGCACCTCACGCCGACTCATCTCAAGCGACAGGAAGAGCGCTGAATGACCCTGTTCGACGACATTCAGAGTGATCCATCCTCCGAGTGCCGACTTGCCGATTCCCAAAAATCCGCTCAAAACGACGACGTTTCCAGGTCTGATCCCACCAATCATCTCGTCGAACGCAGGAATCCCAAGCTCGAACCCAGGAGGCTGCCCAGTTGCTTTCTCGATCTCGTACTGAGCGATCCGCGCTTCCATCTCCGAGAGCCTCGACGCGCGCGAAGAGGAAATCAGCGAGGCGAAATCCCTGCTAGCGTCGATCAGAACCTCGTCAAGGCGCCCCCACTGCGCAGGATCGTCGCCGGCGACCGCCAACTCGCGCACCTTCGAGGCGAAGTAGCGACGTTTGACGTTGCCGACGAAGGCATCGACGAGCGCCTCGAGCGGATCCGAGGAGGACTCTCCGTGCCAGTTCGGCCAGCGTTCCTTGACGAAGGCTGGGGATGGAGAGACGTTGTGCCGGCGCGCATGCTCCGCAGCCCACTGGAAGACCTCCGCGTCGGCTTGGCCCTCTGGTGTGGAACTGAACAGATGTGGTTCGATCCCGCGCGCGAGCAGCGTTGCGATCCCACCAACCTGAAGAGCTTTGGCGAGACACGCCTTCTCAATGTTCACCGGCTACGCTGCTGCTGAACGCTCGATACGTGAGCGCATAAGCGCCTGGATGCTCTGGCGCTCCTCAGCCACCGCGCGCTCGCAGACGGTCTGGACGGCATTGATCTGCTTGAGCAGATCCTCGGGCTCGAGCTCATTCTGATCGCCGAGATCGCGCACGAAGCGCGTCACGGTCACGGGGCCGACGGTGACGTTGCCGTACTGGACGGTAGGGATGAGTTCTGCTGCAGCGCAGGTGATCTTGATCATCGGGTTGTTGCGCATGTCTCGCGGCCAATCGAAGTCATCTCCCTTCAGCGAGACGTTTCCTGTGCGCTCGCCATCAGCAAGAGCCTGTCGAGTCTGCGGTCCTTCCGCCCCTCCGGCCATCGTTATGCCTCCTCTAGTTGTTCAAGTTCGGCAACGGGTCGTCCCGTGCACGTGTCATAGCGCGTGCCGATCTCTTCCTCGGAGCGCTCGAGCGACTGCTCGGCGAGCGAGACCAACGTCATCGCCAGATCGAAGTCGTCGTTGAGATGGACCAGCATGTCCTCGTAGTTGTTGCTCACAAGCTCTGCATTGAGCCGATGCAGGTATGCCTTGACGCGCCGTTCGACACCGACCGGGAGATCGACGATGACCGCCCGCGTCGTGAAGAGATCGTTGAAGCGCTCGTTAGGAGTGGGCATCAGCGCTTGCCCTTCCTGCTGGCGTTCGAGGATCCGCCCTTCTTGCGGTTCAATGACCCCGGACGAGTTCGGCCTTGGCGCGTCCCCGCGCTCGTCAGATCGAAGTCCCGCTGACGAGTCTGGAGTCCTTGCTTCGTCCGCTTGGCTTGGCGCTTGCTCATCGCGCGATACCGCTGGACAGGTCAGGAGGCATCGAGCTTCTTCTCGCGAGTGATCTGCAAGCGGGCGCGCACGCTCGTGATCGTTGGGACGAGTTCGCCAAGCAAATCTCCAGCTAGACGCCCCGGTTTGAAGTCGCCATCACACGCGAGTTCGCAGATACGTCCATAGATCTCCGGGGTCACGCTGATTGAGATGGTCACGCGCCCTCCTCGTTGCTTGGCTCTCTCAAGCTGTGCAGGCGTCAGCACGCCGCTGCTCTGGCCCGAGCTGCTCATCGCAGGCCCGTTACGTCGAGGAAACCGACGACGGCCAGCGCAATCAACACCCAAAGAACGAGCACGAAGATCGCGAACCAGAAGAGCCTCATCACATTCCGCCGCGTTGACGCAGGCGGAAGGCACGATCGCGATCGATCATGAGCTGACCGGCGAGCTTCCCGGCCTTGTAGCGGCGAACCTCAGAGCGGATCAACGCCGACACGAGAACAACGATGAGCGCGGTCCAGATGAAGATCATGCGGGCCGTACCTCGCACTCGCAGCGAATCGGATGGCCCGTAGCCCATGATTCGATCGTCCGCGACAGGATGCCTGGATCGCACTCCAAGCGACGAGCCTCGCGCTCGGCACCGCGATGTGTGAACCAACGCGAGCGTGGCTTTGCGCTGACGAGCTGATCGTCGCGGTAGATCAGCGACCAGACAGCCCAGCGGCGTAGTCTGAATCCGCTGTTCTTGCGTGCTTCCTGCGCCATTACGCCGCCGCGCCCTTCTTCGAGCGCAGCGCAGCGAGCATCTCTTCGATGCGCGCTGGATCTGGATCGAAATTCGCCAGGCCGGCGCCGGGGTAGAGACGCTCCTTCTTCATCCACTTGACGATCTCGGCGACCTGCTCAGGGGTCCAGTGGCGCCAACCGTGGCCGCTATCTGTATCGGCGCGAATCGACCGCAGATGCTCAGGAAGACGGCCCGAGCGCTCCCACTGTCTTACGGTGTTCACGCGGCGGTCGACCATCTCTGCGAGCTCGCCGATGTAGATGCGGCGTTCAGCCTCGGTCATAGCGGCGCCTCACGGTCGCGCCGGGCGAACAGGATCACGCAGTCGCGCGAGTCCGAGACGTGAATGTCCCACGTCCCGTCGCTGAGCGGCAGCCGTGCCTCGACGCCCTGATAACAGCCGTCCACGCGAAGACTCAACGAGGTCTTGCGCGGCGTACCGCCATTCCACCAGCTCGGCTCCTCGGAGTCGCTCTTGCGGTCCTCGTCGGTCACGCGCCACTCAGCCTTGTTCCCGGCGCAAACCGGACGCTGCCATCTGCCTCTAGGTTGATCGCTGGCCCGTTTTGACCGCCAACAACATGCAGGCCCGTAAGCACCGTGGAGTGGCGCGCCGGGACATAAGGCTCGACCCGGCGGCCAACGTACCCCCAGACCACGGCGTCGAGCATCCTGCGCCGCTTGTAGGCGATGACTCCTACGGCGGTAGCAAGAGCAACTGCTAGCGGCATAGCCCTCATCGCGGGCCTCGAGATCTGGCCAAGCTCTCGATCTTCTCGAGCACGACGAGCCCACAGCGTTCGCATAGGCGGTAGGTGTCGTGGTCCTCGCCGGCGGCGTGGACATCGAAGAGCGCTTCCCTCGTCCCTACTGGCGCCGCGCAGATGAAGCAGCCAATCGGCCCGCGGACGAGATCATTCTTCTTGGCCATTCCTCGCACGATAGCTTTTCGGCGAGCTTCCGTCAAGGCTTTGTCCCAAGCTATTGCGCGAGCTTCGTCCCAGAACGATCGAGAGCCCCGCTACCACACGAGGCTCTCGACTGAACGTACGAAGTTTGCTACGCTAAGCGCGGGAAACGCTAGGAGTCAGGATACCACATGAAGTACCAACAGAGCTTCATCTCGTCTTTGCCCGGAGTCCCGGCGATGACGGCATCCAAACGCGCATCAGGATCGGGCGCCTAGACGTCTGCGCCGGCCGACAACCGCTGTCGCTACAGCCAATCCCGTTCCAAGGACGGTTCACCGAGGCCCACGAAAGGAGGGTACAGGCGGGGGATGGAGCTCAGACCGGCTATGTAGACCACCATCGTCGCGCATCACGCGCGCGCGTTTTTCCTATTGGCGAGCGGAACAAATTCGGCCTTTTGACCCCTCGACGGAGACGAGCCCGAAGGGCGAGTCGGAGGAGACGGGGTCAGACTGGAGAATGCACGTCCTGCGGACGGCTTCGGAAGGAATTAGAAGAATATCTGGCGCGTTTTGGTAGATTCGATCTCGAGCGCCTAGTCGGGAGGACTAAGGTCCTCCCTCCGGCGCTCAACGTTTGAGAGCTGAAAAGAAGATTCAAGAAATTTCTCATCCCAGTAGCAGGAATCTCACCTAGAAAGCTGGAAGCAGTCGCCTAACCTCAATAGAGATCGCTCTTCTACATCGATGCCGTTTCTCCTGCTATGATAGTGGGGAGAAACCTACCCACTTTACATAACTGGGTAGGAAGTTGTAGAAGTAGCATCAATACTTAGGACATCAATACTAAGCTGTTCTGTACTGATATTACTTGGGTATTGATCCACTTTCCGGGGAAGGAGGCTTGTGTCATATGGGTGACGATGAAGTGATCCGCTTCTTGAAAGATAAGCTCGCTGCGGAAGAGGAGGTTTTGCACAAGATGGAGGTTCCACTTGACGCGCAACGCGAGAAAGTTCGTCGCCTACGTGCGTCTTTAGCGGCTCAGCAGACAGGGACTTTCGGCTCCCGTTCTGTGGCTGACTCCGACATCATCTCGTTCCTGGCGGCTAACGCTGGCGAACAGAATCCGATGCTGGCTTCGGCAATCGCCGAGGGAATGGAACTCGACACTCGAGGTCTCTCTCGCCGGCTTCCGCGGATGGTCAAAGACCGTCTGCTCGAAGGCTCTCCCGAGAAGGGCTACTGGACTCGTTCAGCAGCTTGAGTCGCTACGAGGGAAGCTGGCGCTGAAAGCTACTATGCTTACTAGGTGCTGCAAGAGCGAGCGTCGTATGTGCTGGTGCCAATCACTAATCGAGCAGGCGCCATCATCGCGGAAGCGGTCGTTGACGAAGACGATCTGGCGATCGTTTCTGGCTGGCGCTGGACATGGAGCGATGGCTACGCCGTGCGGAGCGCCTATCGCTCCGAGTGCTCAACGCGCACACGCTCGATGCATCGCGCGATCTGCGATCTCTGGCCAGGAGATCCGTTGGAGGTCGACCATCTCAACCACGACAAGCTCGACAACCGCCGCATAAACCTCCGGCCGGGAACCAAAGCCGACAATCTGCGCAACCGCAGATCGACCGCGAAGATCAGAGCAGGCCAACCAGAATGGCTTCGCGAGCACGAAGCACGTTGGATAGAGATCACCTTCGATGCCCCGCCGCGCGTTCCGCATTTAGCCTGCATTTGACGGGAACGTTTCACGTGAAACGTGCTCGTCTTCTCGACGGTGAAACAGATTACGCGCGCGCGAGGCGCCGAAGAGCTTTCGCCTGAGCCAGCTCCCAAGCGTCGATCCACGTCGTGATCGTGGTGTCTGTGGTGTGCTTTGCGCGGATTCTGGCGCGAAGTCCAAAGAGCTTGTAGCCAGCATCTATACGGCAGATCTGCTCAAACCACTCCTGTGGATCTCGAGCAATCACGCAGAGACCATCCTGCGCAACCAGCTCGTACTCGGGCAGCGGAGAAGCCACAGAGGGGATACCGAGTGCTGCATACTCGAGTACCTTGATCGCCGAGCGGGCCTGAGAGAACGGCGTATCGGCGAGCGGAGCGATGCCGATATCGAGCTTGGCGATGTTCGCGTAGTGCTCTCCGGCCGATGTCCAGCCGGTGATCTTGGGAGGGCGCGTGAGGCCGAGACGCTCCTGGACGTCGATTCCATTGCCGACAGCCGTGAAAGAGAGTCCTGTGGCGTCCAGAGCACGCTGTACGCCGTCCCCGACGATCTCGAGGTCCCCGCCATGCATGTGCGTGAGCCCTGACCAACCGATTCCTCCGCCACCGACGTGGACGAGCTCGAGCACCCACGGCGGGATTCCATTGCGGGCTACAACGCCATGGCCGAAGCCCCATCTACGCTCGATCGCCGGCGTTGAGCAGGTCACGACGTCAGCCAGCTTGCAGGCGCGGATGCAGTGCTGCCAGTTCTCGCGCGGGTTGTTCTCTGGGCTGTGCAACCGGACGAAGAGCGAGGATGGATCGGCCGAGAGGAGATCATCGTCGAGATCCACGACGACTCCGATTCCGGCCTTGCGCAGGAACTTGATCGAGTCGACGATGCGGTAATCCAGCGGCCGATGGAAGACGACGACATCGGCATCGAGCTCGGCGAGCAGCCCCGTGACCTTGTCGATGCCGTTAGGCAACGGCTTGAGCTTGTTCGGGAAGCGGTAGGAGACGCTCGCGTCGACGCCGGCTCTACAAGCCGCGGCAACAGGCTCGAGCACGCGGTAGTAGCTGCAGCCGCTCATGTCTGACGGGTAAACGATGACCCTCATTCGTTGGTCTCGTCGCCGGGGTCGCGGTCATAACCTCTTTTCGTCTCGTCTCGCTTCCGATCAAGGACTAGAGTCAGCAAGCCGATCTCATCCCAGATGGCCAGACCAGCGCTCGCTCGGTGGTAGATGCAGCTCTCTCCGTTGGCATTGAGTGCCTTGAAGATGACGATTACCTCGATCGGCGTACTGGTCTCAGGTACGTCTCCAAGCGTGATGCCGCAGACGATCACGAGAACCGCACTCCCTGGTGCTCGACGCCGAGATGTAGGCGGTAGTCGGGGTTGGAGTCTGGGAAGTTCCAGCGCTGTTTCAGGTGCTGCGTGAAGGCAGATCTCGCCGAGACGATGGGAATCCCGGCCTTCTGCAGCCGCCAGGAGACGTGGTAGTCCCCGGCCCAGCCGCTCGAGTAGGTGTCGAAGGGGAATTGCTGCCAGAGCTTGCGCGACATTCCCTGCGGCGCCATGCCGGCGAACCACGTAGGGACGACCTCATGGTGCCAGTAGAGAACATCGTCCTGGCGGTAGAAATCGTAGGAATCCATCGTGGGGACGGGAAGCCTGAGCGGCGAACGAACGATGTTGACCGATTCGCACTCCTTGCTGGAGTCCAGCTTGCACCACGCTGTCGCCACCGGATGAGTCTCGAGCAGCCACAGCACCGAATCAAGCGCCTGCTGGCTCACGATCACATCGTCAGAGACCACGAGGTAGTGGCTGTAGTCGGTGCTTTCGACGAGCTGAGCAAGCACCGGAACGAGTTCGAGCTCGGTGTAGCCGCTGACGTACGCCTTCTCGATGTGCAGCGCGTCGAAAGCCTCGAGCACGGGCTGGATCTTGCGCGGATTCAGGACGATCAGGAGCGGTCTCATTGGCATGTTAGGGGTGCGGATCTGAGTAGGGTTCGTCGAAGGCGATGCGGAAAGTAGCGTTGTAGACCTCGTCCGGGAATCTCTCGGCGATCTGCGCACGATGACCATTGATCTTGATCCAACCGCGAGCAGCTATGCGATCAGCCTCCTCGAGCGGTATCGCGACAGCAGCAATACGGCCGCCGTTGGGGTAGAGACGCCAGACCAGCGTGTGCGGGGCGACGCGCTCGAACACATCTCAGGACTCGAGTCCTTCGCCATCTCTGACCTCGTAATATGCAGCCTGGCGCTTGAGACGCGCCGGATGGCGCCGGTACTTCAGATGGCGTACACGGACTCCTGAGAGCGGAGCTACGTCTTGCTCGCGCCGCGGAAGAATCCACTGCTCGAAGCCGTCCGGATAGGCGTAGATGTAGTGGGCAGAGCCCATATGCATCCCCGGCTCGAATCGCATCAGCATCTTCATCGGGTACCAAGCAGCCTCTGGAGGCTCGCCGTGGACCGGGTCGTCGCAAATGCTCACATCGACACTCCGCGGCAAGTTCTCAGCCGGCCAGATGCTGCTTGCGTCAAACGGTGGTTCCAGACGCCAGTCGGCATCCCAGATGCATAGCCACGCTGGCTCGTCGGCAGCAACGATGTGCGCCAGATCAAGCAACCGCTGGCGCTTGGCGACTTCATCACCGATCCAAGCGCTCACTGGCCGCTGCAGCGTCAGCGAGATGCCGTGCGAAGCACAGCCGGCGACGATTGCATCGGGCTCGCTCTGGCGCGACAGCGTGCGGCCGTGGGGAAAGTTGGCGTAGGGGCCATCAAGCGCGATCAGATCAGTCACGCCGAGAAGCGCGAGGTCTCCAATCGACTCATGGAGCCTGAGTGGCTCTTCGTCAAACCACGCCATCAACCCAATGAGCTTCATGCCCTTCTCTCGCCGCGCTTCTTGCCTACCTTCTCGTCGAGGAGGGCTGTGACAAGCGCATCTGCGGCGCTGTTCTGCTCACGAGGAACATGCCTGATCTCGATCTGCTCGAACGTCGCAGCAAGCGCGCGCGCACGGTCGACGAACGGCCTCAGAGACGGTTCTTTGACGCGCCACGCGCCGATAACTTGCTCAACGATCAAACGAGAATCGCTACGAATCTTGAGCATCGTCACGCCATGCTGAGCACTTAGCTTCAGAGCTAGGATCAAGGCGCCGTATTCGGCTTGGTTGTTCGTCCCGTGATCGCCGAGATAGACCGCCTTCTCGATCGTCGGTCCATCGTCGAGCACCAAGACAACCGCACAGCCATGAGGCCCAGGAGCGCCTCTATTGCCTCCATCAATCCAAGCCGTCGCCTTCACGCCACCACTGACTCGCGACGCTCGATTGCCCAGCGCCGGCGCAGATAGAGCTGCTGAGATCTATCGCGATGTTGTCCCTTCATGACGCCGATCTTCTCGTCGTAGATGTCGAAGACGATGGCGTCGGTCTTGCCTCCGGCGGGGCGTCCTATGCGGCCGATCTGCTGCTCGACAAGCGGGACGCGACGAGCCGGGTAGGCCATGATCAGCCGATCGAGACGGGGGATGTCAAGCGCTTCGTCGGCGATCGTCGAGACAAGGATCGTACCCGTGGTTGCTGAAGCAATCGCTCGGCGAGTCTCCTCGTAGATCTTGCTCTGCTTGCCGGTGAGGACGTAGAGGAACGGAGCGATGTCCTGGACCGCAACGCGCAGAGCGATCTTCTCGATGATCCGCTCGACGTGCTCGACCCGACGAGTCGTGATCAGCACGTGATGGCCTGCGTCGGCTTCCTCGAGCGCGATATCGACGATCAGGTTGTTGCGTCTATCGTCGGCGCAGAGCGCCGCCATCACCGCGGTGTAGTTGTTCTGCACCCTCTGGTGGCCACGCATGTGCGTCGGGACGAAGTCGAACTCGAAGGCCGTCGGAACGACCACGACGCTCGGCTTGACGAGCACCTCGGCGACATCTGCCGCAAGCGTGCGATGGACGATTGGGCCAACGATCGCCTCAATGGTGGAAAACAGATCCTCGTTCATGACCGGAGTCGCCGAATAACCGAGGCGGTAGAAGGCTGTGAAGCGCTGGATCAGATCCGTAAGCGTCTCTGCAGACGCGTGGTGGACCTCATCGAGAATCAGCATTCCCCAGTAGGTCCAGAAGCCAGCGGGGGTGTTCTCACGACGCGCCCACAGCGATTGCCTCAGCGCCACCGTGAAGTGCTGCTCCTTCCAGACTCCATCGCCGATGAAGCCAGCCTCGTAGCCGTAGGAATCAGCGATCACCGTCATCCACTGCTTCGCCAGCGAGATCTTGTCGACGATCACCAGCGTCGGCTGACCGGCCCAGCGCGCGACCTCGAGCGCGATCCTCGTCTTGCCAACTCCTGTCGGCGCCATGCAGATGCCGCTGGCCCAATCGAGCATCTCGTTGCGGGCTTGCGCCTGGTAGTCACGGAGCTCGATCTGCGGCCAATCGGCGAAGCAGCGCTGAGACGGGGGATAGAGCCTCATGCCTGACTTCCACTCGACCTGCTCGTGGTGGTGCAGGGCGATCGTCTGGAGCCTGTGTGCGAATCCGCGCGGAAGGATCAACCTGCCGCCGCGCTCAGACCACAGCCACAGCTCGTCAGGGAGGTCTGCAGCCCCTCGGATGTGCTCGGAGAGCGCTCGGTCCTTGTCGGGGTTGCGGATCGTTAGAGCGGCGCAGATCTCCTCGCGCAGCGCGGGAGGGATCGCGTCTTGCGCGATAGCGATGTGGGATGAGATCGATGCGCGCAAACCTAGCTATTAGTATCGCAAGGACTAGCTAGGATCGCAAGGATTTGCTACGATCGGCCGGCGAGAACTCTCCTCCCTCGCCTCCCAGATCGCGCCGCGGCCTCCGTGCTAGTCGAGAAGTACGGAGGTCGCCGTGTCTCTAGGAACGATTCTCGTGCTTGGCGTGCAGGGCTTCGAGCCGTTCCGCCAGGTGATCGAGCTTGTCAGCGTGCTCTTTGTGCATCTCCTCGTGGGCATCGAGCTTTGCATGAAGCGGTGCGATCTTGTGGTCGACGAACCGATGCATTCGCCGTCGTGTCGGCGGCCAGACAAGCACGCCAACGACGAAAATGATCATCCACTGGACGATCGCGGCGACCAGATTTGGCCCTACGAAACTCCTATCGGGTGGCCATGCGTCGGGGCCAATGCGCGACCATCCGAAGATCAGGGTGAGTCCCACAATCACAACCAAGACCCCGGCGATGACCTTCTGCCACAACGGGGTGGGCTTGTCGTCGTTCATCGGCGTCTCCTAGATAGAGATGGCCACCGATCCAAGTTGCCACCAGCAGCCCCATGAGGATTCAGCCAGCAAGCATCAGAGATTGTGGGTGGCGATCAGCGGAATGAAGATCGCAAGAAGCACGGCGAAGGTGCTGAGGATCGTGGCGGCTGCCTTGAAGACGCTCGAGACACCCTGGCTGCGGCCCTCGTGACCGAGCTGGTCGCCGGTGAGCGTGTCCAAGCGGGTGTTGACGACCGTCGCGCGTTCGTCGGCGACACGCCCCGCGAAACCGAGACGGCGTCCGAGCTCGAGCCAGACGAACGCGGCCACCAAGAACACCACTCCGAGCAACGCGTTGACGCGACGACGCTCAGAGTCGATGAGCAGCAGGAGCCAGTCATCGTTGCGCCTCATCAGCAGCCGACGACCTTGCCTGCTACCACGCAGAGCGTCCCAGAGTGGCTGCTCAGGACGATCGCCACGATAGTTGCTGCAGCGACGATCACGCCGGCCAGAGTTATCCACAGGCCGGTACTCGCCTTTTGCTGGGTTGAGGACTCTGCGGCCTGCGCTCTATGACCCTCCTGCTGGTCGGAAGTAGACCGCAGCATCTTGAGGTCAGCCGGGCCAACAGCAACATTCTCATGCAATTCGGTGATCTGCCGCTGCAGATCTTTGAATGCCTGGTCTACGAGATCACGCTGCGCGAACTCGGCTGCCGCGGCCTGTGCGTTCTGTTCCGACTTCTCGGCCTGCTGGCGCATCTGCTCGATCAGCCCGTTATGGGAATGAAACCGTTCGGAGTCCGACGCCTCAGCCTTCAAGATCGCCTTCTCGGATGCGGCCTGCGCATGCGTCGCCTCACGCTGAGTGCTCTCGATCTTCGCCATCAGGAAGTCGCGGGTTGCCCCGACGAGTTCGGTCAGCCGTGCGTAGTTGTCGGAGATTGACCGGGCCGTGCCGTCGCGCAGTGCCGAAGCGGCCTTCTCGCGCTCCGTCTCTGCGGTAGCGATTGCGCGACGTTGCTCATCACGCAGCACCTCCGCAGCCCGGTCGCGCTCGTTGCTCGCCATGTCGAGCGCGCGTTCCTTCTCGCGGAACAGGACATCGACTCGCTCCTTCTCGCTACGGAACTGTGCGTCGATGTAATCACGGAGACCAACGTCATCTATAGAGACACGCTCGAAACCACTCCGCAATCTCATCCACTTCCCTGTCTACTCGAGGAGGGGAGCCGCCTCGCGTGCTCGCAAAGCGCGATTGTACCAGCGATAGCAAGGATTTTCGCTGCTTGCAAAGCTGTTCTCGGCTAGCTATTCTGCGCGCCCCGAGGAGGAGGGCCGCAAGACGATCCAAACACAGATGAGGCTCTTCTATCTGCCCGATGAGAGCTTCGCAGCCTTTGAACTTCGCGGTCCATGCGAGCGCGCAATCGCCTCCGGGCAATTCGCGAGCTGGGCAGCGCTCGCTCGAGCTTGCGGCTACATGAAGGGGAGCAACGGGGATCCCACGCAACTGAAAAGGAAGCTGGGTCTCAGCCAGCGCCACAGAGCTGCTCATTGGGAACCCAGAATTCATCGCGCATCAGCGCTTCGGATCATCGAAGCACTCGGGCTCGACCCAGTCGACTTCAACCTCTGAGCAAAGTTCTAAACCTACTAGCTAGGTTAGCTGCTATCATGGAGGTATGGAGAAGCGTTCTCGCAAAGCTATCTGCCGTTCTGCGCTGGCCACGGCGATCATCGTGGGTCTAGCGGTTCCAGCACTCTCGAGCGCTGCCGGACCGGGCAACCCGACGACCGACGTGACTGCGAACAGGGTTGTCCAGCGCGACCTAGCGCTCGCTGCGACCTACTGGCGCGCGATCTATCCCTCACTACGCGCGCCGTGCTCGCCGGAGCGCGTGCTGATCACGCCGATGATCGATGCAGCAGGCAACGATGGGACGAACGTCCCCGCATCGCTGATCTGGGCTGAGACCGCTCTCGACCAATGCACGATCGACATCTCTGGTTCGATGTGGCGTTCGCTGCAATCGACGAATCCAGCCATGGAGTATGCGATCTGCACGACGTTCGGCCATGAATACGCTCACACGCTCGGGATGCCTGATGCAAGCCAGTCTCCCGGGCAGATGCTGAACGCAAACCCC